GATCTTGGACCAGTAGATCGTCGACACCAGCGTGGAGATGTCGCGCATGTTGATACACATGCAGGAGTGGACGTTTTCGGCAAAGCTCTTTGAGCCCGAGGCGTCCAAATGGCTGATGTACTGAAACGGCTTGATCTTCTTGCACTCTCCCGGAGCGAGCTGATGAGCCAGCACGACCGTGCAGCGCAGCGGCACAGAAATCGTCGTGCGCAACTCGTCGGGAACCTTCTTAATAGGCCGGGTGATGGCGTTTTGCTCGGTCATGGCCCGGGCGTTCCCTGAAGCGGAGATCTCGCGCTCGACGAGAATGCCTGCGTAGTCAACGCAGACAAAACCGATCTCCATACCGCGCTCCTCCGCCAGCCGCTCAAGGGCCGCCTTGATCTCGGCGACGCCACCAGCGCCGCGGCCGCCTGTGCTCTCGTTGTAGCTGAAATCGAGAAACACAAAGTGCCGGTTGAACCAGTGCATGGCCGCTTCCCAGCGCTCCCGCTCGCCGAACATGATTTCGCCGTTGCGGTTCTCAGGGAGGTTGCGGTCGTATTCCTTGAGCTGATTTCGATCGGACAACTCCGCCCAGAACCGTTCGCCTGCAGAGGTGAAAAGGTTGCGGTCAATTCTGGCGGCCGCTGACCAGAAAAGCTGGTTCATACGTTCTGAGCCGTCCTCGTAGCCCACAAAGACCGAGAGCTTGTTCTCGCCGAGGTTGGCGTACAGCTCGGCCATGCGGACGGCGAAAGTAGCCAGGATCGTCGTCTTACCGCCCGCGTACGGGCCCAGCACGCCGATCACGTCTCCAGGACGCACGCCGCCGATGTACTGATCAATCCAGGGCAGGCCGGTCGTCACCGCCGGGGGCGGCAAGACAATTGGCGCGCCGAAGCTGGGCATCGCCGCCGAGTTCAGCGTGGGCGTGCCGATGTGGTCGATCCGCTGGGCTGCGCGACCGTACCGCTCGAGCAAATTCTTGATCTCGCGCGGAACGGCGTCTTCAGTCGTGGCGTTGAGAAGCGTCTGCAACTGCGGCTTGATGAGCCGCACGTTCATGAATCGCTTGAGCACGCCCTCCAAGAACTGCTTCTCGGCGCGCTGTCCCGCGGCGTCCGGCATCGGAACGTCGAACGCCTCGTCAATGAATCCCTGGCCTTCAGCTGCGCCAAACAGGAAGATGACTTCCTGCGGACTCAAGGCAACCTGCTCGGTTTCCAGCCAGGAACCGATCTTGGTAAGCAGCATCTCCTTGGTGACCGTGCGGAACTCGTTGTAGAGGTCGCGAATGGCCGAGAAGAGCACCAGGAACACCTTCTCCTGATGCTTGAAATGCGACCCGTCGAAATCCACCCGCAGCGCGTCCTTGAGCAAGGACTGGTAACGCAGGAAACCCTTGAAGAGGGAGAGGATCTCGTCCTTGGTGAGCTGCGCGTCTTCTTGTCCGCGCTCGTCGTAGCTTTGTCGATCCGTCATGCGAACTCCCTCCAGTGCTTCCTTATTTCTAATGTTGCGGCCCGGAGCGCGTCGGTAATGCACCACGGCTCGACGGCAGTGTCGTAGACGCGCTGCTGGGCTTCGTAGTCCAGCGCGGCGTTCCAAAGATATCTTTCCACGGCGCGCGGGCAGTGGAGCTGCTCGGCAAAGGCGCAGCGGAAAAACGGACTGGCAGAAACGTAGCCTGCGTCACACAGGACGTAAAAGACCTGGTCTTCCGGCGGCATGCCCAGCGTCTGCGTGCCGCGAATCCTGTTAGCGATCGTCGCCCCGGCCACGTCGAGGCCCGTTTTAAGCATTTTGGGCAGCGCGCGCACGTAGTCCTCGTACACGCTCGGCGACTGCGCGCTGCACAGCCGGTTGGGCCGCATGTCAGGCACGACATGGGTCTGCGCAACCTGCCGGACGTACTGAACGCCCGAGAAATGCGCCGCGACCCACAGCCCGGGATCCGCCTTATAGTCGCGAATCAGCCGCGCAATCTTGGACCAGGCCGACGAGTGCCGGACGCCGTAAGAGTCCTTGCCGCCGTCCCAGTTTGCGCGCTTGCGGTTATGTACCGGCGCATCCCAATCCGGCTCGTTCTCGTAATACCGGACAAATTGATACCGCAGATACGCGGATAATTGAGTTGTCGTAAGTTGCAGATGCCAGTCCGGCGTTAAATCAGTCTCCGCCGCCGCCGCGCCAGCTTCTTTGAGCGTCATGCCAGTTTTGCTCCCATCCTAGTAGCTTGTAGCTGTTTCGACGGCCGAGACTTTTTCGGTAAAAAGTCGGGTCAAAAGTATCCATGCAATCCAGCACCTCGCCGTATTCCTTACGAGTTCCGTCGGGCGCTGTGTAAATGCGACTTACTCGTCCGGGACCCTGCACGTCGACGATGTCGCTGTCGCGGTCGTCGGCGCGCACCAGGACGCTGAGCTGCTCGAAGTCGACGCCGGTTGCCCAGACGTCTGTCGCAATGACCCGCCGCAGCTCGCCAGATTCAAACTGGCTCCGCATGTCGTGCTTCTCGATTTCACTGAGCGGCGTGTAATCCTCGGGCAGCAGCTTGTGCTTCTTGTAAAACGCGCAGTCTGCCGGAGACATCGAGCCGTATACCAGCTTGAAATCCGGCAGTTGACTCCCCAAATGCACCGCATGTTCGATCGTCTCGACGAGAATAAGGATCTGGTGTGTCTCGGGGTAGTCCCGAACGGCGGCGGCGATGATAGAGTTCCGTTCGTGGTTTGTCCAGATTCCGTGCCGCTTGCGCGCCACGCGATTAGAAAAACGCTCGGCAGGGTTTGTGTGGAGCCGCATCGGCAGCCACTTGACGCGCACCGGCACGACCAGTCCGAGCTCGACCGCTTGCTGGTACGTCAGCTCGAAGACCATCGGACCGAAGAGCGGCTCGAGCACGTTGTGCGCGTTGTCCATGCGGGCGTACGGCGTGGCCGACATCCCGAAGTTCCGCGAGTTGCGGTAGCGGCTGGCGAGCGTCGTCGAAAAGTTAATCGTCGCGAGCTGATGGACCTCGTCGGCGAACAGAAAGTCCGCGTCACCATCAGCGTGCGCCAGCGAGCCAGCGGTAATCACCGTGACCCGTTCGCGCTGCTTCCAGCCGTCGCCGATCATGCCGACCTTCGGAACAAACCGCCGCAGGCTGCGCTTGATTCGTTCCGCCACGTCGACGCTCTTGGTGACCACGTCGATGCGGGCGTCCGGGAAAAGCAGCGCGGCGGCACCGATCAGCGTGGTCTTCCCAAAGCCGGTCACGGCCTTGATGATGCCGCACGGCACGCGAGCAATCGTCCGCATGCACTCTTCCTGGCGGGGCCGAAAATCGATGCGGCCGCGCAGGTTGTCCCACTGCGGCACATAGCAATTTGGTCGTTTGCGCTGGGGCGAGATATCCCGCAACGACGGATTGCAGCCCAGCTTCCTGAGCCGTCCAACCATTCGGGCGAGATACCCGCCCAGAACAATCACTTTGCCGTTCTCGACACGGTACAGCTTGTACTCCTTGGTCTGGAAGTACATGCGCTGGCCCGTGATCGGATCCCGGCGAGCCTGGCCGCCCTGCACAGCCTCCATGTGCTCATACCGCAGATCGAACGTGAGCCGCTTGATCAGGGCAGACTCCAGCGGTCCGCCGCTCGCGTCTGAAAGCGTGAGCACGTTGCCGCTGCGCGTGATTAACACATTTTGCGGCGGCATGTTAACTGGCGTCGAGGCCTGGTCCAGGGACGGGCTCGATTGAAACAACCTCAAATGTCCCATACTTTTCGCTGTCGTTGTTGAATGGTGAAAACCCCTTGTACTTGCCAATCAGAGTGAGCAGATGCTCAAAATCGGCAACTGAGATGTCGTCTGGTAACACCGCGGATATGGTCGCTGTGTCGCCCGGACGAAACGCCTCGTGAACCACGAAGTGGCTTTTGGGCTGCGGCCCGACCTGGGTGACCACGGTGCGCCGCCAGTCATTGCACGGCTCGCCGCGCACCACCGGACACAGATCAATTTTCTTGACCGCGGCCTGATGCCGGTTGGCAAGCTTGGCGGCGTACCGCAAAAGGCTAGCCCAGGCGCTAGGCAGAAACATCACCCGCCCGTTCGGGTCGCGCTCGAAGGCGAACACGACCTGGCCGTGCTTACGGCGTTTGGCCGCTCCGAGGCAAACCCGGTTGAAGCGGAGGGTGACGGCTAGTTCTTGCATGCTCGCTGCATCCACTCGCGAATTTTCTTGACGGCCTCGGTCAGGTGCGCGTCGCGTTCGTCATCGTCGAAGATGCCGTCGCCGCGCGGGTGCGATTCGTAGACGGTTTCGCCGCAAACATCGGGCACGGCGGCGTAAAACCAGCCGTGGCGCAGTCGAAGATAGCCAACCTGCGTGTCGCCGTCGAATACGTCGTACTGTTCCGGACAGGCGCCGCAGGTGCAGACAAGTTTCAAACCGTCAATCTCGCGGTCTTGAGGCCACTTGAACTGGCCCAGACCGAGTTCCTGATCGAGCGCAGAAAGCGACTCTAACGCTTTCAAACGCGCATCTTGATCGTTACTCATTTGCGGCCTCCACAGGCACCAACTCGCCGTTGACTTCGCACAGCCCGGTGCGAATCACGATTTCACCGTCGTCGGCCCGTTCGATTTCGCAGCCTACGGGCATAAAGTTGTTTAACGATATCCGCAAATCTTCAAGTGTCATGTTACTCATCTTTTCTCCTAATCGCGCGCGTCCAAACAATCAGCGATATCGGTCATAATTTCAATAACAAACATCACAAGCAACGCAGGCGCCGCGAGACAATACGCCACCCCCCGAATTACACCTGCCAGGCCGCAACGCCACCAAGCAAACCAGCTCATCATTCCACCGACATGAATCGCACGGGAAGGTCCTGCCGTGCCAGGTGTTCGGGATATCCGTTGTCGATCATCCACTGCCGCATATCCGGGTGTTTGACGCTGTTCCAGATCTTGGGGAACCCGTAGCGCCAGCCACTCGGCGGGTCGACCATAAGCTCTTCGGCGTTCATCCACGACGTGTCGGGCGGCGCGGGGGCCACGGCGGCGGGCTGTTGTTCCTCGTCGTGCCGCATCACCGTCTGCGCGTCGAACACGTCCGGCGCGCACTGGGCCGCCGCATGCAGGTCATACGGCCGCGGGAAGTGCCGCAGGATGTTTAGGGCCTCTTCGCGCACGGCCTTGGGAATCTTCTTGATGCCGTTCTTGTTGTAGGGGCTGCCCAGCCGCGTCAGGAACTCATGCGCCGCGATAACGGCCCGGGTGCGCTCGTCAGGTAACGTCATTCATGTACCTCTCGTAAGTTTCGCGCTCGGTCGGCGTTTTGAAGAACAAGTCCGGCGCGAACAGACCATCCTTGGCGCCCTTTCGGCGGTCGGCTGCGTCAAGCCAGTTGTAGCGCAGGTAGCGCAGGAAGGCCTGGCTGGCTCGCAGGTCGCCCTTGATACCAGATCCAGCGGCCTTGTGAATCCGATACAGGAAATTGCGCGGATCCGCGAGATCCACGGCGCCAGGATGCCGTGTTTTCCAGGCTTCCAACACGGCTGAACAGCGCAGCTCACGCGGCCGGACCAAAAGCTTTGTCGCGTCCGACACGCGTTTTTGCGTTGCGGGCGTCAAACCCATAAACAGTTCGAGCTTTCCCTGGCGTTCCGGAGCGCGGCGGTCTACGTACCAACGCGGATCCACGACCAGCTTCATAACCTGCGCGGCGTGAGCCCACGAAAGCGTCGGGATGTACGAAAGCGCACGATGCACCGGATGAGCGCGAAAATAGGTCGTGGTCACCGAATCGAACGTGTTGCCGGTCCGATTGAGCCGCCCGATCAACGCATAGGTCAAATAGTCAGCCTCGCTCACCTGGTGCCAGCCGCCGCAAGCGCTGGTCAGCGCCGTGGAGCGCATCCGAAAAAGCACGGTCTCGGGATCGTCAAGTTCTTCGGGTGACTCGCAAATATTCGGCCCGGCGACCTCGATCGACACAACTTCGCTTTTGTGCCGCCGCAAATACATCGCCGTGATTAACTCGGCATTTTGCGGCACGCCCAGAATCCGGACGCGCAGCCCCGTCCCGTTAACTACGGGAGAAAGCAAGAACGCGTCCAAGATCTGGCCCGAGTTTTGCGCCGTGTTAATACTTGCGGCATACCACACCTTGCCATCCTTGGCGGTATGTAGTTTGATCGCGGTTTCATCCGTTTGTGCTGGCATGTCGCAGTTCCGGCGGCTCGAGTTCAATAGCTGACTCGAATAGGTTAGACAAACTAGCCGCGTGCGTCACCAGAAGGCATTGCAAGCCCTTCGCGGTAGACAACTCCCGCAGTTTCTCTAGTACGGGAGCAAGCGCTTGGATGCGCGGACTATCCAGCGAAGCAGTCGGCTCGTCCAGCGCCAGTAGACCGATTTCTTCGGCAAACTGCGCATTGACGGCGACTCGAAACGCAAGTGCCAGGACTGTTTTCTGTCCGATGGACAATCGTTGCGCGACTTGGCGCCGCCCGTCGTAGAACTCGGCGATGAAGGTTGGTGTGCCATCTTCGGCAACCTTGATTTGAAAGTTTACTTGGAAAATTCGCAGAAGCTCGTTAATCGAGGCTTCCAATCGCTGCAAATTGCGCTGGGCGACGAGCCGTGGCGCGTTCTTGAGTGCCTCGCGAGTACGTTCTGCTCGCTCCACCCAGGTGCGCAGTTGAGCAGCCTTTTGCTCGTCGGCCTGCGCCTGTTCGAGCGTGCGCTGTGCGTCCCGCTGCCGCCAGAGCGACTCGCTGCGAGATTGCGCGAGTTGTTCACGTTCGGCGAGCAGCGCGCTCAATTGCTCCAACCGCGCGCGAGCCTGATGAACGTCGGCCTGGGTGACAGTGGACTGTTCGATTTGCTCGGAGAGCTCTGCGTGACGGTCTCGCAGCGCCGCGAGCTGCCCTTCCAGGCGGTCGCATTTGGACGCCGCCGCCTGCAGGAGCGGGGCGAGCGCCTGTCGCGCTTTTTGGAAAGAATCGTAGTCCGTGACCGTCTGCGACAGCTCGTCCTCCGAGAGCGCTGGAGGCGTCACGTCCTGAAGCTTGGTCTCGGCATCGGCAAGCTGTCGCTCCCGACCATCCAGCTCCGCGTTAAGTTTTTCCCAGGCCGCGCAGAGTTTTTGTTGCTGAGTAAAAGCCTCCAGCTGCGCCGTGAGCTGGTCGCGTTCCCGCCGCAGGTTTTCCAGGGCGGCGCGCTGCTCTTCTAGATGAGCCTGCAGGTTGGCGCTGGGGGTGTGACAAGTGGGGCACTCCGCCACGCCTTCGCGCGAAAATGTCTGCACGAAACTGTCGGCTTTCGCAAGCGCGTGCGAAACCTGCTGATTCTCCTGCAGCGCCAAATTCAATTCCGTCTCGTCTGGCGGTGTTGGCTTTGGGTTGGCAGCCCGCTGGGCGGCCAGCTCGCCGCGGCTCTTTTGAAGGCGTTCTTTGGCCGTTGCCACCGACTTGTAGCTCTGCCAGTGGCCCAGAGCTGTCCGGGCGGCAGTGATCGACTCTTCCTGGCCGTCCGAAGCATCATCGAGCGCCGCGATGTCCGCCTTGTGCCGATCGCGCTCCTCCTGCGCCGCGGCAAGCTGCTTGGCAAGCGTCGCCTTGTCACTGTCGATCTTGGCCAGCTCAGTCCCGGCGCGTTCACGGGCTTCCCAATCTTGGATGATCGCCTGATCGTTCTTCTGCAGCTCGAAGTACGTTTCCATTGAAGGCAACCCGGCAAGCTGCTTGTCGATTTCGGCGACCTCGGCCGCCGCGGCGTCGCAGGCGGCCTGCAACTGGCTGGACGGTGTGAGCACCTCGGGAATAGATATCTTTGACAGGTTCTTGCCCAGCGCGTCCTGGCACTTGTCGGCCTTGGCCGTGTTGAACAGCCGCTGGAAGAACTTGTCGGTCTCAGTCTGGCTGTCATCGATAAACGAGAAGATCTCGGTCTGGCCGACGATGATGAACCGCGAAATAAACTTTGAGTCCACTCCAAGCAGCTCCTCGATGGCCTTGGTCACGGCCTTGTCGCCGCGGGCCTTCTCGACGCCGTCCAACGTGAACGTGGACTGCTCGTTGGCGGGCAGCAGGTGCCGTGTAACAACGGCAATATGGCCGGAGTGCTCGAACTCCAGCGTGGCGAAGGCGGGCTCGCCTTCCTTGGCGTACTGGCTGACGTTGTCGGCCTTGACGCCGTAGTTGGGATTCTCGCCGGTAAGCAGCCACTTCAGCGCGCCGAAGAGGCTGCTCTTGCCGGAACCGTTCTCGCCCAGAATGGCCACCAGGCCGCGGGTGAACTCACACACCCGATGGCGATGGTGTACCCAATTCCGGACTTCCAGTCTCAACAATTGCACAGGGAACCTCCTCGATGAAAAACGCGTTGAAAAACGCCTCGAGCTCCTTGCCAGGATCTTCGGCCCGGACCAGGCGCTCGGCTAGTTTGTACTCCTCCGAGTCTGCGCCAAGCAGGTCGGAAAGGGCGGCCAGCACGTCGTTGCGGGCGCCGGAGCGGTTGTTGTTCTTGGTCTGCTGCGCCGTGGTCTTATCGGCCAGGGCCTCGCAGAACAGGTGCGCCAAGTCGCCCACGGCCGTGGTCAGCCGCAGGAACGCGTCGGGAAGCCGCTTGTCGAATTTGATCCGGACGATCGGCTTGTCGATGCCCAGGACGCGTTCGGCACTCGAGCACTGCGCCTGCGCCTCGGCAATGGCCGTCGCCAGCTCACCGGCACAAAGCCTGTCTAGCAGCTCCTGATCTTTGACCACGTAGTTCAGGAACGGGCGGGTGCGCAGCTTCTGCGCCTCGAATTCGAAGCCGCCTTCTTCCTTGCGGTTGATCACAAAAAAGTACTTGGTCGGGCACTCGCCCAGGTCCTGCATGCAGATCGAGCCGGGCGAAAGCATTTCGGTGCGCAAGCCGTCGGCGTTGACGCCCTCGACCGTAGTCGTGACGTGAAAGTCGCCAGCCAGCACGGTGCGGACGTTGTGGACGTCAGCGATGCTGCACTCGGTGCGGCCCAGGCCCTTCATCAGGTCCTCCCAGACCTGGTGCGTGATCAGGATGTGCGTGCGCTCGGGCACATCCTTGAAGGCCTCCTGGATCTCGCCGCGGGGCAGCCAGTCCAGGCCGTAGACCGGATGGCCTGCGATATCCACGGTCTGCTTGTGAATGTGCTGCGGCCAGGGATGGACCGACAGCCAGGGCGCGTTGCGGTCGTACTCGTGGTTGCCCTGGATGTAGTAGACCGGCGCGCCAGCCTGCTGCATCCGAGACAAGCCTTCGCACAGCTTGGCGATTGGGCGGGCGGAATTGCTCTTCTTCTCGAGCACGTCGCCGCCCAGGATTAGGGGCAGCCGCTTCTCGATGCAGTAGTCCACGATCTGGGCGAAGCTGTAATACGCGTCGCCATAAATGCTCGGTCGGGTCGACCAGGCGCCGTCCTCCAGGTGAAGGTCGGCGGTAAACACGAACAGCGGCGTCACGCAAAGCTCCTAGTAGGAAATGCCGTAATCCGGACCATAGTTGTCGTCTTCATCATCGTCGTAGTCTTCTTCCTCGTAGTCCTGGTGCGTGTCGTTTGCCCACGGCGGCAACTTCTTGGTGGGAAAACCAGGAATGTACGTGATGTTAAATGAGCCGTTTTCATTCATCAGCTGCATGAATGCTTGCATCATCGTTGTGAGCGCCGGACCAATGTCCGTTTTTTTATGCTTGGGCTGGATTTTGTACCAAGCGTTCTCCCACTCCAACGGATGCCCTGAAAACCAACCTTTGTCGTCTCCAGACTCCTGCGGATTTTCCGGCGGCTCGACGAGCTTGAAGAAAGAAACCTTGATCAGCTGCACAAGTTCCAATGCGCTGGGTATTTTCGGCACGGTTCGCACGCGTGCGCTGTGTTTGGTCGCCAGGCTCGCGAGGGCGTATTCAAACTCCGCGCCCATTTCGTGAAGCTGGCGGGCAAGCATCGCGGCGCGCACCGGACATCTGACGCCGATCTCGCTGCGCATTAGTTGAAGAGCGTTAAAGAACTCGTCGTACCGCTTCTTGAGCGTCAGCGCGTAAAGCCGCACGAACTGCAACTCGTCAACCGACATGTGTTGAAAGTCGGCGTTCATGAATTGGCCTCCCTGCGCGACCGGCACCAGGCGCGTGTTTCAGTCTCGCTGTAGCCCGCGACATGGCGCAAAGACCAATATAACAGCACCCCCGGATGGAGCAGGTACGGCGGCGTATTGTACGCGCCGCCCCAGCCGTCGTTAACGTAAAACGGCGCATGCGGTCGGTCCATCGCGCCTTTCAGCACGTACGGCAACAGCAACAACTGACATGTCCACGTGGCATATGCGCCAAAGGGAAGATGCCAGCTTTTGTAATTGGGCGGCACAAGCAACCGCCGATAATACAGGTCGCGCGCTGTCTTATTTGTCAACGCCAAAAACGCAGAATGGGCTGTGTAGGTTGCAGGCGGTTTATCCCAGCGATCGTGCGGCACGCGACATTCTGAAAAAAATGCGCTGAGTTTCAAAAAGCTCTCGCCGTAATAGTGGCGATCCGCTACCCCAAGAAACTCAATAGATTCCTCGTAGAACAGTCGGTTGATGTATTCGTCGGCGCCCTGCCCGAGAAATATCCCGTCGTCGCGCAGACACACTACCTGCTCAAACTCAACGCCGTCATGCATTGCACGATAAAGCCCAGCATAGAACCGAAAATCGCCCTCGACGTCGCTTTCACAAACCAGATCGGCGCCGCAACTTTCGTACTGCTCGCGTTTGCCTTCTGGGACGACGACGACCGTCCTGCATGGATAGCGGCTAGTCCAGCGCGCTGCCGCGACGAAGTCCGCGGCAACGGCCGGATGGCGGTCCGTGTGCGTGACGTAAAGAGTCAAAGGGGCAGACATACCCGGTAGGCGTCCTTGACAAGCTGCGGAATCTCTACCAGCTGTGCGTACTCGGTCGGATTGTCCAGGTCGCACAATAGATATCTTTCCAAATCGGCCGGGTTATCCAGCCGCTGGTGAACGCCCTCGGGGGAAAACCGAAACCGGCCGCACCACACGCGCCCGGCGTTGCGCTGGTGGCGCCGCAGGGCCGTCTTGTAATCCGCCTGGTGCAGGTGGAGACACAGCAGGTCAGGATGGGGCGGCTCGTTCGGCGGAACGTTGTAGGCGCCGTGAAAGCCCGCGGCGTAGAACACCGGCAGCCTCGACACGGCGACCTTCGAGTACCGGGCGCTCTTGTACCAGTGGCGGCGCTGGGCCAAGATCGGTTGATTCCAGCGCATGTCCGGCTCTTCGTGGTGGTTGTGCACGACGCAGTAGCCGGTGGCCTTGATGAACGCCGACTTTGGGTAATCCGCGATCAGCTCGCCGAGCGTCTGATACTCGCCGGGCCTGGGCAAAAGCAACTCGTCGACCTCGCTGAAACCGACGGCGCCGAAGCTCTGAAGCAGAAACTCTTGGAAACGCTCGACCACCCGCCGGAGCCAGTCGTAGTCGAAGCTCTCGCTGTGGCGAACTGGCACGACGTGGACGCCGTCCCGCTTGATCTGCTCCAGGTAATACGACGCGTCGCCCATGCTGTCGTGATCGAGCACGTACAACTCAGCTTCAGGCGCGTATGCCCGGTAATGTTCCACCCACACGGGCAGCAGGTCGATCTCGTCCTGCGCGATGGTGAAGAACGCGTGATTCATGCTACGTCCAGGGTTAGAGGCTATACGCCCCGCCGGGAGTCGAACCCGGATTTCAGCGCAACCAAATGCGCTCGGGGCGCGCGCGACAGGGTCCTTCCTAGTTACGACTTCCAGTCCGCGTACGAGACGAAAAAATACGCTACTGGCTTCGTGGTTATGCCCCACTCACGACTTGGGGGCCGAGCCGCACACCGGCTTTAGACCTCGGCAGGCCTTGATTCTGGGCGCTCTAGTCGCGTCACGTTGACAAAGTACCGCGCCAGCGCCAGGCACGCTTTTGTATCAGCCATAGCGTTGTGCGCGTTCTCCAACGGAATGCCCAGGTTCTCGCAAACCTCGACCAGGTTGCAGCGGCAGTTGAGCGCGCCTGACGCGTTGAAGAACTGCGCCAGGATTGCCGTGTCGAGTACGGGGTAGGTCACGTACTTGCGCCATTCCTTCTCAAACATCAGCTGGTCGTAGATGAAGTTCAGGTCAAATGCGAGGTTGTGGCCAGCCGGAATCATCTTTCGGCCGCCGCTCATCTGGTATCCGCGTTGGATAAACTCCAGAAATTTTTGCTGCGCGTCGTCGACTTTCAAGCCGCGCGCGCTGTGGTGAATCAAGTCGATCTTGTTGATCGTGATCGCTTCGGGCGTAACGATGTACGTCGGGTGACGAATCTCCAGGTAAAGCGTGTCGTCGGAGTTGCCGCCGCGCACAGGCTGGAAATTGCGATCTGCCACGATCGCTGCCACGGTGAGCAGGCTGTTGTGGGTCTCCAGGCCGCCCGTTTCGCAGTCCATGAACAAGTACATCGCCGCGCCCCTCCAGTTAGGCTTCCGAGCGTTCTCGAATGGACACAAACCGCCCGCCGTCCACGTCGAAAACAACTCCGGGCACGCCGCCGTGTTGCTCAGCCACCGTGTTGGCGACGCGCACCATGGCCGCGTAAATCTCTTTTCCGCGCTCGTAACCCATTCGGGCGACAAGCAACCCGTACGGAGACAAGCTCTCTTCCTGTTCGTCGCTGTACCGTCTCGGAGAAACATCGGTGTCATCTTCGATATGACCACCAAAATCGAAATAGCTGTCAGTCATTTCTGCAATCTCGCAACTAATTGTGTCGTGCTTACGCCGTCCACCATCGGACAGCGCCAGATTCGGCCTGGAGGGTCGCGATTTACCATCTCCTCAAAGCCGATAATCTCTTCCTCCTTGTATTGCGCGCCTTTGACCAGCACGTCTGGTACAAAATTGGCAATCATGGCGCGCAGCGCTGGTTGCGCGGCGAAGTCTTCTTCGTCGAGCATTACCACCGCATCCACGCAACCCAGACTCGCGAGCACCTGGGCGCGTGTTTGAAAATCCTGCACAGGGCGTGTGGCGCCCTTGAGCAGGCGAACGCTTTGATCACTGTTAACAGCCACGATAAGCCGTTTGCCCTGCTGCTTGGCCTGTTCCAGCAAGTGCACGTGGCCGCGGTGAAGAAGATCAAAGCAGCCGTTGGTAAAAACAACCGCGTCGCTAATTGAGCGCCACGCGGCACATGTCGAGACAGCTTGGGCAAACGACATGATTTTGCACGATGACGACACCTCGACGCGTCGCGCGTACGACGCCAGGAAAATCGTCGCTGGGTCAATGATCGGGTAGCCGCGATTCAAGTACTGCGCCGAACTAGCCGCGGCTGCGGCGGTGGCCGTGTGCATCCGCACGTCGTCAGGCATTGTTTTGAGCCGCGGGGGCGAAACAAGCTCAGCAATCAAGCCCGCCAGGTAAGCGTCTCCGGCGCCGACGCAGTTCGCGACCACCGGGAAACACGGCTTGGCCGGAGTCTGGTACGTCTTGTAGCTGCCGTCCTCTTGCTGCACCGCGTAAACCGCGCCGTGGCGGGAAAAGGTGATAACAGCAATTCGCGCCTGAATCGTTTCGCAAAACAACTTGGCCGTTTCGTGGCGATCGGGAGACCAGGCAAGCTGTTTCGATTCCAGGTATTCCTTCGCCTCGGAGCCGTTGACTTTGACGATGTCGGCGCCTTGGTACGAATCCAGCACAAGTGGCTTGGCGCCAACCACAGTCAGCGCGCCGTAGTACCGTGCCGATTCGATGATCTTTTTACCGTAATACTGGCAGTACCCTTTGCCGTAATCGGCGACGACCACGGCATTGGCCAGTTCCGCGTTTTTGCTGTAGAGATCGAAGTCGAAATCTCGCGAGCGTTGCGCGAGATAAGTTTGACACGATTGCTCTTCGTCGTAGCGAAACGTTACAAGGCCGTGCTCGTTCACAAACCGCATCTTAGCGGGCGTGACAAAGTCAGAAACAAATTGCGTGTACTTACAAGATAGACCGTAATCGTGAAACAACGCATGGCACGTGTGCCCGGCGGTGTCGTCGCCCAGGCGACTCATAAGACGCACACGCAACCCAAGGCTGCGCAAGAGTGTCGCGACAAGCCCGGCGCCGCCCAAAGTAACCTGCCGCTCTTCGCCGTCGCCGGTGGCGATGATTGCCGCGCCCTCTGGGTTATTGGGCCTGGCAAAGCCCTGCGCCCAAAGATCGAGCATGACGTCGCCAAGCACCAGAATTTTGGGCGGCCGATACGACATTAAAACACGATCAGCCCCGCGGCTGCCTCCGGAAGAGGAAACAAGTATACGCCCCGCGGAGAAAACTGCCTGGGCGTATCAAGCCGCATCACAATGTTCTCGTGGGCGTCGAGGAGCTTAGCGGTTACGTAAGGACCTGTGTTCGAGGTACGAGCGTCCAGAGTAACGGAGTATGGACTTCCGTCAACACTGAGCGTGACCGAAACAGAATGACCCGGCGGGTAGTTGCCAGGTCGATCGAAGACGTCCTGCAGGGCGCCCACGAAATCAGGTGCGTACGTGGCAAACAGCAGAGGTTTCGTAAAACGGCCAAAGCGCGCGTCATAGAGCGCCTCCAAATCGGCGGCAGGTCCCCAGCACCAGGGCGCGTAAACTCGCGCGCAGGCCAGCATGTACGGCGACACAGCAGCGTAATCTTCCGGCGCCGCTTTGGCGAGCAGAAACGTATCTTTGGGAATCCAAACGAACTCACCCGTCTCGGTGAGAATCTTCACGTCGGCCCCCTCGTCGACGCTCAGCGCCGCCAGCTGCGGGCCCAGACCGCTGCCGTTGGGATACTCACTCTGCCAGTCGAGCAACTCCGCGGCGGGGCTGCCGTTGGGAGAGAACTTTGCGGGTACAAATACCGAGCCAAGCTGCGCGGTCTGTACCAGCGCCGGAGCCTTCTTGACAGGCTGCGCAGGCGGTAACACCTTCGGCGGAGCGGTGGCGGCAATTGCAGCCTCGGCCACCAGCTGGTTGAACAACTCCTGGCTGGAAACTTCCGGCTCGAGTTGCACCACGTTTACGAACTGCCGCACCGCTTCAAGCAAGAGAGCGTCCCGGCGCTCGGGCGGCGTACCCACCTGGTCAAAGATATCTTTGACGGTTTCGTTGCGGACTGCGCGCGTCAAAGAAAACGTCAGGCCCGAGAAGTCATAGCGCGCCAGCTGCTCTGCCGCCGTGACCATTTTTGCCCGGGCGATACCCGGAGTTTTTGACTCGCTGCCTGACAGTCGGAGAATCTCCACCAGCGCTGCGGCAAGCAGCAGCCGATGGCTATCCTTCGACGCAGGCGCGGCCACCTTGAGAAAATCATCCAGTACGTCACTGGCGACGCATTCGTCTGCCATCGTCTGCACTTCCGTCATACACGGCATCACAGGCTGTCAATAATGCGGGGAACGTGTGCCGGTATTCCCCGCTCATAGATATTTGAGTCGCGTCGTCTCCGGGCGACTCCAGGTCCGTCTCGTGCGCGGCCAGGGCGTTGGCAAAAAGGCGCGCGCTGTGCTCACCGCGATCGGCCGACAAGAACACGCCGCTGGGCGTTCCGCGAAGTTCTTTCATCTCCGCCGCAAAGATCAGCATGTCGACGTAGCTCGCAGCCCCGAGGGCCGCACCTAGCTCGGCGCCATGCTTCGCCGGAAAGAAATGGTGCATGCTGTCGCCCAGGGCGAGATGCACTGTCGCAGGAATGCCCAGCTCGTGAGCTTGTGCCAGAACGCTTGTCCGGCGCCGCGATTGCTTGTCAAAACTCCACCGACCAAGAATCTCGCCATACCCGGCGCCGAGCCGGGCGGCGCGCATCGCCGCAGCGTTTAAGTCGCCCAAAGCGGGCAACCGGTCGCTGTGGGACGCCAACCCGCCGAACATTGCCCGCTCAACGTCGCGCATCGCGGCCGCGCTGGAAAGAGCCACGCCGGTGATGTAGCTTTTCTTCATCATCTCGACGACGCACGGCCCGGCGTTCTCCGCGATCGCCTTCTGTCCCAGGAACAAGACCACAGGCATGTTGTGGCTGCGCGCGCGGTGGATCACGCGAGCGTGCAGCCAGGCTGCCTCGTCCGGTGCGCCTTCAAACACCGCGGCCGTGCGCGCCCGCCGCCGTTGCTCGTAATGCAGCTCACTGGTGTCAAAATAGTCGTGCGCCGTGTTGATCTGGTCTGCAAACGCCGCCGCTTCGACTTCTCCGGGTTCGCCCGGGCGAATCGGCCCCGAACCGCACAGAAGCCACTCGGCATGCACGATGCCCAGCTTGACCATCCGGGTGAGCGTGCCGACCTGCGGCACGCGTTTGGCGCGCAACCAATCGTAGAAGTACGACGGGTTGACGCCGATCTTCAACGCAAACGCGCGGACGTTACCGCCGTAAACATACTCGACGAGAAACTGGATCCGCGCGCGGATGCCGTCAAAGTTGTCCACCCGCCTGCGCTGGCGCTTGGTCGGCTGTGTCATCGCGTGATTCCTTTTTGAACGCGCGCAGCAGTCCCGTGCTGATCGCCCGAAAGAGCCCCGTACCGCTGGCAAGCCGCAGACCATAACTGCCGTTGAGGTAGACGGCCGCCAGCTCCGAGTATGACGTCAACAGGCCAGACGGGTACGCCATGAACCGACCCAGCAGCTCGTGAAGTTTTTCGTCTTCGTTGAGCTTGGCCGATTCGTTAAACACGAGCTTGGCGCCCCGCCACTGAATAAGCGGAAGTTTGGTTTTTGACGGGCGCAGCAAAAGAAGCTGCCGCACCTCGATGTTCCATCCGTCTTCCTGCGGATCGACGATCACGCGCCAGCAGGAACCGAGCGTTTTACGCTGCAGTTGCTTGGTCAACTTCTGGTAAGCAGCGCGTTGTTCCTCCAGCAGATCTCGCATTGCGCGGGCAAACGGCAGCATGACGTCGGGCGCCAAGCCGTCAGCCGCCGTGAAGCCCGGCGCCGGAACGTACCTGGAAAGCACCCGACACTGCAGCACCACGTTGTCCTGCGTTTTCCGCACAGTGATAATGCGGCCCTTGAAACGACGATACATGAACGCCGCCACGCGACCCCAGCAGAACGGGCAAATGCGGTGCTGCTTGCACGGCCGAATGCGGCGCTCGTTGCCGTTCTTGAAGTAGACGCTCGTGGGGCGGCAGTTCATGACCCTTCGAAACGTGTAGAGGTTCGAGGACCGAAGCGTGTTGCTGCCGGGAATCCAGAGCTTGTTGATGATCAGGTCTTTGGCGCGCCGGAACCACATTCCATGAAGCCGGTGCACCATGCGGATCACGAATCCGTGCTGCATTTCATACTTATGCCGCCGCATGCCGGACGCCGGGTACAGCACGTGCCGAATCGAAAAGCGCTGCGCCGTGCGACTACTGACTCGGACAATCCGCCAATCCCGCATACGGTCGCGCTCGATACCAAAACTCACAATCACCTCCGTGCGACAAATCAATCCGGATAACTTGCTCGAATCTCTTCAAGTTCTTTTATGGCCCGCGGCAGGAACCCGATCTGTTCGTTGTGGTCTGCGTTGTCTGTGACGCCGGACGATCCGCGGCAAATCATCCACGGCCAGTCCCAGACGTAATCTTCATAGCTTTCGAGCTCATAGCGCTCAATGCCGTCTCGACACTCAACGAGCGTCCACCGTTCTAGCACGACCCAGCGCTTTCTGGGCCAGGGCCTGTGCGGCCGCGAGGTAATGCAGCCCAAGCTCATAGCAATCGAAACCGGTAGGCAAACGCGACGGCAAAAACAAACGTCAACCCGCCAATGAGAATCCAAGTGGTCATGCTGGCGCCTCCGTGCTGCTTGAGTCTTTCCACACGTGCGGCTTGGCGCCGATCTTCTCGGCCTCCTCGGGGCACAGTACGACAAGCCAACCACCGGGTTTGCGACAGAGCGCGCCCGGTTTACCAGTGACCTCGCACGTCTTGTACGACAGCTCTTCAGCCAGGTCAATTGCGCCCTCGATGTACTCATCACCGCCCTGCGAGTAGAGCCGCAGGCCGCCAAACTTTTCTTTGATCTGGGTGATCTTGAAGTCGCGGGGTTTATTGTCTGCGCGCAAATACCGCAAGCGCTGCGCGATCATTTCGCAAAGCGAATAGATCAGCTCAAACCACCCGTCGCCACAGTCGCAACCGTAGTACGCCTCTTCGTAGACAGGGTGCTCACGCACGCGGTCAAACAAATCGGAAAACTTTTCAACTAGCCGCCTTTCGAGGTCCATTCGCATAGATATCTTTCCTTTGTATTAGTCAGGTGAGCTGCCCAGCCAGGACTCGAACCTAGGACCCGGCGATTAACAGTCGCCTGCTCTACCAACTGAGCTACTGGGCAATCGCCTGACAGGGCTAGCGGCTGCGCTGGGCTTCTTGCGCCCGTTGAAACTTGAGGATGGCGTCGGCGGCCTGAGCAGAGTCAGCACTGTTGTAGCCTTCCTGCTTAAACCGCTCTTCGACGTACCGCCGCTCAAACGAGTTGTCGCGCGGCGGAGTATAGCTGCTTGTGCTGTTTGAAGCTCCGCCAGTTAGCAGCTGCAGCAGCAGCGCAAAGCCGACAATGATTGCGACCAGCATGCCAGTACCCGAACCAGATTGTGCTTGACTCATGGCTTGAACGTTCCCTTGTTGGCAATAATGTTTTTCATAATCGCGATCAGGCGTTTTTCGGCATTGACGTGGTTGAGATAAAAATCAGTTGCGGCGCTGTATTCCTTATCAGAAACGCCCCAATCGTCGTCCTGAAAGAAATTGGTTTCACCCTCAAACGCTGCCTCAATCAGACCCAGCTGCTTGAGGGAAAACAGCTTTTCAAAACCGTTGCCAAATTTATGGCGCTCAAACAGAAGGGCGCCCAGCTCCCAGTTGTCGTCAACCTCAGCGTTCTCGATCTTGTTGGTGAACAACGTGCAGCCGAGAAACAGAGAACCCACGGCGCAACATTGGCACTTAACGCCCGGATTATCTAAGAACGTTTCCTGAAAACTGGCGTCGTGTTCAAGCTGCGATGTTCCTGGAGCCCGCATGTCGGTCCAGGTGCCTGTTTCGGCCGTGAACCGCTTGGCCTTGATTTGCGCGATTACGTCCTGCGCGACCAGCACGCGGCGAGCAGCCGGTGTGGCCTGCTCAAATGCCCGGTTCCGGCGGGCAATCTCCCGCTTGAGCTTCTGGGCCTTGGTCAGGCGCTTCTTGACCGGGGTTGCCGTCTTGCTGGCCTTGCGCACCGGCTTCTTGGTCTTGGTTGCCATCATTCGTTCCTTCTGTTGTTGAAAGTTCTGCTTGACGTGCAGCGATTCGCTCGCGCACAAGCCCCACGGCGGCCTCAACGTCCGAGACCTCAACGTAAGGCAAGATTTCACATAGATGTTTAAATTTTGCGTCGCCGACCGCCGCAACGTTAATCTCGCCGGGCTCTTGGCTGGAAAACTCCGACAAGTGCGCCACGGCAAACGCGGCTGCTTTGTCGGTAAACACCAGGATCTTGTTGTCTTTGTCCGAGAAGAAGCTCGTCCCGCGCGCGTCGGTGATTACCCAACGCACGGCGCCTTCACCGTCGTCGATATACCCAACAGCGCGATCGTGGTGGCCGTTGTTCTGGTGCGGCGCGCTGTGTGCGCAGCACTTTTTAAACTTTTGCCCAGAATTACACGGGCAATGGTCGTTGCGCTTGGGAATATCAAAACGCTTGCGAATGGTCATACGGGGGGCCTCTTAATGAACAACGGGCCGTTCTCGCCCACGTAAGCGCAGAGCGTGTTGAACTCGAGATACTCGACAGCTTCCTCGTCGCTGATTCCGTCGCGCGCAACGAGGACCTGCACACACTGGTCGTAGTCGTAGACCGCCACGAGAGCATGATGCTGATTGACGGTAAAGCCGAGATAGGCAGGTTCGAGCCCGTCGGCGAGCAACGCCTCGGGATTCGCTTCTCGCAATTCGTAGAAGGGATCAGCTTCCGGCTGACACACCATGAGAATCGTCCTTCCGTGGAGAGTTGGTGATCCTACCGCGTCGAATTTGCTCGTCAAGCTTCTTGAGCATCATCAAGGCAAAGTTTTTGCGCATCTCTTTAGCCTCTTCGGGAAGGCGGTCGCGCTCCTCATCGAGCTGCTCTTGTTCTTCCTTGCGCAACGCCATTAGTCGTCGTCCTCGCTGATGACGTCGGCGCTGTCCCAGACGAAATGCTCGAACAGCCAGTCCGGGCCGTCGTTCTCGTCGAACGTCACCATGGGCCCTTCGTAACCGTCAGCCGAGGCGGCGTCTTCAGCCAGCTCGTAATGCGTACCGACGTCGTACTCTTCCTCGGGAAGGTCGACCTTGCAGAAATAGAAATCAGACGCGCCTTCCGCGTTACGGCAGGCAACAACGCAGTTGATAATCACGACGCAAGTTTCTCCATTTGTTTGCGCCAGCGAGCTGGCATGTGGTTATGGCCTGTTGGCCGCGCAATGATGTTCACGCGCTGCCGCTCGCCGACAGGGCGGTTGGCGCCGTTACAGGCCCAGCAGGTGTTGCATTTGACCGCGTACTTGTTCTTCTCGTTCTGGTGCGGGCATAGCACGGCGCCGGGCACGCTCTCGTCGAGCGTGACCAGGTACCAACGCCAGCCCATCGCAGTGGCCAGCTCGATGTCAGCCAGCGTCTCGCAGCTCGCCATGAAGTACGGCCGGTAGACCTGATACTCGGGGCGGCGCCACTGGTGGGTATACCCGGTGAACCGGCGACCGGCCAGCGCAACCAGCTCTTCGACGAGCGGCAGCGGAATCAAGACCGGGTCGCCGTAGGCCCCGAACCTGACGCCCTTGGAGGCCACCACAGCCGCGTATAGCCGCGGGGAGGCCACTGGGTAGTCGCCCCGCTGGAACGCCTCGTAGAGCGTCCTGGGGCGGTGTGCGAGGTTGACGTAGCAGGCGGCCACCACCGGGCAGTCGCCGCAGACGATCTGGTAGAGGCCCAGCTTGCGGGCCTCGAGCGGGCTCTCGTTCTCGGCGAGGATCCAGACCTGGGCCATGTCGCCCGTCTTCCGGTTGTCCGAGTTGAAAGTCAGGATCACGACGTAGGCCCGGTCGCCCTCGGTGACGAATGGGCTTTCGCCCCGATAGAGCACGGCGCCGCGGACGTCAGGCTCGACAAGCGCGGCGCGAACAGGGCGCGGAATAGATATCAAACCAGGTGGGCGGGGTGAGCGCGGAACGGCAACCATGCGTCTCCTAAAGGTTTTGATGACTCAAAATCGTGCGTAACTCAAGCACTGACAAAGAGTTACGTTACGTCTAAAGCCGTTTTGCAGGCGATAGCAGTAGGGCAAACACCCTACTAAGTCATTGCGCCGCAAAGACTTGCGCCAACAGCTAAGAAAAAAAGCTGTCCGAATTAGTCTGACCAAGTATGACCGCCTTCGGCGGTCATTGCGGGGTAGTATTGGGAAGAGGAGGGCAGGGCTACATAGCCCTGCCCAACACTCTTCCAACAACGTGCATTAGCGAACGAGTCGATTATCGCCACGAGCAGCGTAACGACTATCAGTTGCATCAGGCAGTTCAAACACAGGCGTCATATTCGCGATAACAGGATTGCCTTTTTCGTCGACAATCAACACACCATTTACGGCCTTTTGCACCCGAAGTTTTGCAAGCTTCTGGTGCTGTCGCGCAATGAGGTCGATCTTCTCTTCTGGCGACAGCTGGATTAAATCCTTCGACACCCAGATGTTCCAAAGCTTTTGAAATTGAGTAGCGCCTGGGCGCTTGTTCTTTACAGCGCTCTTCACAGCGCGCGTGTACGCGTCGAAGATCGCCATGCACAAACTGTAACAACGACCTGTCTGGCTGCCGAGTGTATTGCTTTCGCAATTTTCTCGCAGCTTTTCTCGCGCGTCGACGGTTGTGCATAGCTGCGCGGCCGTCATCAACGCTTGCGGCGAAGTCTGCCGCATTGCGTCTTCGATCATAACGGGATGCGCGTAACCAGGGATTTCGAACCGCACGACAAATGCAGCCAAACCCGAAATCATGTCCGACGTCAGAGCTTCGGTGCACTGCCAGTTTAGACCGCTTTCCGCAAGAATCGAGAAAACTCGGCGGAGAACTTTTGCGCCGTGCGTGACAAAGATCTTTTCCACTGACGCGGGCGCAGCGATTCGCGGCCAGCTTTTCGAGCCAGAGTTGGTCAGAGCCAGCTCAAAGCCGTATTCGTTGGCGATGTCGATGAGCGTTTGAACACGCGCGTCTTCGCCAGCGTACCGCGAGCGGAACAAATCCATAGTGCCGGTGTTCTTGCGCGCGGCATTTGAAATCATGTAAGCCCGGGCTTCTTCAGCCGGGGTGTGCACGATCGAAACCTTGGCTTTGATCTTGGTTTCGCCGCGCTCGGCAGCGCACGTCGTACGGTGCGTGCCGTCAACAGTGCGGGCAAAAACAGTTGGATGGCCGTTTGCGTCGACGCCCAGACGAAGCGTCACTTCAACGACGTTCTGGTTTGCCGGTTCGTAATGCCGAAAGATATCGGCCACGTGTGGAAGATTTACACGGCACTGGCGCGCCCAGTCGATGTCGCCCTCAAGGCTTCCCGGCGGAGGCAGCGTCAGCGCTGCGATGGGGACGTAACGCACGACCGAGTGGTCAGGCGTAACGCCTTCAAGTTCCGCCTCGGCATCGGCGTCGGCGATAAGGCGCGCGGTCTCTTCGTAGAGCGCGAGGAGCTCTGCGTTGGTAGCCGCGGGGCGATCGTAGAAGTGCTGGTCGTAGACGACCCACTGGCCGTTGATTCGCAACGCCGGTTTGCGGTTGATGCTTGCGACGTTTTGAAACGTGTGCGTCACGTCTTTGTGCCGCGCGCACTTCACGGTCGGATATCGAATAATACTGGTTTCGTTGGGGTTGCTGCCCCTGATGATTTCGACGGTCATGTCGTTCCTTTGATTAAATGGCACAAATAGGGCCACGCAAGGGATAACTATGTTTAAGCTTAGGCGGTGTATTGAATTTTATTCCAGTACGCTGCCGCGCCTTCCTCCAACGACCGGAACGCTTTGACGTAACCGGCTGCGCGCAAGTTTGCAAGGTCAGCCTGCGTGTAAAACTGATATTGCGCGCGCAGCTCTTCGGGAAACGGCACCCAACGACACGCGCCAGGGTATTTCGTCTGCCGCGCCACGCACTCAAACACGTCGTAAAACGACCGAGCGTGTCCGGTTCCGACATTCAAGATGCCCGAGGGTGCTTCGTCAATTGCCCACAGGACGACCTGTACAACGTCGTCGATGTAGACAAAATCTCGAAAGATATCTTTGCTCCCCTCAAAGAGCGTGCAGTCGCCTTTTAGTTTGGCTTGCTCAAACAGCCGGTGCGCTACGCTGGCCATCTGACCCTTGTGGGCCTCGCCCGGTCCGTAGACGTTAAACAAGCGCAGGCCAGTAATCCAGCCGCCTCTTTCTTCTCGGGCGTTCATCTCGATGCGGCGGCGCACAGCTTGGTCAAGCATCCATTTGCTAATCGCGTAGGGCGCAACAGGGCGTTCGTTTTCTTCAGCTTCTGTAAAACGCTGTGCGCGTGTTACATACGTGTTACAGCCGTATACTGACGCGCTACTGGCGTAAATAAACGTGGCGTCTTCTAGGTTGTCGTCCAGCTCTTCTAACAACCACACTGAAAAATCATAGTTGTTGGATATGACTTCTCGTATGTTGTTGTTGGTGGTAGAGCTGTGCGCTCCCAAGTGAACAACCGTGTCGATGTCGTATTGGCGAATGATGTCGAATTTATACGTCAGATCGCGATAGTCGCGATATCGATGGAATTTTGTGCCGACCAGGTTGCGCGCTTTTTCAGGGCAATCTATTCCGTCGACGCAGATGATGTCATCGCGCCCCTGGGCGTTAAGCGCGCGCAGCACGTTCGAGCCGATAAAGCCCGCGGCCCCGGTGAGCAGAATCATTCGTTTGGCTCGTCTTCTGTGCTCGGCGCGTCCAGCTCGAGGCTGTTCAGCACGTTGAGCAAGAAATTGATCTCGTCCTCCTGCACGTCCGCGTCGAGCGCCTCGTTCAGGTCGTCCAGGTTCGACAGCGCATAAGAAAGAACCTCGCGCAGCACCTTAGCGCCGCGCTTTTCAAGATTAAGCGTAACAACAGTCATTCGTTGAACTCCACGAGGGTAAAACCACTGATACTTGGATTTCCACATTCTTCCAGGATGCCGGGCGTGCTCGTCGCCGTCTCCAACAGCTGATCGAGGACACCGCACAGACTTTCGGGATCCGTGAGCGCTGGATCGTACCGGACGGTGAGCGAGACCGTGCAAACTTGCATACGTTCTGTCACGCGCCGGTCTCCAACGGCGGCAGAAACCTCGCCATGTAGTCGACGAAATCCTTCTGCAGTTCCTCGGGCGTGTGCCAGGTCGACGTGACGCAGGTACGCTCACGCCGCACGAAAATCACGGCGCCCTTGTCCGTGGTCTCGACGGCCCAGCCCATTCGCGTTTCGCCGTCCCAGTCGTACAGCATTAGCGCCGTATCGTTAAACTTCTGGGCGTGCTCGGCCAGCGGCACCAGGTGCTTGGTGTTGATGTTATTCCGACTGCCGTCTCCGCGCCAGTGCGGTACCTGGACGTCTTTGAGCTGCGCCCAGGTTGTTGGGATGCCCGTGCGCGCAAACGCTTCTTTGGCTGCGTCTGTGCGGTCTTTGATGGCCTTGCGGCGGGCGGTCTCCGCGGCGGCCAGTTCTTGCTGCCGGGCCTTGATCAGTGTAATGCTCATACGTTGGTTTCTCCGGCGGCTTGTTGTGCGCGTACTTGTGCCATCGTTTCGACAAACTCGCTTGCCGACGGCAGCATTTCCCAGCAACCCATTTCAACGTCGATGGCAAAAGTGGCGCCCTCGTGGTTAAAAATGCAACGCACGTGCGGCTCGCAGGGCTTGCCTGCCCTGTGCTCATGCAGCATCACAAACCAGGGCACATAAAATTGATCCGGCAGTTGGTCGAGATACTCGTCGTTAACGATCCGGTTGTACTTCATCACGTGCGCCATGCGGTTGACACGCTGCAAAATACCTTTGCTAAAAACACGGGGCTGCATAGATATCTATTCCGCCTTGGCGGCGGCCTCCTCTTTGGCTTTTTCTTCTTCCCAGAGCTTCCTGAGCTGGTCCCGTACCACTAGGTCGTGGCCCGCCTGGATCTGGGCCAGTTCGCGCAGGACCTCCTTCTCCCAGTTCGTCTCGACCGAGAGGTTGTCCGGCCAAACAGCGTAGTCATCTAGGATCTCGGGCTTCCAGCCGTTGGCGATCAGAATCTTCCGCATGCAGTTGCAGAAGTATTTCTCAGCCTCGTGGCTGTCCTTGATGAACTCCTTGTCGGTGTCCAGCTCGTCCTCGGTGGCGATCCGGTACTTGAAAATTGCCGTGCTCAGGACGTCGACAATCTCGTCGGTGCTGCCGCAGTCGTTCTCGAACGCTCCGGCAAACAGGTCATAGATGATCTCGCGCATGGCCGCGGGGTCAAACTCCGCGTCGTGGCGCATGATGTAGGCAAGGCGTGCGGTCACATCTTCTCCAGTGCGTTAAAGGCCTGAACGGCGTCGACCAGCGCTTCGGCGATGTCTTGGCGGCCATACACGGTTGCCACAACTTCTTCTTCGTGATCTTCTTCGTGCTCGTCAGCAAACTCAATAATGTGGTAATTGATGGTTCCGTCGTAGCCGTTATCGGCTTCAACTCGCAGCTGTGGCATCGGTTCTCCCTTCTGCACGGTCGAGCGCGGCTCGCAGCATAGTTCGTGCTGTTTTCCAGCGTGTATCGGCGTCGTGCGCGTCGTTGTTTTCCAGTGTTGCCAGCAACCTGGCGGCTTCTAGGAACATCGGCGCGGCCTCGATCAGCCGCTCGTCGGCGACGTTAAATTTCTCGTTGCGCACGTACATGCACACAACAACGTTGTCGTTGGCGTCGTAAATCTCGCCGTGATCGCCGCGCCAGGGGGTCGGCGACAGCGTGAGCTGCCATTCTTCTAGTTGGTCTTGACTCATTGTGTGGCCTCCCAGCGGTTTTGGACCGCGCACTTAAGCATTGATGAGTTCCTCTTTGGCCGCGACAAAAGCCTCGCCTTCGTCGGTGGCGCCGCTCAGGCTCAGATAGCCGAGTTTGTCACGCAACGCGCGCAACACCTCTGTTGCGATTCCTTCTCGCCGATGATCAGACGTTACTTCAACCCATTCAACAAACCTGCTGAACTGAGAATTCTCTTTTGGTTCAAGTAACTCGTACGTGTAGATCGTGACGACGCACACCGGTTTGGGCACGTCTTCGGAATGGAACCACGCGGTATACATGTCGCGCGGCACCCCCAATTCCGGGTTGCGCACGACGCGGTGGTGAAAGATATCAAAACGGGCGGTCTTCAAAAACGGGGCGTAGGCCTCGCTCACACCGCCACCGATTCGGCTAGCGTGAGCTTCTCTTCGGCCAGAACGCGGTTGACAATGTTCATGACGTTGTCTGCCTGGTTTGCGCAATCCAAGCGCGATTGCTCAACAAGCGTCAAGAACTTGTTCTGGCTGAACCGATTGGCGTCCTCGAGCTTTGACTTGTAGCCACGAAACATCATGTAGCTTTTGATTTCGGCACCCTCGAAATGGTCGATCTTGATCGGCGTGACGTGCATGTAATAGGCGCGGGCATCGTTGCCGCCGTTGAAATAGTTGGAGCCGCCCTCGCAATAGGCGACCTGGATCTCGATGAACTTGTTGGCTTCCGCGGTTGGAAACCGGTGAACTGTGACACTGCGTTTGCTGTTACGGGGCATCATTTTCCTGATTGTCGTTGAATGTCTGGCACGCCGCGCACGTGGTTATGCCAATTGGCAGCGGAAAATCGCCGCAACCGTCGCATGGTTTGCCACGTTGCTCGCGACGCGCCAAGACCGTGCCGTGTTCATCGCGAACGGTGCACGCCACAAGAAACGGGCCTTCGTATCCGCCCCACGCGCCGTAGCCGAAGTCGTCAAAGAACGCGTCGGTCCCGGTCAACTGCCCGGCAATCGTTTTCTGTAATTCGTCAGCGTCGCCGTCGACCTCTATCTCCACCGCAAGAGTGCGTTTGGTGGTGGTATTATTCATCGTCTTCCTCCAGGTTGCGGCCGTTGCGCTTCAGTTCGCGCTCGGCTCCGATTGCCGCGGCGTCCAGGATGTCCCAATCGCCGTTGTCGGCTGCGTATTTGATGTTTTCCAGCACGTCCAGGGCGTCGCTAAGGCGCTGCTGGCAGTCTTTAAGCTGCTTTGCGGGGCTTTTAGGTTTCTTTGCCATCGTCAACCTCGTCGGGTTCTCTGTAGCCGCGGCCCCAGCAATACTCGCACACAAAGATGTCGCCGGTACCGTGGTTGGCAACCTCGCCCGGCGACAGGGGAAACCGCGGCGGGCAGCACACAGGGCACGGCGGGCACAGATCAGCGAGCAAGTCATCCAGGCGGTCGCGCATGTCCAGCAGCTCCTGGATTACCCGCTGCTTTTTGCTAGGTTTCTTTGCGTTTGCGCTCATTCGTCGTCCTCGTCATCCGTTCCGTCATCGTCAAAATCAAAGCTGACCTCGGCGGCAAGCGTGTTAACCGCTTCCATGAAAGCCTCGTCAGACAGGTCCATGTGGGTCAGGATCTTGTCGGTCGTCTTGGGAAAGCCTTTTACGGCGACCCGAAGAAACTCTAGGATCGTGACGAGTTCGTCGGTGAAATAGTCGATTGGGCGTGAGGGCATGTGTTACTCGCTTGTGTAAAGGTCTAGCACCATAGTCAGGTCGTCGTGCGTACCGGACCAGTCCATTTTGCGCTCAACTAACTCTGCGGAGTGTTCCCACGCCTCGTCGTCTGGGCGCTGAAACTGGTCGGCTTCCCAGTAGGCCAGAATGATGCTCTTTACACCGCGCTTTTTAGCGGCTTTGAGATTCTCAATTGCCTCGTTAATTGTCATCGGTGGTCTCCAAATAACCCTCAGCGCGCATCGTGTCGTTGGCGATCCATTTCCAGCACATGATGTATGCGCCGTCGTCGGCGCCCAGGCTGACCGCGGCGTCGTCGTCAATTTCTAGATCGCCGTCGCGGTGCAGGCGCGCCTGGGCATATTCGCGATACGGTTTGCCGTTTGCAAACTCGGCTAATTCTTCAGCCGCGCGCTTGTAGAGCGGCGAATCGGGTTTGATATCTTTGAGCTCGTCTTCGGTCACGCGGAGGCGGATGGCGGGCACGGTTCCTCCTGGGGAATGTCAATCGGGCCTGCGGTCTCATTGAGCTGCTTGGCCAAGTCTTTGCCGCGGCCGAGCATCCAGCGCTGGGGCTCGATGTGGAGCAACCAGTCGGCGACCGTGGGAATGCGCCCCAGGTCTTCTTTGACGTGCTGCTCGCCGATGTAGCGCACCGGCACGACGCGGCCGTCGGAATTGGTCATCGTGGAGCCGAACAGCTGCTCCATCATGAAAATGCCCTCCGTGTGGTGGCGGAGGGCGCGGTGCCGGAAGTCGGCGACGTGCGCCTTGGACCCATCAAGCCAGTCGTGGTACTTGATGTAGTCTTCGGGCACGCCGCCAAACTTGCGAGCAGAGCTGACGGCGTGATGGTACGGATGCGCCATTAGTACTCTTGTTCCGAATACTCTGTCTCTATGATGCGCGCGTTGTGATGCACGCTGATCTTCTGCTGCGCTGTGTCGAGAATCACCTCGCCGTAGCTGCCTTCGTTGATCTCGAAGCCACCCGGTAGCAGTTCCCACACGGCTTTTTCAAGCTCTTCCAGCGCAAGCTGCTTCTGAAGTTCCTGGTTGAGGCCTTTGACGGCAGCGGCGTAGTACTCGTCTGCGCAGTTGCCGTGGACGTCCGTGATCGTTCGGCTTTCCATGTCGCCGGAGTCGCCCGCACCGTCGTACGCCCAGTGGATCTGTGTAATTCCAATCGACGCCAGCGGAGAGCAGGCGGCCTTAAGCTGGGCCGCGGCTGCCTGCTTTTTTTCTGCGGCAAGCCGTTGATAATTGACAAACCACTCGTCTGTTTCAGTGTTGCTCATACCGGCGCCGTCTCTCCAGCCGCCGCAACTTCAAGCTGCCCCGCGCGCCATTTTTCGACGATAGGCGTGAGCTGGTCGTAGAGCTCCAGCACTTCGGCATGATCCACGAATATGCGAACCTGCGTTGGGCTGTCATATTTGTTGCCGTACAGCACAACGTAGTCATACCGCGCGCCTAGCGGCGATGGCGAAGACGCGCGAACTGTTGGAATAAAATGATGAATATCGTAAGCGGTCTGGTCTGGCCCGCTTTTGACCTGAACGTGAAGAGGCGCAATTGCCATAAAAACTCCTGGTGGTGTGCGCTGCCGTGAAGAGAGAGAGGACGCGGAGTCCGTACACACGGACTCCCGCCCAAAGATATCTATCGATCGATCAGTCGAGGACCCGCTGGATCCGCTCCTGCTCATCCAGCGTCCGCTGGAAGATCACGCGGTAGGTGCCGCAGGGGAGCTGCCAGTCGCCGTGCTCGGGGTGGGTCAGCACGGTCGGCTGCGAGAGCTGGAAGATCGGACCAGCCATCGCCATGGCCGTCTCGAGTGCGCCGCGCTCTTCGGCGTGATCGAGATGCCAACTAACGGCGCCCTTGGGGAACTTCTGGCCGTGCTTCGCGTAAACGTACCGAGCGCAGGCCTCGTCCGTGGGAACCGGCTCCCACATCTCGACGCCCTCGGCGCTGGAGAGGATGTGGCGGCTGCCCTTGCTGCTGCCCGGAGCGAGCTGGAGGACGGGCGTGTCGAGCTTGCGATAGATATGGGCGGGGATAGCGGCGTTATTGCCGAGATACTGCAGGACGACGTCGCCCTGGCGGAGGCTGTCGCCGACACTGGCGGCCTCGCTGAAGATCTGCAGACCGTCGTTCTTGACGGCCTCGACCGCATCGGCGATCTGGCTGAGAGTTTGGGAAACGCGGCTCTTCTTGAGAGTAGCGGTGCTCATGGTAGCTCCTTGGTTGCTGTTCAGGACGCGCCAATCAGGCGCACGGGATGATTCATAACGTCCACGACATCGGTGGCTGCACCTGCATGGAGCCACTGCTGGCCCGCTTCGCAGGTATTGATGAAATCAGGCACGGACAGGAAATATTGCCGCGCCGTGGAGCGGCAAGCCAATACCAACTTGTTCTTGTAAATCGTGGTGTTGGTTTCGAGCATGCGGCGATTAAAATTGTCCCAACGCGCCGACGGGACATTTTCCGCAATTCGAACGAGCGCTTCGACGGTGTTGTCCACGTCGTTTCGGCGCCGGTCAATCACCTCGGCGCCGATCTCGTCGAGATAGCGCGACCAGCCGTAAGCCGAGATTGCCAGCCGTTTGACCTCTTCGTTGCGCTCGCCGTTAATGTCGGCAAGCGTGAGAGTTTCGGGCTTTTCGACGATCTTGTCGCCGAGTGCGCCCAGGGCATGACCGTCGAGGTAGTACTGCTTGGCGCCGTCAGCGTAGACCACGGCCGGACCTTCATCGTTGTGCAGCTCGCCTTCCCGGTTGCAGTGCAGCGCAGGGCGGCCTAGCAACACCAGGGCCTGCGTGTGGAACGTCATCACGACCGAAGCTGCGTGGAGCATGTCATTGCGCCAAGTTTGCGTGTGTTCACGAAACTGCAATCCGGCGCACATGATCTCAGCGTCGACGGCGGTTGTCGTCCAGCTTTCATCCAGAGTAGCGGACTCCAGGCGAATGTGCAGCGACGTGCGCTCGCCGGGGCTGTGCGGAATTTCAAGCAGCTCGCGTGAGGCACCGCCGCCGTTCTCGTTCTGCCAGAAGTTGCCCAGCGCAGTGCGGCTATCTGTTGCGCCAAAATTTTGTCTGTTAATTGGCAACATTACCTGCCACAGGTTGTTGTTTTCCAGATTTCGTTTCAGCAGGTTTCGCGACGCGGGCACGCGGTCGCCAAACATCTTGGTGAACATGGCGCGATATCGTTCTCTGGTTGCGTCAGCGCGCGTTTCGCCGCGTCGTCTTCGGCGAGCGCGGCGAGCCAGCGCCTCGTTTTGCGACACGCCGTTTTCGTCTTCGTCAAACAAGGCCAAGAGCGCTCCTCGAATCGGGTCGCGCATCGTCTCGTCCCACGCCTCAGTCAGCGCTGAGCAGTTTCGGTACCAGTGCGGGTCCTGGCGGGTCCGGAACAGCGTGTCCCGTTTCAAACCGTCAACAAACGTGTCAGTGACGCCGAAAGCTTGGCAGATCTCTTTGGCGCGCTTCTTGGAAAGCCGCCCGCGGAGAACACCTGCGGCGATTCGGAACGCGATCGGCGAGTGAACGACGTGGATCTTTGGCGCTGACAGGCGTTTTGTAATCGTGCGCCAGCCGCGCCAGCGGGTGTCGTTCTTCTTCTTTTTCTTGACCTTAACGTGGCGAATGAGTTTCTCTCTGCGATAGACCGGGTCCAGAATGGCCTGCACCCGCTCGACGGTTTCTGGCTCGGTGCCGCTGATAGTGTGAGCCCAGCGGCTCACGACATCGGAAATGATCGTCTTCTGGCGCTTGGTCAGTCGTGCCATGGTGTCCTTGGGGTTAGAAGGGGTCAACCGTTGAGCGCGGTTTCGACTACGGAGTCGTAGTAACCGGTCGGCTCTTCGTTGATCTGGCAGTCAGTCGACTTAGAGTCGTGTGTGCGAAGAATCGGCTTTGTAGTCAAGGCCGACATTATTTCTCCGTCAGTCAAGATGCTGGCCGCTAGCTCCTCAGCCTTTCGGCGGTCGTCGCAGGTGACGACGAATTCTTTGTGGTGCTGTTCAGACACGTTGATGCGAAACGTGGGCATGATTTTGTCTTGGGTTGGGGGTGTAAAGACGGAGGGCGCACAGGTACACACCCATGCGCCCTCCGTGGCAAGGAGATTGTCAGGCTGATCGAATCAGCGAACCGGCTTGACGACCGTACGGGCGTTGTTCCGGACCACGTAGCCGCCGCCAAACCAGCGCTTTCGCACGGTTTCGGTGGCGTCTTCCTGCACAACGTACTTCTGGCAGTTCGGGCCCGTGCAGACCGAGCGGGAGCTGGTGCTGCAACGGCCGTTCACGCAGCGCCGCGGGGCGCCCTCGACAATCACGATCTGCCGTGCAGGCTGGCTCTCGACGACAAGCACCTCGTTGGCCGGAACTGCGACAGGCGCAGCGGCAGCGGGGGCAGGGGTCGTCGCAACGGTGTCGCTGTGCTTGAGCACGCTCACCGACTCACCGGCAAGAGCCGAACCACAGACGATCGCAACAAGGGCAAAGAAAACAGACTTCATAACTCACTCCTTTTCAAGAAACATCAGATCCAAGGCCGGAGCATACGCTTGCTGTGCGGCCGCAACGAACGCCGGGAGACCATTCCATTGGTCGCCCGCGATCTCTTTCCCTCGCAACGCGTTCCATCGAACAAACGCCACGAGAGGCCCGAGATCATAGGCAGGGTCTTTCAACTCTGTCAAGGAAACAAAGACAGAGACGTAAACCCCCATTTCCGCCATATGCGCCAAAGTCTCACCACGACGTTCCCAGCCCAACTCTTTGCGGACCTGGGAGCCGTTGGTGTAGGCGTTCCATTCGTGGACGACGTACAGCGGGTCATCGTCCCACACACGTTTGTCTGGGTTGTTCAGATACGTGTTGAAGATTGTCCCTCGCAACGCAGGCGGTGTGGCCCGCGCGACTTGGGTTATAGATATCCGAGGATTGCGAAACCGCGCAACCCTGCCGCGGAGGCAATAGAAGGCTCTCACTGGAGAACGACTGAGGCGCGCGTCGATGTAGTGCGTGCCCTCGTGCGCCCAGGTGATCTGGTCCTCGACGCGCAGGTCATGATTGCGCTCGAGTCTAGCTTCGATGCAGCGCAGGCTGGGCGGCAGCTGCGCGTTCTCCTCCCACACGGGTTTCAGAAACGAAAATTCCGGCTCGTTGGCCGGAACGGAGAGACAAGCAAACGTCAACGACAACAGCAACAACAGTCGTGTAAACATAACGTTTCTCCCAGCGGGGGAACGTTATCAGTTTACATGTTGATGCGTTGCAAACCGTTATTCGTCGTCTGCGTCCACAAAACTGTACTGAAACGCGTGGTCCTTGATTGCCTCGTACTCGTCGAGATGGCCGTCGATATAGCTGGAGAACCAGTCGGCCAGCTGTTCGTTTTCGTCGTCGGTTGCCCGGCGTACGTCACCGCCACCGTCAAATTTTACATGCGTGCAGGTGACGCCAGTGATCTCAAAATCTGCAGAGTAAAAAGCAGGCTGCTCTGGGTCTGGGTAGTCCAGCTCGTACCAGATGTTGAAATCAAACGTACCGGCGCTTTCAAACGGATTGTCGCCTTCGAAGTCTTCAAAAGTCCACGGCACACAGCTACTCACCGCCGCCTCCGCTGACCGTGACTGGTCCGTTGGCCAGGCGTGTGTCCAGCCACGCGATCTCGGCCGTCAGGGCCTCGCTGCGTTTCTGGAACGGCCCCAGGACCGGACCGCCGACTGGGGTAAGGTCGGCAGTCCAGCCCGGTCCGTTGGCCGCGGGCTCGACATGAGACGCGCGGCGGACGTTTACGGCGCCAAGCGCGCCCAGATCGACGTCCTCGCCGTAGATCGCCTGGAGTGTGCCGTCGGGTCGGATGTACAGGTTCACGTTTCCTCCATCCGCATGATGCGGCGCTGGCGCACAGCTTCGAAGTTGGCTTCTCCACGCGCGGCGATGGCCGGGATTGGCGCTGTTGCCGCAACGGCTGCCGGATTCATGATTCGGTTTACCGCGTTGGTAATAGCTTCTAGCTGCCGCGCTTCCGCGCCCACCATAGCGCGGTCAAACGGGTCTAACACGTCGTGCAACGCTGTGTTGTCGGTTGGCAGGCCGGTCATTGCGCACATAAGTGTGCAATTTACAAACTGCGCGCGCTCATGGACTCGCCAAGGCGTGGTGTTGATGGCGGAGTTGATAACGGTACCAACCACCTGAATCACTGAATCTGCGTTGTATGGCGCGTGATTCTCTGGTAGGTCTTTGATCTGTCCGTTGAGCCACGAGTGGTAAGTCCACGAAATGTTGGTGAACACGGACGAATTGACAACACGCGCTGAGTATGTCGTTACAACGTTCTGGATGTGCGCGTTTTCAAGCAAACTTGCATCGCTCACAGAGAACCAGTTGTGAAACCGCGAATTAAGCACGCGCGCGGCGCCACGAACAACGCCAAAAAAGTCTTGGCGGCGCGGACCGCAAAGATTGGAATTGATAACTACGGCGTGGTCATAGATGTGCACGTTGTTGTTTAGGTGGGTGTTACCGCACACATGCGCACTGCCGAAGATCTGGCAGTTGTCTTTGACTGTGGCGCTGTTGCGCACCATGGCGAGGCCATGTACGGCAGCGCGCTGCGAGAGTACAACGCTATCGAAGAGCCGCGCGCGGTTGAAGACGCGGGCTTGGCCGGTAATCTCGCAGTTGTCGTGAACGCGGGCGTAGTCGAAAACCTGGGCGTTGCGTGTGACCTTCGCTGTCGGCGCTACCCAGGCCGTGTCGGCAACCCAACCGCCGCCGTTGTCGTGACGATGCGCAAATACACGGCCCTTGCCGTCCTTGAAATCGTGTTTCGGTGCCCGACGCTTGCGAACCTGGGGAGGATTCGCAAGGTCGGGCATCATCGGGTCGAGAATCTTGGCGGCCGGATCCATCAGTCCATCCGCATGACGCGGCGCCGAGGCTGGTTGGCCAGGATCGTATCAAGCGCGTCGCGCACTTCACCCATTTGAGTCGACAACGTCTGACGAAGGTCTCCGTTGGCCTTGATGGCTTTGGAGTCGACGCCGGACACAATCGACTGCGCCTGGTTGATCAGGCTTTCCAGCTGGGTGTTTCCGCGGATGTTCATCCGGCGGAACTCGGCGGCAAACTCGGCGAAGTTTTCCACGGTCGAGTTACTGAACCGCTTGGCTTCGCCCGTCTCCACGCCCCGCAGCCGCTCGAGCAGGTGGTCGATCAGTTCCTGGAGCCGCTCGCCAAAGGCGTTTTCGGCCAGGACCACGGCCTGCTCGAAACGCTCCTGAACGCGCGCCTGCTGCTGCCGGTACAGCCCCGGGTTGTAGTTGAGCAGGTACTCCGGCGGCTCGATGCTGGGATAATCCCAGGTGAGACTGAACACGCCCTCCAAGCTGGCCGGGTAGTCGGCCGCGTTGTAGAGGTCGCCCAGCCGCTCGCGGGCGTCGGCCTTGATCGCGTCGTAGTGTTCCTGGAGCGTCGCCACGGCATTGTCGAGCCGTTCGCGAAACTCCAGCATCTGCGCCTCGAAGCGCGAGATGTCGTCGTACTTGATCAGGCGGATGCCTTCCTGCGGATAAGGCAGACTGATACCGCGGAGAAAACCCCGGGCCTGACTGCGAATGACGGTGGCCGCACGATACGCCGGGTGCTTGGCGTCAATGAGGACCTTGCTGGCCCTGACGCTCTTGGCATCGGCGTGGAAGGTGTCGGCCGCCTGCCGGGTCTGGCTGTCGGCCAGCTTGCGCTGGGTTCCGAGCCAGGTGAAACGCAGCTCGACGGCGCCCATCGAAGCGCGCATTTCCTGCGCGGCCTCGGCGACTGGCGCGCCGTCGCCCGCCGGAATTTCTGGCGGGGCTTCGTCGAGAGTTGTGCTCATGGGGTCTCCTGAGAAAAGGCGAGACTACACAGTCGCGCCCAGGGGGAACTCAATAGATATCTATCAGTTAGAACTGGGCGCAACCCGACGGCGGGTGCCAGGCTCGTTGGCCTTCACGGCGGCCTTCTTGAAATAACCCTTGTTGTCGGCGGACAGGCAACGGCCGTCAGCCCACGTGCGCAGGTTGGTGATCGCCTCGGCGTTGGTCACAGCCACCGGCACCACGTTGAACGCGGCCTCGATGAGCGAGACGTCGAGCAACGCCGCCAAGCGGCAGCAGCTCTTGATCTCGGCGCCGGTCCAGTTCGTGTCGTCCGGGCGGGCCTGGTTCTTGTCCAGGCCAAACTTCTTGAGATACAGGTCCCAGATGTAGTTTCGGGCGTCGGCCGTCGGCAGGTCAACAAAGAACACGCCGTCGAAGCGCTCCGCACGAGTGAACTCGGGCGGGAGCTTGCTGGCGTCATTGCAGGTGCCGATGAAGAACACGTCAGACTTGTGGTCGTTGAGCCACGTGAGGAACGTGCCGAAGAGGCGCGCCGTGACGCCCGAGTCGGTCTGACCCGAGCTGCCCACGCCGGAGAGCGCCTTCTCGATCTCGTCGGCAAACAGGATGCAGGGCGCCATCGCGTCCACCAGGGCGAGCGCCCGGCGGATGTTGCCCTCCGACTCGCCGACAAACTTGCCCATCAGCGCGCCGAAGTCGAGGACGACTGTGGGTCGCCCGACCTCGTTGCCCAGCGCCTTGGCGAACTGCGACTTGCCGCAGCCCGGAGGCGAGAGCAGGAGCACGCCGCGAGGACGGCGCTCGGGGTCAGCCTCGCCCTGGCGCTTCATGGCGCGCAGGCAAAACTGCTTCAGGTTATCGAGGCCGCCCAGGCCGTCGAAGCTGGCGTCGCCCCGGTAGAGGGCCAGGGTGCCAGCCTTCTCCAGGGTTTGCGCTTTGAGATTCCAGATCACGTCCGGGCTCAGGGTGTTGTGCCGGACCAGCGAGAGCGCAAACGCGTTCTCGGCCTCCAGACGGGTCATCCCGCTGGCGGCGTCGATCACGCTAGCGATCACCTCGTCGGCGGGCTTTTCGAACGTGTTGCCCTCGCCGGTGAACAGTTCGTTGGCAATCGTCGTGAGCTGCGCGCGGTCCGGCAGCTCGTGGTGAACGATCGTGAAAAGCTTCTCGATCTCCGGCTGGAGCTGGAGCACGGGGCTCATCACGATCACGTGCTGGCCGATCGCCTTGCCGGTAATAACGCGGTTTTGGAGGACCTGCATCACCTCGGGGTTGGGCAGATACTTGTGGAAGTTCTTGAGCAGCAGGAGCTGCGTGCTCTTGGCCCGCGCGTCCGGCGTGTCGAGCCAGCGGAGCGCCTGGACAGGGCCGGGAGCGGGCGTGGCGTTGTGGACGCAGAGCTGGCGGTCGAGGTCCCAGACCTCAAAGCCCCAGTCCCGCTCCTCGCAGAGCTTCTTGACGGTGGCCACGGCGTCGTCCGACTCCTGAGTGTCGACCCAGATGCCGCTGAAGCCCGCGCACACGAGTTCCTTGATCTGCTGGGAAAGATTCATCGGGTCTCCTTAGTTCTGGACGTCGAGCTGGTTGGTGTTGACCTCGGTGTAATACTCACCGGTCAGGGATTCGTCGGTCTTGGCGCCCAGCGCAGCCTCGAGGGCTCGCGTGGCTTCCTGGCAGCTGTTGCCCGCAAAGCCCTTGGTCTCGAGCTTGGTTTCGCCCTTGGGGGAAACAATGATTTCGATGATCTTGGTCATGTTGGTCAGGCCTCCACGGTGACGGTGAGCTTGATCGAACCATCGGCCATCGGCTCTTCATACACCGAGTGACCCATCTTCTGCGCCTCGAGCTTGGCCTTCTCGATCGTATAGGCCTGGAGAAACTGATCGAGCAGCTTCTGCTCGCCCCAGTGGCCGTTGTAGTTGTCGTAGTCGAGCGCGCCGGTCGACATGTTGACGACGACCGGGAAGTGCCAGCCGGGAATCGTCACCCCGAGGCCTTCGCGGTCGACGCTGAATACGCGGTGCTTGCCAAACACGGGCTGCTCCCACTTGAGGCGCAGGCAGGCGGCGCGGACCGCCATTTCATCCTTCACTTCCGTCTTAATCTGCACGATGTGGCTCATGCGTTACTCCTTGTTGGTGAGTTTTTGGGTTTCGCGATAGTCGTTGAGCGCGTACTGCGCAATCAGGGCCGGGTCGCCGCACGGGTTGTCGGCGAAGGACCGGAGGATATGGACGATCTCGTCGCGGCTGCAGACGTCGCCGATGAGCTGGGGTCCCTTGGTCGTGTCCAGGGCGATGGCCATGACGTCCTGGATCGTGATCACTTCGGGAATGGCGAGCACGTCGCCAAAGGTAGCGCGAATCTGGTCGAGGTACTGCAGCGCGTTAGTCAGGCTGCCGAGGTCCTCGTCGCGCTGGGTCTCGTGATAGCGACTCATAGGATTTCCACTTCGGCGCGGGTCTCGATCCAGATGCGGGCGCCGCAGGAAAGCGGTTTGGCCATGCGCTGCATCACGGTGCTGGCGCCCTTGATCTGGACGTCGCGGCCGATGTAGCTCTTGCCGCGCCACTGGACGGTGACCGCTTGGTCGTCGGTCTGGTTGGAGACGTTGGCCTTGATAATGTGCTGGTTCACATGAATACGTTTGATGGTCCCCGCGGGCATCGTCATGGCCTGATAGGCGCGACGAGGGCGCAGGGGGCAGGCTGTAGGCATAGAACCTCCGTGGGCGGCGCGGCCAGATAAGCCGCGCGGTTGGGCAGCGCGCCCGAATTTGAGGACCTGCGGAGCCGGGCCGGGTGGGGCAGACGTGTGGTGACACGCGCCGGACACCGGCCGCGCAGGCGACAGGAAGGACTCTCAGCCCGCCGGGTTGAACAACTTCGCGTAGGCATCGAGCAGCTGGCGCGCCGTCTCCAGGCCGCCGTTGGTCTTCACGAACTCAGCCGTGGCCTCCAGCGCCTCGTAGGACGGCTTGTTGGCCGCGGGCGCCTGCTTTGCCGAAACGGCGCTGAGCCGTGCCGTGGCCCGCTTGGGCTCCCGGGACTTGGCCTTCTCAGCAGCCTTGGTTGCCGCAACCAGCTTGCCCGCCTTGATGGTCTTCGCGGGCTTGGCCGCCTTCGGCTTGTCGAAATCGCGCAGGGTCACGCTGACCTGGGGCGCCGTGACCTTGACGCCCTTCTCCGCCAGCGCCGCGATGATGTCGCGGGGGCGGATGGTTTCGACGCCGTCGGCCTTGCGCTGGGCGATCTCGTCGCGGATCCATTCGGCCTTGGTCTTGGTCTTCTCGGACATGGGTTCACTCCTCTTTCGGGCAGCCGCCTTTTCGGCGTTGCCACGGGCACGGTCTTCGAGGTCAACAGCGACCTCGATTGGAACAGTGGGGTCCTGTTCCTCAAGCGCGGAAATGTCGTCCTCCGATCCGTCGATTAGCTCGCCTGGTTCTACAGGCTCTGGCAGCTCGTCGGTTTCGGGCAGAACGATTTCGGCCTCCGTGCCGGACTTTTTCTTCCTGGACAACTTTGGTTCCGGGCGCGCCTGCTCGGCAAACGGCTCGGTGGTGTCCCAGATGGGGTCGACTTCGGTGTCAGACATAGCTGGTCCTCTGGGGATATTTTACGGTGATGTGTGAAATCAGATCAGGACTTGACAAACGGTTCGACGATCGTGGCCAGATCGGCTAGCGCCTGCTGCGCTTTGTGAACGCTGCCGCAACTTTGGGCGAACGCGGCGGCAAGCTCTAGGTGCTTGTAGGTCTTAACAGGGGCGCAGACGTTGGCCGCTCCGTTGTTGCTGGACACTGTCCGGACCTTCGAGGCGCGGCGCGTCCAGGTGCGCTTGCGGCGCTTACAGAACTCGCCGGTGAGCTTTGAGCATTGGCCGGGATCCATCACGACGCCGCGCTTGGCGAGAATCTCGAGCACCGTCTTCGGTCGGACGGGTTTGCCTTCGGCTTTGAGTTGAGCAGCGACGGCGCGTGCCTGGTCGGACTTGCTGGGCCGGTAGGTCTTGAAGGGCATGGAAGAACTCCGCTTACGAGAAAAAACCTTCATGGTTGCGTGAGATAGCCGCGCACTCTAGTGCGCAGCGGCGAATTCCGTTCCACAGTAATCTGTGAAACGCAAGAAACAAGGGCGCCAGGAAAATGTTTCACTTAATGCTGTGAAAACAGGTCTGCAATCAGAGCTGCGGGCCGCGCGAGCGATCAGGTCGAGCTGCCGTAGGCTGGCGGCTTCTTCGCGAGTTGCTCCAGCCTTTGGCGAACCTCGTCTGGTCCCAAAGATATCTTTGGATTGTCGCCATTGGCCGCGGGCGTGGCGGCTGCGGGTGGGCAAGTGCAGCCCGGCCCACGCAGCAGGCCCTCATTTAATTCCGGCCACTTTTCCAGTGAGTGGATAGCTCCCAGAATGTTCCAGGCCGCGTGGGCCAGATGGTCTTCCGCCCGGTCGCCAGCCAGGAACTTGAAGATGTGGGCAATGCCGTGGTTGAGTAGATCCGTCACGGGCATGCCGTTCTCCCAGTTTGCCGCGCCAAACTTCCTTGCGCCCTCGGCATAGGTGCGGGCAAGCGCTTGCAGACCAATCGGGCTGATCAGGTCCCAACGCTCCTCGTCGACGTCTGCGGAACGAACTGCGCCGGTGTCGAAATGATGCCTGGCCTCATTCGCCATTGTTGATCTCGGGGTTGAACAGGAAGTAGAACCGCGGGCTGTCTACGTAGATCAGCGTGCCGGGCTGTCCGGTTTCTTTGTTTACCACAGTGACGTAAGGCGGAGCTGTCTCGACAAGGTCGAATGCCGTCTGAAACTCGTCTTCGTTCCAGACGATCGAGTACTGTCCCTCGAGCGCAGCGCGAACTTCGCCCGCTTCGCAGCGGCCGTATTGGTTCTGGAGCAAATCCCGCAGCGTCTCATTATCTGCGGCAATCGTAATCTCGGTTGTCGGAGTCTTGTCGTCAGCCATTCGCGTCCTCACTCTGCGGCGCCGCGGGAGCGGCCAGTTCTTCCTGCTTTGCAGCGATCTGGCGCGACAACTCGGCGGCGTACTGGTCGTACATGCCGAATTGGTTCATGAGGTCCTTGTGGACTTCGACGCTGAACGCCGTAAGGCGCTTCAAGAGCGATAGCAGGCTGGCAACGAACGGCGGTTGCGGATTGCGCAGCCGCAGAAGCCCCGAGGGCGTGTCTTTGGGCTGCGTGTTCCAAATCGGAACGATGGCGATGCCGTGCAGCTCGGGCACAGCCTTCATGACAGCCGAGGAGAACTCGTCAGCAGCTTTGAAAAGTTGAACGTCAAACGGAAGCCGATCTGACTGAATCTCCGGCGTCTGATTTTCCACTGGTGGTTCCTTCAATGGGTGGGTCGTACTGAAGATTGGGCGGCAATAGCCCGTCAACGATGTTGGAAATGCGCGTCGCGGCCAGGCTGTAGACGAGCAGGCGCGCGACTGCCCCGATCGTAGCGCCAGCCCAGTCACCTAGCAAGATCATGACGCCCAGGTAGAACGGCACGTGGTAGCTCTTGCAGAAAGGGCACATCAGCAGCTCGAGCAGCTTGCCCTTGAGCGTGTCCGGCTCGGTGACGTCTTGGATAGCCTGCGCCCTGGCGCGGAGGTCGGCGAAGATTGAGCCTTTGTGCCAGACTTCGATTACGGCGCCGGTAGCCATGACGACAGCGAAGAAATCGAGAACCGAAATCATCGGCGCCTCCTGTACTGCGTGTCTTCTTGGCGCATTGTGTTGGTGATGCGCAGCAGAACGTATCCCGCCAATAGCGCGGCAGCAAAATCGCCGAAAGATTGGCAACCGCCTAGAACAGCGATCGCGGACACCACGACGATGCCGCCTCCAAATACCAGAAACAAGCGTTCATAATCGTAGGTTTCATTCACGGGGCATACTTGTCTCCGTGCGGCCACACCTGCGTTTTCACGTCAGCGGGCGCGCAGTTGTCTTCAAGCAGGGTCGGTAACGGAAGCGGCGCCTCCAGGTTAAGGTGATTGGCCGCGTTGTCCGGCAGGTAAATTTGCGGGCCTGGGCCGCGCAAAGTTACACGCAAGTTCGGCTCACGTCGTTCCTGATACAGCTTGGCGCTGTGTCCCACATTAGCCATGGCGGCGCTCCTAAAAACCTGAACGAGTCACCCTTGAGTATACTCGTCCAGGCCTCACGGTCGTTATGCCGTCACCACGGCTCTTCGCCGGTGATGACGCCAATCAGCGCGCCGAGAAGCGTGGCAGTTGCTTGCCACGTGACTTCAAACAGGACGTGAATCCCGTCCTCTAGCCACTGGAGTTCTCCTTCGGCGCTTGGTTGCGCGTAACGACCATGCTCGGGATACTTGGGCATATGTCACCATCGATAGATACGCGGGCGGTGAACCCGCTGGAATTAGCAGCGCATGAAGTGCCCGGTAACGGGGTTCGATCGCTGCTGGAAGAACTGGCCGGTATTAACGTCACCGACCAGAGGTCTGCAAATGAGCGAACGCAGGTGCTCAAGGCGTTGGCCGAGCAGCGCGCGTTTCCGTCTCTGGAGCCGATCCTGCCGCTGGTGTTAAACCTGAACGGCAAGCCGTACTCAATCCACGATCACTTTCCCTTTGCGCCCCTGTTCAGGGTGCTCATGCCTAAGAGCCAGGTCTGGAAGACGGGCCGTCAGCTCTCGAAATCCACTTCGTTGGCGGCGCATGGTGTTGTGGTAGCCAATAGTATCCCGTTCTTCAAAACGTTGTACGTAACACCGCTCTTTGAACAGATACGTCGGTTCAGCAACAACTATGTTCGGAGCTTTATCGAGCAGTCTCCCATCAAAGCGCAGTGGTGCGGCAGCGAAACCGACAACAACGTGCTGCAGCGCTCGTTCAAGAACAAGAGCATGATGCTGTTCAGCTACGCGATGCTCGACGCCGACCGGGTGCGTGGTGTGTCCAGCGACCGGATGTGCATCGACGAGGTCCAGGACATGGACCCCGACCACATTCCGATTATCCAGGAGACAATGTCGTACTCGCGGTTCGCGATGAGCCATTTCACGGGCACGCCGAAGACCCTGGATAACCCTTTAGAGGGGTTATATCAGCGCAGTTCGGCAGCCGAGTGGTTCATCCCGTGCCACTCGTGCAGGCACTGGAACATTCCGTCTCGCGAGCACGACCTTGACGCGATGATCGGCCCCTACCGGGACGACATCAGCGAGAAGGCGCCAGCCACGGTCTGCGCCAAGTGCCAGAAGCCAATCAATCCAAGGCACGGCCGCTGGGTTCATCGGCATCCGGATCGCCGATGGAACTTCGCGGGTTATCACGTGCCGCAGCTTTTATTGCCCCTGCACTACGCCGATCCCGACAAGTGGGCAACGTTGCTGCAAAAACGCGAAGGCTTTAACTACACGCAGGCCCAGTTCTACAACGAGGTGCTCGGCGAATCGATTGACGCCGGGCAGAAGCTCGTGACGGAAACCGACCTGCGCAACGCCTGCCTGCTCCCGTGGGAGAACAAGCGCGAGCCGGACCCTGAGTGCTTGAAGAACCTCGATCAGTACAAGCACCGGATTTTGGCGATTGACTGGGGCGGCGGCGGTGAGGCGGGTGTTTCTTTCACCGTAATTTCGATCTTGGGTTTCCGTTCCGATGGCGTGATCGACGTGCTGTGGGGCAAGCGAATCATGCTGGGCGGCGAGCACCTGGCCGAGGCCGTGGAGTGCATGAAGTACTCGGAGTTGTTTAAGTGCGATTTTGTCACGCACGACTACACCGGCGCCGGAACGGTGCGCGAAACAGTGATGGTCCAGGCAGGGTTTAACCTCGACCGTGTCATGGCCATCCGGCTGTGCCGCTCGGCGGCGCAGGACCTGATGGTCTACAAGGAACCCACGGCGTTCAACCACCGCGCGCATTACTCGCTCGATAAGACGCGCTCGCTCTTGTACACCTGCCAGGCAATCAAGCTCAAGCAGGTCCGGTTCTTCCAGTACGACTGGATCACGCAGGACAATCCCGGACTGATCGCTGACTTTTTGTCGCTCATCGAAAACAAGACCGAGAGCCGCAGCTCGGGCGACATCTACACCATTACCCGGAACGTGCTGCTCTCGGACGACTTTGCCCAAAGCGTAAACTTCGGCACGAACGCGCTCTGGCACATCAACCAGTCGCTGCCAAACTTCGCCGAGATAGCCGGGCTCGGACGGCTCAGCGCGCAGACTGTAGCCGCCGAGAACCCGGACAACTGGGCCGACGACGACCTGGGCGACCGGTTCTTCAGCGGGTTCTGAAAGATATCAAACCGGCATAACCCGGCGCCTGCGAACCGCGCCCCAGTCAACCTCAGCGCGAGCTAGATGCGTCGTGACTTCGGGGATGTTCGGCTGCGGTACCGCAACCACCGCCCTTGGCGGAATTAAGCCACTGGTCTCGAGCACGTAATCTAGCGGCGTGTCTTTTGAGTGCCAAGACGCCGAATCGCAGTACGCCACGAACACCTGCATCACCGAACGCGGCAGCCAGCTGATCTTGTCTCCCGGACACAGTATTACTTTGTGCTGGTGTGTTGTACGCGAATACCAGCCGGAATTGCCAAACCATTCGCCGCACCAGCGCAAATAAAGCGGCCACGCTTCCGTGTAGGACCACACGCAATACGATCCGTTGTGCAGGTTTCGACCAAAGACGTTTGAGCCCCTAAAGCGGTTGCCTGCCTTAACGTGCTCGCGCGCCTGTTTCATGTTTGCGCGGCCCACGGCTAGTTGCACCGCCAGCAGTAGTCTTCGAGATACTCACGCACCTTGCGGCGGTCGGCAATTCGGCAGGCAAAGATTGCCTGCACGGCGGCCACTGCAGCCAGGTGCAACGCATCGGCCGCCTTGGTGCAGTCCATGCTGCTGGTGTACAGCTCCCAGCCGTCGCCGCTCATGGGGATGCTGGTGTCCTTGTCGTTGATCACGTCCCAGAGAATTCGCTGGAAAACGCCATCAGGTTCGGTGTCGAGGGCACCATACGCGCGATTCATCACCTGGATAGATTCAAAATGCTTGATGGCGGCCCTGACGGCCTCAAACCCAACTGCTTGCTTAGTTTCAGTCATCATACCTCGGTTGCTTCCACGAGCCGGGCGGCGGCGAGGGCCGCGTCGTACTGGGCCTTAGCGATAATCCTCCCGCGCACGGCGTTGGCGATTGCGTCCAGGTAATCGGCGTAACGCTGGTCCGTCGTGACCAGTGCTTCCGCCGAGCTGTAGCTGTGCGGCTTATTGGTGAGCGGGTTGTCGCCCGACTTCATGATCCGGCCGATCGCGTCCAGCTTGAAATTGTGGCGCCGGTTCTCGAGGTCCATCTCGATCTTCACGGCGTCCGCCAGGGCGAGGCCGCAGTCCTGAATCTGCTTCACGTAGTCCATGAGGTTCTCCTTCTTGGTGTGGTTAGGGTCACTCGGCAGCCCAGCCGCCTACGAACCACTTGGTTCCGTGGTCGACCTGCTTGGTGCTGTAGATCTTGGCCGATTGTGTAATATCAAACTCCTGCATCTTCGTGCAGGCCTTCTGCAAGGCGACATAAGCGCGCTTGCGCTGCTTCAGCAGCCGCTTCAACTCGGAGTAGTCGGACGTGGTCGGCAGTTCGGCCTTGACGTTCTGAATCTTCTCAGTGACGAGCTGGTCGATCTGTTGGCGCACGCTGCCATACGCGGCGTATTTCTCATCGTAGTCCGCGTATAGCGCAACGGCTTTGGCTTTGTGCGCCGCGGGGAGCTGGTCGGCTGGAATTAGCTGCCGTGCGCTGTCGACAAACACGCCCGTGACGCTTCGCAGTGTCACGCCACCCGCGAGCAGCCCGATGCCGAAACGCAACGGTTGCCCGTTGTAAGTCGGTTGCTTGTCGGGCTCGGTTTGGATGTCGCGAAACTTTACGGCCCGCGCTTCTTGCCACTTTTGGGTGTTATTGATGACGTGATCGTAGGCCGCCTTCTCTGTGTCGAAGATTTTGTCCTCGATGATCAGTCCGCTGGTGGTAGTCAGCGTGCCGTTGTAGGCGTCGGTGCCGTGCTCGTGCAGGAGATCAGTGATATAGGCGTCGTATTGGCGACGCAATTCTGTGCTGGTGAGGTTGCCCTCAAACTTGGTGCTCGTAAAGCACGCGCCCATCAGTCCTCCTGGGTAAAGTCGCGCTGCGCCTGTTGCTCTTGTCGGGTAGGCGTACGCTTAGGAAATTTTTCTGAATGACACACTTGGCAACGGGCACGACCGCAGCCCGCGCATCGAAGCGTCTTGCGAAACCGTCCGGTGTCTGGAACATACTTATCGTGCGCCGGGCCGAGATAACCGCCCAGTTGCTTGTAAAGTTTTACGCGGTGCGCCGCGATGTGTTGTTCTTCGTGGTAACGTTTCACGTTTCCTCCTCGGCGTGGCAGAGGATAACCGTCTTGCACCCGCACTGCTGGGCCATCTTGACGACCTCCGCGGCGTAGACCGAGACAATCTTGTTCCGGTCGAGCAAACCTGCGGAGATCAGCGCCTGGAGCCCCAGCCGGGCAAGCCCGTGTCGACGGCATTCCGAATCAGTAAAGCACTCGATCGTCTGCGCCATCACGAGGTCGCCCTTGAATTTCTCGGGCCACAGCCGGGTGCCGACCCAACTGACGAACAGGCCGTTCTGCCAGACCATCGCCAGCCACATGGGCGGGTGCGGGCCTGGCTCCGGCTTGACGTAGCGCTTGATCAGCTCTGGCTGGATAGAGCTGGCGCTCCCGGAGTTGGGGTGCGACAGGCGGCTCATGATGGCCGTCACGTCCGTAAGACCCAGGTGATTGATATCTTTGATCCGGACTTCGAAATTCATAGCGCGCCTCCGTACGATATTAAGTTTATCGCACGGAGGGGTGTTAACTTTAGTCCGCGCGACGGTAGGCGTGCAGCTGCTCGTCAGCCGAGCTGCGCCGCCGTTGCGTGCTGTGCAGCCGGTTGTTGCGGCAGTAGCTGCAGCTGCCGTGACAGCGGCAACTGCTGTCGAATCTTTTTATGCCCGTGTAGGGGCGCTTGCGTGTGCGACTCATCGCTTCCCTTTCTTTGGCGGGCGTTTCTTACCCACGATCGTGTAGGGTCGGTTTACGAAGTTTGGTAGGTCGACGGTCTTCCACCTGGTCAGTGGCAGCGTCGCGTAGCCGCCTTCTTTGATGGAATAGGCCACGATCCATTTTCGCCGACCGCGCTCGCAATACGAAATAAATCTGAACGGGCCTTTTGCGGCCATGCTGGACTTGATCCGTTTGCCAGTTTCGTCACGCATAGTGTAGTAGGGGCCGCCGCTAGCGCGAAACATGTCGCCCTTACAGAGAACAACGCGCGCGGAAACCCTGTACTCGTCGCGCTCAACGGTTTCCATATCAGCTTCCCAGGGCGATAAACACGGTGTCTGGCAACTCGCCAACTTCTCGGATCAGCGCGCGAGCTTCGTCGATGGTTTCTACCCACTCAAGTCGATTTGCCTCGTCGCGCCCGTCTAAAAAGTCTTCTAGCGTCTGCGCTAGAAAATCGACGCAAACAGCGGGCGTAATCAGCGTGTCGGCGTTGGTGCCCCATGAAACGTCGCTTTGATTGATGGTGTCAATAAGTGCGACGTATAAATCATGCGACAGGCGATCATGAAAATCAGTAAAGTCTACAACTTCAATAGCGCGTTTTGGCAGCGCTGTCATTCAAACCTCGCGCTCATGGTACGGGCCACTTGTAGGGAAGGTCCGGCTTCACGAGCCAGCCGAACCGTGTGTAGTGGTCCTTGTCCTTGCGCAGGAGGTTGGACCGGTGGCTGGTCATAATACTCCAGTCTTTCATCCACGGCGGATAGCGCGCGGGCTCGTCGGGCTTGCGCAGCTGCCGGACGACCTCAAGAAATTCCGCGAGCAGGCCGTCTTTGTAGCCGCGGCGCCGACATTCCAGCGCCATGTGGACCGAGTAGATCGCCAGGGCCAGCTCATGTCCGCGCCACATGCGGACCGCCGGATGATTCTGCCAGGCCTTGCTGCCTGTTGGCTTATTGGCGCCGACTGATACGCCGAGCGCTAGAAGGATCTGCTTGCATTCGACGGCTTGTTTGAAAAGCCTTTTGTTATCGAGCACATACGCGCACTTGTTAAAGCGCGCGAAGGGCAGAAAAGTCTGAATTAGTCCTCCTCGTCCTCTTCGTACCAGTCGTCACTGTCCTCGTCGTCTTCGTAATCTTCTGTTCCGGCGTCCCAGTCCAGGTCATCTTCGTCGTCTTCGTAATCTTCCTCGTCGTCTTCCTCGTCTTCTTCGTCTTCCTCGAGGTAATTCGGCGCAGGAGCACGCAAGAAATCGTCGTCCTCGTCCTCGTCGTCATCTGACCCGTGGACAAACTGCCACTCCTCTTCGACAAAATCGTCGTCAAGGCCGTCGTCGAAGCGGGCGTATTGTTTTGCCAGCTCGTTGAACTGTTCAAACAAACTGATAAGCCTAGCCAATGTCGCGCACATCCGTGAGGTTGTAATCGGACCAGAACTGGTCGCACCAGTCTTTCTTGACCAGAAGTCCGGGCATGCCTTGCACGCTCTGCTCGTCAACGAGCAGGCCGTTTGCAGTTAGCCGGTGAATGACTTCTGTCCAGTTAGGACTAATTCCGCCAGCAGAAATACAGTACTGATTTATGGCCTTTTGATTCAACCACCAGTGCTGTTTATTTCTCAAAACGTAGTTTCCGGCCTGCGACTTTCGACGGGGGCGGGGCAGGACATCGATCTTCCCGGCCATGATGCCAAGGTTGACCGCCTCCATCAGGGCCTCGTGGGCCCGGTCGGGGGTGATCAGTCGGTTGGTCGCGCAGGCCAGATTGAACGTAACGCCATAGATATCTTTCAGCCACCCAGCCAGGTCTTCCAGGATGGCGCGCGCCAGGTTTTCATGCTGAGAGGCGACAGCCATGCGGTTTTGAAGCGCCCGCTGGATGTAGGCGGGCAGAATGTAGCGCATGGCTGAAAAGTCCGGAAGCGTATCGGCGCTGCCCCGGATGAACTGCCAGCCATAACTAGGGGCAACGCAGGCCGGGCACTCGGCTGCTCGGACGAAAAGTGCGGCGGCCGGGATGCGCACCACGGTACGGCTCATTTCCGCGTCGTTGAACGCGTGATGGGCCAGCACCGGCCAGCGTTTGCCCTTGAGGTGAGCAATCAGGTTTGTGGCTGCTGCCTGGCGCTGGCTGGCCGTGGAGCGGAACACGAAACCCTGCAGCGCGTCTCCGATACCCAGAACGGCGCTGAATGCGGAACCGACCAGGGCAGTCGCGACGGGTTGTCGTCCGGCCACCGGGGCCAGCAGCTGCGCGGCAAACGCGGCGAAGGTCGACCAGAACAGCGCGTTCTCGTGGCTCGGCGTGAGCAGGTTGTGAATCGTTACGGGGGCGACATCGGTCGGTTCTGGAAAGCTCGGCACGCCGCTGTTGGCTTGCGGGTAGAGACAGGGCACGACCGTCCCGTCATTGCTGATCGAGTAATCCCGAAAGCAGAACTGCCCGCTTTCCTCGTTCCACCCGGCGACGCCCGTGATCCGGATGATTTCCGGCGTGCTGAAACGCAGCGCCGTCTGGTGGCTTTTTGAGTTCCAAGGCCGGTCGTAGATCAGCAGATGGCCGCGGGCTGCCACATGCTGCGCTGCGTAGGCCAGCAACCCCATCTGTTCGATTTTGTCGGCCGAGTCAGCGAATTCGAATTCTTGTTCGCCCATCAGGATCGTGCCGACGTACAGCCGCCCGCCGCCCTCGGTGTAAACGATTTTGTTAATTCGCAGCCGCGCGTTGCAGATTTGATTATTCGTATGGGTCCACCAGCAGCCGTCGCGCTCGATGACAATTACGCGGCGCTGGGCTTTCGCTGGAATACCGGGCGCGTCTTCGACCTGGCTGAGCAACCGGGCGCAGAAGTCCTGGGGGAGCTTGTGGCGCCGGTAGCGAAAGAAGTGCTGCAACCGGTTCAGGTCGATGGTGAGTTTGGTCACGAAGGACTGGGCGGCCATCTCGTTGGTGTTCGCCAGGGCTTTCTCCAACGCGGTTTGCCAGGTCTGCGCCTCGCGTCGAACGGCCGCCAGGCGATGGAGGGTGCGCAAGGGCTGCGGCGTCCGCTGCACGGTCTCCGGCGGCAGGATGCACACGTAACCCTTGGCAGCGGCGGCCTGGGAAATCACCTCTGGCGTATACATCGCCGCATGAAACAGCCGCGCCGTGGGAGCAAACGACTGCCAGTTCAGTCCGATACTCACGGCTTCGGGCCCGGCGTAACTGGCGGCCAGCGGCAACAGACGCTGTCCTGCCTTGAGCTGCGTGCATTGGGCCTTGATAACCCAGAACGGGTCATCGGTTACAAAGTACGAGTTGCGCAGGTCCTTGGGGCTGGGCAGCAGGGTCGTGGCCAGCTGAAAATACCCGGCGTCCGCCTTGCGGCGCATGATGCCCGTTAGCGGTACGAAAACCCGCCGCGACATGAACTCGTCGTTGTACTGGACGAGCAAGACGCCCGTGATTCGCCCGGGTAGATCGTAGTAAGGCAGGACCAGACTCGGTCCGTTTTCGCGCATTCGTGGCGGCGTGGCGCGACCCACGGCCTTGCAGAACTCGGCAACCTGGTCGTGATGGGCCACGCCAATCAGGCCCTCGCAGCCTTCGACAGTACTGTCCAGGCCCAGTTCGCGCAGGCGACAGGCGATAACGTCGTCGTGGTGGTTCCAGATCTGCCCGGCAGCCGTATCCCAGAACATTTCAGCCGTTTTTAAGCGGCCCAAGCAGCGAATGTGTTCGCCTGCGTTCCGGTCTGCCTCGCCGCGGGCCGCGGCGCCCAGGTCGGCAAACCGGTTAATAGCGTCGGCCAGGCTGTTGTTCCAGACAAGCGCGCCAAACGTTAGAATGTCACCATGCGCACGGCAGGATTCGCAATGCGCCCAGATACCGTCCGTCATTAAGTCGTCGAACAGGTAGAGTCCCGCTTGATGGCAGAGAGGACAGTCGACTACCGCTGGAAATAACGGTTTTTCTGGCAGGATGCCCAATGCCGACAGGGCTTTAAAGTGGTTGTGTCGGCGGACTAAGGAAATAGGCAGCGCCATGGCAAACATTCCGCTCGATCAGACGCAAGACATCAGTGGTCGCGAAGCCCATCGGCTGACCGCGTTGTTCCCGGCGCCCGACTTCGTCAAGGCTGCCAGCCAGGAGCGGCTGCTGGGGGGTGAAAACCTCCAGCGCCATCTTTACGCTGATCCGCTCAACAAACTCTATCCGTGCCACTCCGCGCCCGCAACGTGGATGTCCGCCCTTTTCTTCGGGGACAAGCGCGCCTCGTTTAAGTCGGACAACGCCGCCCAGATTGAGGAGCGGATCGACGCCGCTGCCAGTTATTTTGGCATTACCGGCCTCGTGAAGGAACTCCGCGGCAAGGTGGCCTCGTCGACCAAGACCGACCTGGCCAGCCTCCCTGACAGCGAGTTCGCCATCGTTTGGGCCGACGAGGCCGGTAACAAGGACCGGCACTGGCCGCTGCGCAACGCCACCGAGGTGAAGTTCGCAGCCGCCCATTTCAAGGCGCATCGCGACCAGTTCACCTTTGAGGACCGGCACACGATCGCTACGAAGATCCTCGAGAAGGCGGCCGAGTACGGCGCCGACACGAGCGAGGCCGAGGACACCCTGGAGCTGGCAGCCGGGCAAGGCGCCTGCGCGGCCAAGGTTGCCAGCGATATGCTGCGCAACCGGGCGGCGCTCGTCATGCGCCACAGCCCCGAGTCGGCGGGCAGCATGTTGAAGCTGGCCGAGGTCGTCGACCGCAACCCGGAGCAGGCCCGGACGCACGAGACGCGGCTCAAGCTGGCCTCCGCGGTCGATGAGTTCGACCGGGCGAACCACTTGGACCGGCTCTACGACGCTGGCGGCCTGCCCCGGGCTGAAGAGGTTCTGTTTGCGATCACCGAGAAGGTGGCCGCGGACTTCATGAAGGCTCACGTCGAGACGACCACGGGCAACGTCTACAACCTCGAGGATCTTGAGAAGCTCGCCGAGGACGACGTTCGCGCCTGGCTGGGCGACGAGTTCGCCGATGCCGTCACGGCCGGTGGCGTGTACCTCGACCGCGACAAGCTCGCGGCGATCGTGCCCACCCTGGACCGCGGCATGGCCTCGACGCTCGACCGTCTGGCGGCCGAGAAGGGGCTGGAGCCCGCCGTGAAGTCAGCGGCGGCCGACAGTCTTCTTCCGCTCGAGCGCCTGTACGAACTCGCTAACGGTTGATCGGCCGTCGCCAGACGCCAGCGCGTCCTTGTCCAGCAGCCGCAGCGCCTCCGGTACGTCCTTGTCCTGCGCGAGCAGCATGGTCGCGATCTGCTTGACGCCATAGATCGTGGCCTGGCGCACGCACGGGCGGCGAGGCTTGCGGTTGAAGATGGAGCACAGAAGCGCCACGGCGTCAAACAGGCCGCCGTCCTTGAACAGCGTCTCCGGCGAGATGTGCGCGACGATCTTATCCTTCTGGGTTTTGATCGTCTTTGTCTTTGACTTGGTCTTGGATTTGACCTGGGGCATTGGCAAACTCCTTTGGTGCAAGGGGCCGGTCGGGAAAGATATCTTTGGACAGGCCCCCGAAGCTGTCGGGATCGATGGTCTGCGAAGAGATGCCCATCCGTTCTGGAGTGGGCGGCGCAGACTGCTGCTCGATTTCCGCGTCGAGCATCGCGCAATAGTGCTGATATTCTTGCCAGTCGAAATAAGCCTGGCGTTCGTCTTCGGATGGTAAGCCTGCGTCGCAATCAGGCAGACGGTCGTTCCACCCCATTTTCTCCGGCCTTCTTACGGCCGCGCCAGTTCTTGGCCAGTTCGGCGCGCACCACGCTCACCTGCTCTGGCGCCTCGATTCCCAGGCGGACGCGGTCGGGCAATATTTCGACGACCGTAATTCTTATGTCGTGACCGACGAGTATTTTCTCGTTTCTCTTTCGAGAAAGGACGAGCATTGGGTTCCCTTCTGCCTAACGCTGCACAGAGTCGTGCAGCATTTTGGCTACTGCTTGCGTGTTACCGTTCTTCAGCTGCAGCGCAGTCAATTGCGCAGCTAGAATTTGCGTCTTCGTGACAATGGTTTGATTGATCTCGGCGGTCTTGGCCGCCTCGACGTCGTAGATGGCGCTGAACATTTCCGGGTCGTCCGAGAAATCTTCGACGGACTGGGAGACGTGCGCCTTGCGCAGCGCGATCCGCAGAACGTCGGGAGCGTTCATGATCCCTTCCTGGTCGAGCACCATGCCGATGTAGGCGCGGATCTCGTCAGTGAACGGCTCGTTGTCCTCGTCATCCGGCGGCGCAATGAGCATGCTCTCGGTGATCCCCCAGGCGACCTCCTCGGCGTCGGCCGGGTCGAACGTGTGGGGGTCGTAGATGTCGCCGCACAAGACGTTACAGAACTCGATGAAGTCCGGCAGGCTTTTGTGGAACCGATCCGTGGTCAGGATCTGGATAGCCACCATGAGCTTGTCGAAGTTCAGCCGGGGCAGGTCGACATCAAACTCTTCCTCGATTTCCAGGGCGATCGTCGAGGGGTCCCACTCAAGAGCCTCCACGCCGAACCGGTCCAGGAAGAGTGTTAGCAGGACTGTCGCGAACGTTTCACGGCTCGTCCATGCTTCCTGCAGAATGTTTTTCGCCATCGGAAATCCTTTTCCTGAGCTGCGCCATCGCTCGGTGATGGAGCGTCACCAGATTGTACCCAATGGTCTCAACCGGAGCGGCGGGCAGCGTCGCCACGACGTCGCCGCTGGTCAGATCCAACCAGCCGTAGTGGCCCGTCCAGGTACACCAGTTTCCGTCGGCGAAAGCCAGGGTTTCCCACTGGTCCCGGTTATCGTCGACGTCCTGGTCGTATCGTTCCAGAATCGCCTGGCGCTGGCTGGGTTTCAAGAACGCCAGCCGCTCCAGCAGGTCGGTCAGAAGCAGCCGCAGGGTGACGAATCTGGGCAGCGCAGCGCTTTCGTCGGTGTAGTTGTAAACGCGGGCCGCCGAGCGCAGTTGCAACTTGTCGAGCTTGAGAATCGGCGCTAGACTGGCCAGCGTTACGGTTAATTCCTGGTTTTCGGAGGTTTCCATGAGTGTTTCCATTCTCGATGATTTGTCGAAGGTCACGAACGGCCGGGCCGACTATGTGGTCACCAGCAAGAGCATCGAAGAGCTGCTCGCGGCCAGCACCTCGAACATGGTACTGCAAAAGGCGGCCGAGGCTGGGCTGAATCGCCCGGGCGTTTCGAACGCCAGCGGTCCGTATCCGGTCGACGCCGAGGGCAATACCGACGACCAGCTTCTCCTGGGCAAGCGCGGGCCGGTCGTTGGCTACCGCCGGGACTTCGTGGTCTTGGCCTCGATCTGAGGCGGCTCGGTCGGCTCCTCGTCGTTGTCCTCTTCTTCTCCGCCGCCAAACGTATCTTCGTAAGCGAGCTTGGCGGCGTAGAACTGGGCGACGAGCGGGGAGACCTTGAAGAACTTCTGGGCGATGTCGACCAGCACGTGTTCTTCAAACGTTTTGACCACGATGTTCTTGAACTTCTCCAGGGCCTCGGGTGTGTAACCCGCGGCCCTGACTTTTTCTGCGCCCTTCTTGATCTCAGGGCGCTGGTCGAGCATGTACTGGATGTACTTCGGGTCGATGAAGGACAAGTCGACGCCGTAACGCTTGATCGTCTTGAGGTCCGTGGCCAGCTGAAACACCGGGCGACCGGCGATCTGCGGGTCGTCAGCCGCCTGGTAGCGCAGCCACTGCAGCGACCAGCCGTACGCCTCAAGGTTGTCGTTGGGCTCTTTCATCACGAAAGGCGGGCGCTTGGTAGGCGGCTTCTTGGGGAGCGTGTGTTTCTTCATGAAGCTCTGATAGCAAAGGAAAAAGTGGAAGCTGATAAATAACGTGCGGGCTGTGTAACCGGAACACGAACATATCCGAAGATATGCTCGTGCCCGGCTACACAGCCGCGCAACGAACGAGGTTCAGAAGTGTCTGCCGTGGCGATTAGGCCACGATCAGCTCGAGACAGCCGCTCTCGTCGGCCACGTAGGTCCGCGGCCCGGCGGCGTTGCGGAGGCAGACGCCGTGCAGGACGTCGAAGTAGGCCCCGTAGGCCTCGCGCTTCGCGCCGTCCTGGCGCCGCACCACCTCGGCCCGGTACATCCGGAGCCGGTCCAGCCGCTGCGCCGGATCGTCGAGGTCCGGGTAGGCCTCGAGGACCCCGGACGCCACATCATCGCAGACGGCATCGATCTCGTCGATGATCTCCGCCTGCTTGTCGGCGTCGAGGGCCGCGAACGGAAGGGTCTCGGGCGTGATCCGGCCCGTGATGATCCCCTCAATCGTCTCCAGCTCGGTCCAGTTGGCAATCGCCATGGCAGAAACTCCTGGTAAGGACGTACCACCAAAACCAATGCGGGTGGTACACCTTATATGCCAGGATTTCTGCCGAAATTTAGAACGTCAGCTGCACAACGCTGCCTGTAGCGTTCACATACGTGACGCGGATTTTCTTTGCGCCGACAAGCTGCTTGAACGCCGCTTTTTTTTCAGCGCTCAACGCAGCGAGGCAGGTTTTGATCTTGGCCATTTCGGCGCGCTGCTTCTCTTTTCTTTTGCGCGCGCAGGCGCCGCACGAGCCGGGACCCGCGCGAAAGATCTCTGCTTTATTGAACAGGCACGGAATCGTATCTGTGTACCGCGCGTCCTGCAGCATAGAGAGAATCGTGCTGTCTTCGATTACCACGAGATCTTTCATCACAGGGCCTCAGAAGAGGAAGAATCAGACGGCGGGCTGCCCACCCAGATCGTGCCGCCGGACTGTAGCGTGTCCATTGTATCGAGGGTGCTCTTGAGTCGTTGAACGTCGTCAATTACATCCTGAATGAACTGCTTGGCCTCAGACCGGCTGCGCAGTTGGACGTCGACGTAGTTCAGGCGGAACCACTCGGGCCGCACGCCGGGAACCGGGTCGTCTTCAGGGAACTCCGCCAGGTCGGTCGGAGAGCACACGTGCGAGAAGGCGCCCTCGCGCTCACCGGCCGCGGGCTTCATCGGGAGCAGCAGGTAGGCGAAGATTTTCTCAGGCATCAGCTCGGCGTTGGCTGCCTCGATGCGCACGCGGACGCCGTCTGTGCTGTGGTAGTTGTACCGGCTGACGGCCCAGCTGAGCTGAATCCGGCGCCCAGAATCGGGCGGCAACGTCACGGGCGCGTCGGGCTCATAGAAATTGATTCCGAGCGTCTCGTTCAGCTCGATGGCGCCCCCAAACGATGAAGAAACGTTACAGTCGCTCATGCTGCCCTCCTGGCAATTCACGCATTCATGTGAAATCAAAGCGGCTCGGACGAGCCTGTTTCTTCCAAAGGCAGCACGACGCCGCTGATATTTACCGGGCCTGCCGTCGTGGCGCGGACGAAACCCATGGAACGGCCACGCACGTCGGTCGGACCCGGTTGCTCAATCTCTACGCCGCTTCGGTCGGCCATGAGCTCGACAAGTCGACCTGGTACAGGCCGCATGAGCGCATCCAGAAGCCGGACCTTTACGGCGATCGCGGCCTCGCCGTCAGCCACCGCGCGGTGCTTATTGCCAAACAGCAACTTGGAGTGCGCGGGATCGGGCGTCATGGATATTTGACCTTCAACAACGGAATGTCTGCCGTCTTGCGATAGTATAGCGTAATCGACTTGATTCTCGGGTCGTTTCGCTGGTCGCGCACGTACGCAATCAGCGCCTGGAGCGCTTCCGGGTTGGCGCTGCGCAACGTCTCCATCAGGGCGAGCGTAGCGTCAAGACAATCGAACAGCAGGCCCGGCTTTCCGCCGCAGCGACAGGTGCTTTTTGCGGCGCTTTCCAGATAGGCGGTTTTGCAGGCTGCGATCTGTTCTTCGACGGGTGCGAACGCCGGGTTGGCTCGAAAAAAGTCGACGCTAAACAGCAGCTTGGCAAAGTCGTCGCGCGTAAGAACTGCCACGCTCATCGCCGGTCTCCGGTTGTGGACTGCCACCTTTCCGTGCCGAAATGCGGCTGGCTCTCGCCACGCCGCGGGACGCTCGAGGTGTGAATGAACTGCTTCTGTCGATTCCATCCGACGACCTCATAACCGGCCTGATAGAGCTGTTCGCCGATTGTATAGTCGCCGCCGTTGTGCGTAAGCGCCGCGTCGGGCACGTCGGCGGCACGCATCGCTTCGGTCTTCAGGCAGAAGAACCCGCCCGCCACGAACACGGTGTTGTCTCCGTTTGGCGCCGGGCGCTTGTTCTTCATACGAAAAGGTCGACCCTTGAACCACGGCCGCGTGCGGTAGAGCTGCTGCTGACTGGGCGCAAGGCGGATCGTCATGTCGGCGCCGAACAGCCCGGCCGTTGGGTTGGCCAGGATTGTCTGCGTCAGCAGCGTGAGCCACTGCTGGTTTCTGTCGGCGATCGAGTCGTCATCAAACCAGAGCAGATAATTCGTCGTGATCGGGCACTCCGAGTCGTGGAACATCTCCCGCATCACCGGGTACTTCAGCGCGTTCTCGGCGTGCTGATAATGCTTGGTGACGATTCCGTGGTCGACGAGCCGGTTTAACACCGCGGCTGTCTCCTCGCACAGCTCGTTGGAACCGACGCGCAGGTCGATTCGGTTGGGCGGGCAGGTCGAGATAATCGAGTTCAGGCAGCGCATGTGAAGCGGGTGGTACTGCTTCGGCCCGTAGAACAGGACGCAGACAGTGAACTTCCCGCCGATGACCGGATTCTCAAAGATATCTTTGTCCGGAGCGCCGGTGGGGATCACGGTATTGGGAACGCCTGCCTCGGCCCGCTCAAACTTTGCGTCCGGAACCAGCACCAGCGCTGGGGCGGGCTCCTCTGACGCCGCGGGGCGGTAACGCGTGACCTCCGCCAGCGGCTTGATGGGCGGCAGAGTGCGGTCTTCGTAATAGCTCATCACGGCCTCGACAACGTGCTCTGGCGTAATCATATCCAGGCATTTAGGAACTGCTTGGCCAGGCTGGACGACGGGGTATTTACAGATTGACTGGTCGCCGTTCAGGGGCAGCACCTTGTTCTTCCAGCAGCCGTGGGCCTGGCAGCAATCCAGAAGCCCGATCGTGTGAAGGTAGCGGTGCGGCACAGTAAGCTTCTGCGCCGTCTCCAGGCCGCCCAGCCCGGCGTTCTCCCGAACGTAGGCCTCCCACCACCAGGCCTCCCGGCCGCCTGCCAGGACGACGCAGGGGCGCTGCAGCGCGGCGGCGAGGTGCATGGCCCCGGTGACACCGCAGATGACCCCGTCGGCGTGGTAGATCAGGCGGAGCCAGTCCCGCAGCCCGGTGCGCCCGACCAGGTTCAGGGCGCCCTGGATCTCGGGGTGCCAGTGGCCCTTCTCGGTACCGCCGATCTGAACGCAGGGGATACCCAGGGCGCTCAGCTGCCGGACCGTCTCCTGCCACGCTGCCTGGCCCCACACCTTAGCGGTGAAGTCCGACTTGCCCCCGGACAGAAACACCCAGTAGCGGCCCTCTACGAGCCTCTGGGAGCGCTCCTCGGCCGACAGGTGCAGGTCTGGGTAGGGCAGGGTCAGCGGGACACGAACCCGAGCCTGGACCTCAAAGTCCCTGTGAAAATAGGCAAGAAAGTGGACGGTCTCGTGATTCTGGTCCCGCAGCCCCTTTCCGTAGGTCAGCTTGAGGTGCTCGACCCCTTTATGGTCGCGGAGTTCCTTGGCGCTGACGATGTAGGGGTTGTTCTCCCAAAGCGCCGCGGCGTGCGTATCGACGCCGATCTGAAACTGCCCGGGGTGGGTCAGGGCAATGTCCCTGACCAGGGCCGTCAAGACGGCCGTGTCTCCAGGCGCCCGCTTGTGAATCAGTAGTAACCGCCGCGGGCCTGGCACACGCCCCTCACGCCGTCATGCTGGATTCGGGCTCAGCAGCTTCGGGCGTCGGCCCTCTTTTGTCCCGGGCGCGCTTGGCCATTTTAATGGCGTGCTGCACGACTATCTTCGCAGGCAGCGACAGAAACGGCATACTGCGCTTCGCCGCTTCTTCTTTGAGCCAACCGACGATCTCTTTGACGTTTTGCTCGCACCACTCGATGCCGTTGGCGTTCATAAGCTTTGCGCGGGTATTGCAGCTGCAGTTTTCGGTGGATTTGATTCCAATTTTGGAGAGCAGCTTCTTCAGCTGCGTCCCTGCGCCTGCCGGATCCCAGTCATAAGCTGCGCCACCGACTGTCGACTCTGCAGTTGCCTCGCCGCTGCAGCTCGTGAACTGTGCAAACACGCCCTCTATGTTGACGCGAGAGTCGTCGACAATAGAGATGTTTTTGCCGCAATTTTTGCAACGGTAGCACTTGTATTTTTCTAGCGTTTTAGGGCAAGTAACCGCGACAAACGCGCAATTCATGTGCAGGCCTGTATTTTGGGGGAGCAAATCACAAACAAACAATACTAGACTGCGCAACTGTCGTCAATCGGCGCGGCACATTACCGGCACTACAGCGCGGGCACTTTTACGATAAGGTTGCTGTCGGTTTGCAAAACACCGTCTTCACGAACGTACTGCATCCGAATTGAGCAGCCCTGACTATATGAATTAACCAAATCGCTATTACAGATTCCCCAGAGCCTACTTCCACCGCAATAAAATTCAACGTACGCATGTAGCCTTAAAAAATAGCGACAACGGTCTTCATTAAGGGAATTTTGGCACGCTTGTCGAGCCTGCGCCGCGCTTAAACCCATCGCTGTTAACACGTCATCATAAGTAATAAGCGTGCTAATAGTTGTATGATTTAATCGCGACCGCCACGCATATTCGTCGCCTGGATAACTAACAAAATTGCCGTTATCGGTTTGTTCGATTATTGGTTTACCAGCAAGATTAGCATAGTTGCTTAGCGCAAGGCCGCGACTATCTCTCGCTTGACTAACGGTCCAAACAAGTTGACGTGACAACACGGAAGTAGGCACGGCACCGAGCCCAGCTGTCGCACCATACAAATGATACGATCCAAGCGTTACGCTATTGGTGGGCTGCTGTAACGGCTGACCCCCGACACCGCATGCTAAAGTAAGGCGCCAACCAATTGTACCCGGGTTATTTGCTACAGCCGTTTCAAGTAACAACGTGTTGTTAAAAGATACGGCAATACTTACCAACTCTCCGGGATCCAACCCACGCTCGACACCATCTGTTTCTGTTTTTGTTCTTGGGTTTTCTAGTGAACCGTACATAATGCTTGCTAGCGTTTGTTCGTGTCGGCGATAAGTAACAAACGAACAAGGATTTTCGCTGCCACTGGGCGCGCTGCTGCTAGATCTGCTGCTGCTAGATACGCTGCTGCTAGATCTGCTGCTGCTAGATACGCTGCTGCTAGATACGCTGCTGCTAGATCTGCTGCTGCTAGATACGCTGCTGGTAGATCTGCTGCTGCTAGATACGCTGCTGGTAGATACGCTGCTAATACTCGAGCGCGGGGGCACGACGACTGTAACTGTGCCGCCACACCGTGTATTTGTGGCGCCTGCGCAATTAGTTGCGGCCGCACAAATTGGAAAAGAGTATCGACCCGGTTGGGCTGTCTCTCCTGATAGCCCCATTGTATTTAATAAAAGGCTTGCAGACACAGCGCGCGACCAACCCGCTTCGTTTGCGCGAACAGTTCCACCCAATATGTCTATGTTTGGGCTAACTGTTGAATAAAGTCGCCATTGTGTTTGTTCGTTGGCGGCTTTGACAGCGTCAGACACAGCAAACGCCACACTAAACGCGCTTGTTGGCGTGAGTTGGTTTAACGGTGTGCCGCCCGCGCTTTGAAAACTAAAGTTGATTGCTGTTGCGCCAGCAGCAGAACAGCTAGACGTAGAACTGCCGCTGCTTTCACTTGTTGCGCTTGTGCTACTACTACTGCTGCTGCGGTTTAATGGATTGCCGCATGTGTTGCAATCGCCAGACACAATCACGTCAGTGCGTTTTTCCCACGCACACGTATCTTTGTTGAGTACCCAAACAATAGAAGCGGTACCCGCGTTTCCAGGGAATGGCGAGCACCCGTCGCATTCAAAAAGTCCGGCCGGTATGTCGGCGCAATCTACGCAGCACCAATCATAAATAGCAAAACTTGTTGGGCATTTTTCGTCATCGATTAGGCGAAACGTGTACATGTGTTTGCGCACAAGTGTGCTTTTCCCATTGCACACTACGCGCTCATATACATCTAGAGAGTCTATGCCGTCTGGGAATCCAGCGTCGCAAATATTGCACGAGCTGCTTGATGATCCCGATGATCCTGATGCTCCTGCTGATCCTGATGATCCGCCCCCGCCGCCGCCGCCGTTATCTTCAGGGCATACACCAAATAGGACGCGAGTTGGCGGCTCCCATCGGCAAAATGCAGCATTAAACGACGGGTATGTGTCAAATCCAATTTGCTGGCCGTTAGCGCAAAAAATGGGCACATTATTTGGCGGCAGCGGTATTGGAGCACACGGTATGGGCGGCGGCGGTGGATCGTCGCCGCCGACGTCCGGGCCGCACGCATCGAGCGCCGCGAGCATTCCTTGAAAACCTACGTTGCCCTCTACAGGCACTACGCCGCCCGCGCCGCACTCAAAAACTACATCTACGCATTGCCCAGCCGCGTTTAATGTTTTACCGTTTGGGCAAACACACGCACAATCGTCGTTTACTTCTCCGCCCGCGCACGGAACGTCAGCTTCATTGCAAAGACATTCGCAATTTTCTTCATCTGGAATGCTAAAAGGCGCCTGACAATTCAGCGGCGGATCGCATTGCGGCGGCTCTGGCGGTTCGCCTCCGTTGCAGTTTTCGGCGCAAGCTTCTGGCGTCGGATAGCACGTTAGGCTAGCGTACTGCTCGCAATTGACTTCTCTGCACGGCATGGTCTAGTTGTCGCAAATGTAAACGGTGCGAATATCTGTAAATTTTACCTGTTGCGCCGGTGCCGGTGTAGTCTCGACGTCAAATTTATTTGGCGGCAAGATTTGATGCCGCCCGGCGCCGATCTCGTATAAAACAGCTGCCCAGCAGGCAGCCCGTTCCGGTGTTTGCATTGCGCCGTGCAGATGGTGCGCGTACTCATCGCCGATAAGCGAGAACCCGGCGGCTGCACAGCAGTCCGGCAGGCCGGGATGGGCCGCTTCGATTATTCGGTGCTCTAGCGCGCGAAATGGTGTTGAAAACGGTTCTGCGCTAGCTGACAAATACCTTGGCGTGTACTGATCGACGGCAGGGTTAAACGCCAAAATATTCGGGTAATAAAAACGCCGCGGGGGTGTAGGCATATTTGCGTGCTGTTTTCCGCGATACGAACACGCAGCAGAAAACACCACGGGGCGAATTGGCACAACATCCCACTCGACAATGAGAGTAGGCACTTGTGCTTTTTGCGCCAGCCAGTCAACGATTGCAAGGTAACTTCCGTGCGGTGCTTCTTCGTACGCAAGTTCAGCGCTTTCGCAGTATGGACGCATAAGGCGACTTAAACCGCGCGGAACTACAACTGTGTAATCAGCGTGCGGCGCATAGCGCGCAAACGCAGCGCGCTGGCCTGGCAAAAATATGGGCAAGTGCGCGACTACAGCAATATTCATTTGGTTATTGTGATTGTCGGCGCGGCAGGTTCGCAGTCATCTGCGGGCGGCCCGCCGTCGTCTACACGTTCAAGGTTAATAGTGCCTGCGCGCGGTAATCCATCTTCGTCGGTGTCTTTACACAAAACAACGGCACGATAGCTGGCGCCAGTTACGCAGCCTGCCCCATCAAAAAAACACATTGATGCGGCAAACAACCAATCGCCGTTTAAACAGGTTGCTGTGTAGTTCCACGCCGCGTATCCACCGCTACCGAAAAGATCGTCGCGGGTGTTTTGGCCAATATACACGCCGCCATAACAAACGCCTATTGCAACAATACCGTCAAATGTGCCTGTAATTGCAAACGGGTCATCGCACGTTGGGCATTGACATTCTTTTACGCAAACATAGCCAGTACAAATGTAACCGTCGTTGGTTGGGGGGCATACCCAGCCAGTAAGCGGCGGGCATACCCAACCAGTACCAGGGGGCCCGCTAGAGCTGGAGCTCGGGGAGTCGCTAGAGCTGGAGCTTGTTGCGCAGCATTCGCATGGACCAAAGTCTACAATTCGCGTAGTGAATTCGGGCATTTCATTATTCACACACGTAAATTGTTGCTACCGTGCCGTGTACATTGCCGCCGTCGCAATAAACACTGGTTATCACGTCAAACGGCACTTTATTGCAATCTGGCCCGGGCGGACCAGTTGGGCCTTCGGGGCCACTCGGACCTTCTGGACCGGTAGGCCCTTCAGGGCCAGTCGGGCCAGTCGGACCTTCTGGGCCTGTCGGACCTTCTGGGCCTGTCGGACCTTCTGGGCCTGTAGGTCCTGTCGCGCCAGTGGGGCCTGTCGCGCCAGTGGGGCCTGTAGGGCCTGTAGGTCCTGTCGCGCCAGTGGGGCCTGTCGCGCCAGTGGGGCCTGTAGGGCCGGTCGGTCCTGTCGGACCTGTGGGGCCAGTCGGGCCTGCGGGGCCAGTCGGGCCTGTAGGACCAGTAGGACCAGTGGAGCCTGTCGGTCCGGTGGGACCAGTCGGGCCTGTAAGACCAGTAGGACCAGTGGGGCCTGTCGGTCCGGTGGGACCTGTGGGACCTGTGGGACCAGTAGGACCAGTGGGGCCAGTGGGGCCTGTCGGTCCGGTGGGACCTGTGGGACCTGTGGGACCTGTGGGACCAGTAGGACCAGTGGGGCCAGTGGGGCCTGTCGGTCCGGTGGGACCTGTGGGACCTGTGGGACCAGTCGCTCCGGCCGGGCCTGTAGGACCAGTGGAACCGGTAACGCCAGTCGGCACGCCGATATTAATGGCGATGCCGAACCGGCATTCGCCGCTTGGACCTTCTGACGGCGTTACCGTCATCGAACCAGTAGGCTCATTTGACGGATAAACTGTTAGCGTTCCGCTAATTTCTGGGCACGGACCGGCCGGGCCGGTCGCGCCGCGTGGTCCTGTTGGGCCAATAGCTCCGGTTGGCACACCAATACTGATGCTAATGTCGAACCGGCATTCGCCGCTTGGACCTTCTGACGGCGTTACCGTCATCGAACCAGTAGGCTCATTTGACGGATAAACTGTTAGCGTTCCGCTAATTTCTGGGCACGGCGGCGGCGGCGCGGGCGTCGGAATTCCTAAATCGATATCGATTTTGAACGAACAATCCGGCGGGTTGTTGCAGTCGCCGTCAGTGCTGTTGTCAACGACAGACACGGCCAGCGTGGGCTCGTCCGCTTCGATGAGACTAACGGCGCCGGTCGCGGTGATCGTCGGACAGATTGGCCGCGGGATAGGAACGACGACGTCCAGATCGATCGTAAACTCGCACTGTGTTTTGTTTGGGTCGTCGCAGTCTGGGTCCGGCGGTTTTTTCGTGACTCGAATCGCGCCTTGCGACCCTTCTTCGCATTCCTCGCCCTCATAGTGTGTGCGCACCGTGACCTCGCCGCCCTCAATAACCGGGCATGGCGGGCGAGGAATGGGAATCGTAAGATCCAGGTCAATCGTGAAGTCGCACAGCGTTTTGTTTGGGTCGTCGCAGTCTGGGTCTAGCGGTTTTTTGGTAACCGTGATTACGCCGCCGCCGTCGCTATCCTCGAGGCAGTCTTCGTACTTTGTTGTAATGCCGACTGAGCCGCCAGATATTTCAGGGCAAGGCGGCCGAGGAATAGGAATCGTGAGGTCAAGGTCGATTGTGAAACGGCAGTTTTGATTCTCACTGCTTCCGCACGAGGGAATTTCCTTGGTGACCGTGATTATGCCGCCGCCCTCGCTATCCTCGAGGCAGTCTTCGTATTGCGTCGTGATTCTTACCGACCCGCCGTCGATGTCCGGGCAGGGCGGCGTGGGGATCTTGATGTTGAGATCCAGGTCAATAAAGAACCGGCACGGATCCTCATCAACCTTTGTGACCGTGAGCGCGCTTGGCTCGCTCGACTGCGACGAGTCGCAGTTATTCTCTTGCCTGGTGGTGACCGTAACGGTCGTCTCGAATTGCGGGCACGGAGGCGGTGGCGGCTCGGGCGGAATCGTGGGCGGCTGGCAGTCGAAGATTGGCGGCGGCGGCTCCGCGATCGAGCACTCCGAAACAAAATTGAAGTCAAGACTCGCAATCGAGTCGACGTCGCACTTGTCTCGATCAAAAAGAGGCGCGGCCATACGTTATTTACGAGTTGCAGTTACCGACAAGGTTGTTTTGCGCAAGCGCGACGATCACGGTGTTTGTTTCAGCGTCTGCGGTGACGTTGACGCCCGTGCCGCCAACAATGTTGACGCTACCGCCGCCGATACCGTTAATCGTTGAGATCACTTGATTGCAGGCAGGCCCGCCGCTGAAGAAACCAGTCTCTGGGTCAAATGGTTCGCCCGGGTAGAGGGGTAACTCACCGCCGTGCGCGCACAGTTCATCAACGTCCGTGTCGCCGCCACCGACTTCGGCGGTAACACGGATTTCATTAAGCTCGTCTGTTTGTTTAACGCGACAATTGTACCCTTCTTTGATGCGCAGGTTGCCTTGCATGCAGAAAGCGTTTACGACAAGCTCTCGCGGGTCGGGCGCGGTTTCGTCGTGACAGATGCTCGGCGGCAAAGCGCGCACGCGTGGTAAATTGCCTAAACTGATGGACCGAACGTAGCTCTTAACCAGACTTTGAATGCGCCCGGGCTCGAGCGACCGTTCGCGGGCTGGGAACGTTAGCTCGTCGCCGTTTTCGCTCAACAGCGCCCGCAGCGCCTCCAACGGTCCGACCACCAGAAAACCCTCCCACGTGGGCTCGATCGCGCAGGGCGAAGTTGCCGCGGGGTCTGATAGCGCGAAAATGCTTGTCCAGTCCTCTGCCGTGTCTGCGCACTCAAACACGAGCGGAAGCGCGGCGGCACCGGGCGCGTCAGTCGCCAGTTCAAAACGAATCACGCCAGCGGCGCGGGTAATTCCCGCCAGCCACACCGCGTGAGCCTCGTGTTCAAACGCGCTGTCTAGCCCCATGATGATCCCGCAATCGACAACCGCAGAGTCTGGAAGCAGCGGGCCAGAGAAGTCGCTTTTGTAGACGAACGGATACGCACGGTATTCGTTGTCGTTATAAAAACCGGGACGGGGCATTTCACACTACCTTTCGGCCAACAGTGTCTATTTTAATGTTTCCGTCTTGCGGATAGACCCGCAAAACCGTATCGGTAGCCTCGTGGCCGTTCGCGGTGATAATGAAATTGCCGTACTCATCTGGCCCGCACGATATGCCGTTGATTGTCAACGTTTGCAGAAAGTTGCGCGACTCAAATCGATCAAACTCGTCACAGATTTCGCGGCTGAAGAGCGGCTGCCCAATGATATCTATGCGGATCGTAGTCTCGCCCTCTTTGCGAACGACTATGCCGCGGCCGCCCACAAGCCACACGTCTCCGGTAACGATGGGACCGCCCGGCGTAGTCAGCGCGCGCACGCCTGGTTCTCGCGCCGGGATTACAACGCTCGAAACAAATTCGGCAGACTCTGTAGAAAATGTATGCGTCTCTGTGGGCCAGCCGGAGAAGCGCGCGAGGGCCAGCGGCGCTGACAGTAGCTGCCCCGCAGGCCGTCCGTACTCGTCGTACAGCGCGAGCACGCCGTCCGCTGGCGGCGCCGCAGAGTCGAAGGTCGCTGCTGCCCGCGCGCGATTAGCGTTGTCGCCAACGCGAATCGTAACCTGTTGCGGCGTCACGACGACAGCGGAGAGATACGCCTGCTGCTCCCCGTCGATGGCGTAAATGGTCGCATCCAAAAACGTATCGCGACCGATTTCTAATCGGCGCTCACTGGAAATAAGGGTGGCGCGGTCCGCAAACGGATAGCGCGAGTCAGCTTGCTCGTCGCGAAACTGCGGATACAGGATACGAGCAGCCGCCATGCTAATCCTCGATCGTAAACTTGTTGAAGCGAGTGTAAGACGACGAACTAAACACACCCGCCTGACCAACGGGGTCGCCGTAGTTTGCAACCGTGAGCGATACAGAAAGCGGCACCACGCTTCCGTCGACAGCCTCTGCTGTTAGCGTTATTGCCACAGCGCTTCCAACCAGCACTGGCGTAGCGGTCAACCGATACCAGGTGTCAACGATCGCCTGAAACGGCGCACTGTATTCGTTAACAAAAGCGGAGCCGTTGAACCGCAACAGCTTGAGCTGCGCGGTGTCTGCGTCGATCGTGGCAACCAGGTACCGCGTTGGTGAACCCAGGCCGCTATTGCCGCGCAGATAGTTCAAAACCAGTCCGCCGTTTCGGCGCAAACCTGAGACTGTGATCTGCAGCTCAACTCCAACTGTCTTGGACAGCGCCCAATCGCTGGCGCAGTTCTTGAACAGCGCTAGGTTGCGACCGACGATGTTTGCGGCAGTGTAGACGTAGTGCGCATCGTCCTCGCCCACCGACAACGAGGAGGCGTCTGCACAGAGCGACGGCGCACCAACCACAGAATCAAAGACAAACAAGCCGTCTCGAACCACGAATTCGGTTGCTGCGCCGTCGGCGAAATTGACGCAGACGGGCAGCGTAGCGCACGTCCCGATGACGCTATCGTCGGGCAGGCTTTCCGAAGACACTACGTCAGGCGGCAAATCCGGCCCGGGCAGCTGCGTAGTCGGGTCGTACCAAGTCGCGTCATCAATGCTTTCAGTGCCCGGCACGCAGTTGTCCTGCGGTGCGCGCCGTTCGTCGTTGCCGTCGCCGCCCGCACACGCTTCCGAAAGCCCGGTGTCGGCGAGGACATCGACGCCGCCGCAGTTCTCAAAGACCGCAGGAGTGAAGCCGTCAAACGTTATGTTGATATTTCCGGCGCAATCTGGCGTGAGCCCGTTGATGGTTTCGATGGGCGGCTTGGGGCACGTTCCGCTCTCGGGGCGCTGGTTACAAGGACCGAGTAAGGTTCTGAGTGGATTTGCTCCCTGCACCTCGTCCTCCAGTTTGAAGACGATCGCATTAACTGGCGTGCTGTTAACTCGTAGCGCTTGTTCCGATGTTTTGGGAATGTACGTGGTCGTCACCGGCGGCTGGCTTAGAAACGTAACGATGCCCTGAAGACTCGTCGACAAATCAAGCTTGCCAAGCGACGGAATTGGTAGCGGGCGGTACGGTCGCGCGCACCGCTGTGAAATGAGCGTCTGGATCGGCGAGCTGTACCGGCCGACAAACTCCTCATCAAGGCCGTGCCCCAGCGCAACCCAGCCCGCCACGCCGTCCGCAAGCGGCGTAATCGGGTGGTTGACGTTTTGCGGCGTGGACCTGGGCAGCGAGACGGCGGCGATGGTAACCGGAGCTGCGTCGGTCAAGCTGGCCGCGGCGCCGAACACCAACGTCACCAGACCCGGAGACACAGTGATGCCCTGAACGAACAAGTACTGCCCAAGCGTGACCGGAAAGCGTATATGGCAGTCCACGAGAATGTCGTCGTGGATGCTCTTGCCTGCGTCGTCAACGCCCGTGCTGCGTTCGTCCAGCGGGTAGCGCCGTGTCGCCTGCAGGTCGTACCAGTTCTGGTTGCGTATGGGCATGGTCTAGCATTTCCGGATCGTGTTGCCCGCGAGGTCGCAGTTGAGCGCCGCCGAGGCAGAGGCCATTGCGACCGGCGCAGTGTCTACGCACCCGGCGAGAACGGAAGAGTCGCCCACGGCTCCTGTGAGCGTGGCCGTAATCAGGTAGGGGTACGTTTTGGTCGAGAAGCGCAGGCGAAACTTCACGTATGCAGAGTTGCCCACGTCCACTGGCGGGAGCGGCGCGTTGAACGACGGATACGAGCCTTGAAGTACGTATTCGGCGCCGGGGTATCCGGGCGCCTGCAAAATTGTGTAGCCGCACTCGACATCGGCCGTGGCGCCGAGCGGAAAACTGTCGAACTCAACGAACAGCGTCGCGTCTTGCGCGCACTGCTGACACTGGTTGCAGAACATGATGACCACGTCGAGGACTGGGCAGCGTTGCGGCGCTAAAATGACCCGCAACGGTTTTTGCAGGCGGCATTCGCGTTGCTCCACCCAGCGGTCAATGTTGTTTTCGTGAAGCAGTTTGATGTCGTGCGCCCGTTTTCCGATCGTCGAATAACGGCGCGAGACGCGGTTCATGTACAGCGCCGTGTTTGCGTAATCGGGGCAGTCGCAGCAAGGCGGGCAGTTGCTGCCGACCATGAGCGCCGCCGTGTTGTTCGGCCTGACCGGCACGGCCCGGCCATTGACGTTGAGCGTCGTGGGCTGCCGGACCCAAATGCAGTCAGGCCCGGCAATCACAAGGTCGCCGTAGGCGTTTGCCGTAGCGCCACCAAGCCGAAAAATCGGCCGGTCAGGTTCGTCTGGGCAGTCGTCGTATTTTCCCAGCCCCGCGCCGGGGACTGCGCCAAACTCGATATTCGTGTTCTGCCGTAGGCCAACGACTTCCGTACCCGTGTTCTCGATAAGCATGTTGTTCCCGGGCGCAAAAATTACGCCCGTGCGCCGAGCGCCGCCGAGTTCAAAGTCGGCTTCCATCACCTTGAGCGAGCGGAGGCGGCGGGGCATTTTGTAAATCGCGCGCTCGTCCAACGTGGCGTTTCCAGGGACGAGGTGGACCGGCCAGTTCTTCGGGTCGATTTCGAACGAGGGCGGCCAGGTCTTGTGCACGACCATTCGGCAGACGGCGTCGAGGCCGCTCCACTCGTAGACGTCGTAATCGTCGCCCCAGCTGAGTTTTCGAAAGCTTTGGTACTCGGGGTCGCCGCCATCAGGGATCAGCTGCGTCGAGTCGAAAACCGTCGTGCCGTTGTCGTCGACGATCAGAATGTCGGCCTCGTGAACCGGTTCAGGTGCCCAGGTCGGCGCTTCTGCCTCCTCGCACCCGACGCCGTAGAGCCATTTGATGCGGAGCGGGTGCTGCCGGATGACCTCGCTCGCGCGGTAGTATCCGGGATCGTCGTAGGCCAGATAGAAATCGGCGATTAGATATCTAATGTCGTCCGACGGGTCGACGATCGGGTAGTCCAGTCCGCTCTGCGGCTGAATAACGCCAATGCCTCCCCGGCCGCCGGGCGCGATAAAGAAGTCTTCGCAGCTCATGGCAGCTCCTAGCTACAGGTGTTGCAGCCGGAATCGCCGAGACGGCTTCCCAGGACGACAAGAGACATTTGCGTCACTTCAGATCCAAGCCGCGTTACAAAGTTCTGCAGCGTATTAACACCGTCGCTGAAACGGTCGACCTGCCGGGACAGGGCGTCTAGCTCTTCACAGCCGCAGCACGGTTGGGCGCAGAAGTCGTTGAACAGCAGCCCGCTGGTTGTGGGTCGGATTTCGATGCACTCGCCGCCGCTGAAGACGTAGTCGCCGTCATCAGAACACACGCCGTTAATGCACCGGATACATTCACCCGGGTCCGGCGTTTCGCAGACGCAATCCGTGTTCAGGTTCAAGCCAGAAATCGCGCTGAAGATGATCTTGGGATCAGTGCCTGCGTTGTTCTCCACGATGATTCGCATGTTTGAGCCAGCGATCAACGTGACGTCGCCGTAAATGAAGTCGCTCAGCTCGTCGCCATTGTTTGAAACGCGCAAGCGCGTCACGCCGCGAATCATCGGCCGAATCGGGTCGGCCTCGAGCTGTCCGCCGCTGGGAGCGAAGTAGTACAGTCCCGGCGGTAACGAATCGACCTCGTCAAGCTTTCCGAGAACAACCTCGCCGATGCAGTCAGAAAAACTGTCGACGCCCGCCATCGCAAACGCCCGGTTCGGCTGGTAAGCGCTTCGGGCGATGTTCGCTGCGGCAACGTCGGGATTGTCGCGCGTATCTGTCTCGCCGCTGTCGTAACCGATCGTGATGTTGTAACCCGTTGCCGAAATGAGCACGCTTTTAACGTAGAACTTGACCGGCTCGATGTTCGGATCAACGGGTACTGGCAGATAGAGCGCGACGATAAAGCTGTCGGGCAGGCGGATCGTACTAGTTATGTCTGTTTTGGTAGCGCGCTCAGCCAGCGGATAAGAACGCTGCGAGTTGTGGTTGAGCCACTGGAGATTCCAATTTCCGACTGGCATGGCTTATTCAGCGGCAGGGACGGTGATCACACCCGACAACCGTAACAGACCGACCTCGCCCGCGTAGCTGTCCGCGGTGCCGTATCGCGCGAGCGTCACCAGGACAGTGTCGCCCTCGACGATCTCGAACGTCTCGCTCTCGACCTCAACAGGCGTATCGACGGGAAGCGACGCGGCGGGCACTTCAAAAACGATGTTGACCTCGTCGCTCACGCCGGGAAGCGTCGGCATTGCAGCGGTCACCGCAGACGCTGGCCGCGGAATGCGCCGATACGACACGGCCATCGCGGGCAGCACGGCGCTGGTTCTGCCAAAGAGCTGCGCGCGAATGCGCAGCGCCAGAGGCGCGCCAAGGTTCGCGCTGGGAACGTTGAGCCGCACCCGCACCAGTGAATCCTGGCTCTGTGGAAACCCGAGGTACGGAATGTCGAGATAGAGTCGCTCGACCGTGTCGGACAACCGGATGATCTGCGGCGCGATTTCGCGTTCAACCAGTTGGTCATCGTAGGAAATGGTGACCAGTCCTTGATGCAGAAGCGACTCATCGTCAGCCGGAAGCTGCAGCGCCGTCTTCTCAGCAGTTGTGAGCACACGGCTGCGCGTGCCGGTGATCGTCAGCGGCCCGGCGCCGGAGCGGACGCCTTCAGCAACCCACCCCTTCCGGAACTTAAAATCTGTTGTGATCTGCTTGTAGACCCGGCCGCCAGCCACCTCGGTCGGATCGTCTAGGAGCGCCAGGTTCAGCCCCAGCTCGAGATCGCCCGTCAGCGCATTATCTTGATTCGCCGGAATACCGTCGCAGTTGACGACGGTAATCGGGCTGCCTTCAGCAGGCTTGAGGCTCGTCACCACGGAGCGGTCGTTACCGAAAAGCATCCGAAGATAAACGACGATTACCCGCATTCGCTCTTCGCGCGGGCAATCGGCCAGCGAGCTCACGGATTCGACGCTGGCCGTGTCAAGGTCCGCTGGCCAGGGCACCTCGCCATAGCAGTCGCTCATCCACCAGATGCCGTGGGTGTTTACGACGCACAGCCCGTCGGCGCCCAGCGGAATCTCCGTAGCGCCGACGTTGTTGATTCCTTTGTCCCAGAGGATGGCCACGGCCTGGATCGGTTGCGGCGGCCAGACGCGCTCGATGGCGGCGTGCTGAGAAAAGTTGTAGCCAAACTTTGCGCCCGCCGGGGCTGTGCCGTTGAAGATTGCGTGATCAGCCGGAAGCCAGCCCTCGCGTTCCTCGTCGGCGTTTTCGATCGTGTGCACGCCATTCGTGGCGGCCGCGGTCGGATCGTGATCGCCCGCAGGCAGCGTCGCCAGCTCAAAGCGGTAATGGATGTGGTCTTCGAGAAAGTCGCGCATCTGCGGCATCACGACGACCCACGGCTCGTCGGCGCAGTTGTCCTTGGCGCCCTGCACGTAGCAGACGCTTACGGTGACGGGCGGCCGCTCTTGAACGAGCTTGCCGCTCTCGGTGCTCGACAGGTAGTAACGACCGGCGGCCACAGTACCGCTGACGGCGTTGGTGATTTCCGGGAGCTTGACCAGGCCGCGCAGCACGATGTCCGCCTGTGTGGCGTTCTTCTTCGTGTAGCAGACGCCCAGGACGTCGCAGGAAGGTTGCGTCACCAAGGCCTGGGTCGCCGGGTTCGTTTCCACGGCGGCCAGCGCCTTTTCGTAGCGCTGAGTTTCGTGGTTCCAAAACACGGGCTGGCCGGGCAGCACGTCCGGTGCAACCGTGGCATCCACGTCGAAAATCGCCTGGCCGAGGGCCGCGGCGTCAAGGCGGTCCTTGAGGTAGTTCGTGCGGTCAACTAGCGCGCGATCGGGGCGACTTACGACGCCAGCCTGCACCGGCTCGCCGGGCGCAACGTGCTTGATGTTGTTCAGCCAGTTACTGTTGGACATCCGTGTCCTCCAATGGTTTCACAAATCCATGTGAAACTGTTATTCAAACGCCGCTTCCCAGGTGATCCCGATTTGCGAGGACGCTTCCTTGGTCACCTGATCAGCTGCCGCGAAGGTCGTCCGCGCAAACAAGACATCCTGCGTCGGGTCGTCGCCGCCGGGTGTCGCCACGAGCGACGCGGCGTAAATCTTGCTGTTGTTGCCGCTGCCGCCGAAGGCCTTTCCGTGCACGCCCTCGACGCCGGAGGTCTGGGCGAAAAACGTGAGCGCGTTACCGTTGGCGCCGTCGGTGAAGTAACCCGGGTAAAGATCTGCCGTGTCGGTCGAAATACCCAGCGTCGGTTCCAGCCGCAGGGCGACGCGGAGATAGTCGCGGGAGGCGCTGGCCATCAGGTTGTTGTAGTAGTCCGGATCGAGGTCTCGCTCGAAGGCCTCGACGGTCACCTCTGTGGAAGGGCTCCCGACGTTTTCGTACTCGATGTACATCGCGGAGATGTGGTAGCTGGGCCGACCGGCCTGCGGTCGGTAGCCGAGCTGCCGGGCGGCGACGTGGCCCCAGGACAGGAGGATCTGGTTCTTTTGGCTGTGGAGCGGCACCATCAGGCCGCTGGACTCGTCGACCCGCCAGAGCGTGACTCGCCCGCGCACACCTGACCCGTTCTTTCCAATCGTGTCCGTGGCCATGTTACTCCCTTATTGGCACGTCCCGGAGATCGTCCGTGCGTATACCGTGTTGTCGCGCACCAGGTCGTCAGTCACAGTGTCGGATAGCGGCTCCGCGCCGGTGAACGTCGCGACGCTTTCGGCCAGGTTTTCTGCGCCGTTCAGGGCGTCCCGGACCGGCGCCATGTCGTAAATCACGATCATGGCGGCCTGGGGCGGCAAGAGCTGGCGCAGGTGCCTGATATTGTACAGGCCCAGCCGATTTTGCCCCAATGCGCCGCCCTTGATGCGCACAATAATGACGTTGTTTCGCAGGATATTGGCGACGATAAATTTCAGCGGATTTATCGTGCTTGGCAGATTATTTGCGGTCGGCTCGCTTTCCGGCTGGGCGCGGCGGTCCAGCATGTGCGCCAGCGTCCCCAACTTGCGGCGCTGGCGGTCGCACGGATCCGGCACGATTTGCGCCGCCGCGACGCCCCGCGCGTGGAGGTCGTCGAAAAAGCGGGCCACGTCGGCCGGGAAACCGCCCAGCGGAAACTTGACGAACGTGTAACCGCTGGGGTGGGCCGCGTCGACGGCGAGCGGCAAGTCCTTGTTCTCGAACACAAGGTCTCCGTAAAAGCAGGCCGCCAAGAAACCCTGGTCGAGCGTCAGCGCGGAGATGCTCGCCGGAACCTGTCCGCTTGTGAGCGTGACGATTTCCAGGGCGTCGGTAAGCCGCGAGCCGACGAGCAGTTTGTCGCCCACAGCAACCACTGGGGCGGCGTTCTCCTGAAACCGGTACACATTTTTGTCTGTGGCGATGAACAGCCCGCGCGCGTCGACCTGCACGACTTCCACTGTTTCTTCGGGCTCCACGGTCAGGGGCACGCCGCAAATTGCTGCCACGGCGGCGTCTAGGTCGCGCACGGTTGCGCCGCCGTTAACCAGCCCGCTGTATACGGCGTTCATCAAGTCCTTGGCGCCCTGACTCGTCTTCAGTCGCATTCCCAGGGCGTAGGCGAACTGGTTGAAAACGTAGTCATAGTCGAACTGCCCGTGAAAACCCCAGACGGTAATTTCCTCATCGACGAGATCCTTGCCCTTGTAAATACCGCGCTTCAGAAACCCGGGGGAATCAAACGGGTTTGCCGAGAACACGAGAGCGCCGCGCGTCTCGTCCAGGATGTAATCGACCTTATCTGTCAGGGCGACCGTGGGGAAAATCAGTTTGTTGAAGATCTGCGCGACGCCGACCAGCTTGTCGGGTTTTGGAAACGCGAAGTAGGGCCGCTGGATCGGCGTGTCGAAACTGGCTCGCCCGTCGCCAAACGCGAGCTGGTCGGTGTCAAAGCGGCCAACACCAACCAGGCCCGTGTTGGCGTCGCTTCGGCGCAGCGTTATCGGCGTCCAGTTTTCAGTGTGGTAAAGCGGTACAGTCACGCGGCTCAGCGCGGCGACGGCCTCGAGCAGGTTGCGATGCGACTGGGCAACAGACTGCGCCGTAGCGTCGACGTAGGACCGAACCTGGTCGACAGCGGTGTACGTTCGCGCCCAGAAGCTGCCGAGAATCGACAGCAGCACACGGCTTCGGTCGAGATCACTGCCGGGATAGACAAACTCGTACGCCATTGGTCACCTGCTCAGTTCGTAAAACCCGCGGCTACAAAGGAGATCGAGATGTCGTCCTCTCCCACCAGAAACACCGTTGTGCGCCCCGTTACCTGCCGGTTCGGGTCGTCCGGAACTTGCAGCAGGATGTTGTCTCGCAGGTACTGCGTCGTTCCGTCCGGACGGCGAATGCGGCCGAACATGTCAATTGCGCTCACGGCGGCGTTGCCGGGCAGGAACGGATGCACCGCCGCGCTGATCACCGAGGAGTGCAGCTGCCCGGTGAAGCCAATTTTGCGAATGGCCGCGGCGATCGCTGCTTTGATGGGCGCCGGGTCAAGATCGGCGGCGTTCGCGGCCTGGCGAATCTCGAAAGATATCTTTGTGAAGCAGGGGACCGCCGCCCGGGCGAGCACGTCGGCCAGGCGGCTGCGGACGTCACGAGCCGCCAGGTAATCCTGGATGGCTGCGATCAGTGGCAGGCCCACGGTTGTCACCGAATACAGCGCTGTGCTGGATTGCGGAACAAGCGTTCCCGGGTTGGTGTCCGTGTCCTCGAACCGGATAATCGCCGTCTGGTAGCGCGTGTACGCGGCCTCTTCGGCACTGACGATATCGGGCGCGAAATCTACCTCTGAGGTGTCCCAGAAGCGCAGGTCCTGCACGACGGAATAACCCACGCTGGTCGTGTCGCGCGGCTTAGCAATCCGGCTAACCTCGTAGAACCCCGGCGCCAGGTCGCGATTGAGTGCGACCTGCCAGATGGTGCCTGCGGCGCCCGGACCAACGTACACCGCCTCGAGCAGATGTTCTCGTTCCTGCGCGTCCGCGTGCGTCTGGCAGTAGATGTCGACCTTGCCGCCGCCGCTGATCGGGAACAGGCTGTGCTGATCGCGCTGCTGTTCGGGATCGCCGCACCCCAGAATCGACAGGTGGGGGATGTTGGCGAACGCCGCCTGATTCTTGATCTGCGCGATGTAGTTCTGTCGCCCGCCGATGGCTTTGGACGCAAGACCGGCCGACAGTTTCGAAAGGTACTCGGCGTTTGTCGGAGCGTCGGCGCCGTTAACGAAGTCGGCAGCCGCAAACGCGTCAGCCGTGTTGTTCACGATGTTATCTGGAATAAGCTTGGTGCCGCGGCGGATGTTTCCGGCCAGGCCGACGTTTACCGCCCGGAGCGAGATGTTCGCGGCATAGGTGCCGTCGCCGACCTCGATCATTACGCGCTCGGTCTCGGTGAGAGGCACACTGTCCGGCGGTAGGAGCGTAAAAGTGGCCGTCGGCTGAAATTCAACGCCGCCGCCAATAAAGACAACAGCGTCGGAGATCGTCGTTTGATTCGGCAAGTTCAGAATCAACGTGCCCTCCCCGACAGCGCGGGAACCCAAGTCGCGGGCCATGTTGTAGTTCGACAAGACCTTGTCGACCAGCGCTTCGTCGGCCAGCGCCGGATTGGTCGAAATGCCCAGCAGGCTATTACTCGCCAGCACGCGCTCGACGTTCTCCCGAACAGCCCCGTTAAGCACGGCGTTAAAGTAGATGACCAGGTCGTGAAACACGCCGCGGGTTAGCTCTACCTCGGGGTGCCGTTCCTGCATGAGCTGCGTGAACGTCGCAAACATCGCGTCAATCTGGGCGCGATCAAGTTCCGTCAGGCTGCCGATTTCAAGGGCCATGAATACACCTAAACAAGAGTTTCAATCGGGAGAATGGCCGCACGCGACTCACCGGCGCGGCTGTAAATCATAACACGCAAGTTCATGTAGCCCGGCAAGAACTGGACACTGGTTAACTCGGCCTCATCGAACTGCTCATCGCTGGGCATGTTCTCGTATTCTTCGTTGCGAAGATTGCGCTCGACGTAAAGGCTCGCGGCGCCGAAAGCCGCCACCACGTCAACCTCGTTGCGCAGCGAACCCTGTCGAACCTGCGTCATGAAGTCGCTGCCGCGAGTGGGCAGACCGGGCATTGAGCCGAGCTCGGTCAGGAACTCCAGCGCCCACCGCTGGGCGAGCTTTTGAATGCCCACACAGATCTGGCCGCTGGTGTCTTCGGCATAAAGCGCCAGCCCCAGCCGCGCTTCTCCGAGCGCCTTGACGCCCTGAAAGGCAAGGTAGTCGTACTTGCGATTTGCGTATTCTGCGAGACTCATGAGTTGTTCCTTACGCGAGGCCCGCCGCGCCGCCCGGATTCACGTCGCCCTGGAAACCGTCATTTGCGCCATGCGCCTTGCCCAAATCAATGTATTCCTGCACGCCGTCCTTTAAGAACGAAAAAATGCCAGAAGCCTGCTTGCCGTGACCGTCCAGCCGCCCGTGGAGCAACGCGGCGCAGCGGGCATGGCTCGCATGCCGCAGTCGAAATGCGCGCTCCTCGGTGGCCATAAAATCCACCTGCCACTTGATGGCGATCAGATCTCCCACGGTGCCGCCCAATACTCCAGGGCCCTTGAGCGCCTCCTCCGAGTACTGCTCGTTGAGCTTGTTGCGATCCCAGGCAGGTTCATGAAGACCGGGAACGTCGAGCAGGTCGCGCTGCGCCATGACTTTGGGCACCGCCCACGGCCGCGGGCGGGACCAGTCTTTGAACTGCTCTGCCGCGTCTCGGGCGTACTCTTCCAGGTCGGCGACGCGGTCCTTGAACTTGTCGTCTACTTTGCCGAGCGATTTTCCGTGCGCCATCAGAAACCTCCCTGCGTGTAACGCTTGTCGATCATGGCCTGAATTTTGGCGGCGCGCTGACTCACGGCGCCGGGTGTGACATTCAACCGGCGCGCAATTTCCTGCGTACTGGTGCGCCGCCGCCCGTTGCGCCCTAGCGTCAAATCCATGATTAACTTGTCGGTCGAGCTGAGGTCGTCGTACACGAAATTCATCCACGCCTCGGCCGCGCGGATGCTGCCGGGAATCGTGCTAGCCACGCCGCCATCATTCATCTCGTCGCCGCTTTCGACTACTGTGGAGCCCTCGGCGACAGGCTGCGCAAACGAGCGAATCTTTCGGATCCGCCGGGGCGAGAGCAAAGTGTGGTCGGCCAGTTCGTCGTCCGTGGGGTCGCGGCCAAGTCGGTCGCGCAATTCGTTCTCGCTCTCGGCGAGCCGCTGGTAGTCTAGTCCGACCTGCTCGGGGATCGAGATGATGTTTTGCGCCTGCGCCGCGGTCCGGCGCAAACTCTGAAGCTGGCTGAGGAGGTGCGTCCGGACGTTTCCCTTTTGCGGGTCGTACGTTTCCAAGGCTTTCAGCGCCATCAACTTCGCCCGGGACCGAATCGTGGGACTATTGTTGCCGCCCGCATAACTGGTCAGCGCCGTATCGATTACTGGCTGCACCGTCCGGAGAATCTGCGTATTTGTTTCCGGCGTGCGTCGCTGCTGCCACTGCGAGAACGTCGATTCGAAATCGTCGCCCACGCCCTGCGGCTTTTTTGGGCCGGAGAACGGCATAGGAACGTCGTCAAGAATGGACGGCATACCGGGCTTCTTCATGTCAGGCATGTCACTTCTTCTCCGCCAAGGGCGCGCCGCGCCACGCTACGCGGTAAAGCGGCGGCTTATTAGCTGTCAAAAATTGGTCCTCGTTTTCATCTTCAGTGCGAATGTGCGCCAGCGTGAAACTTGTTCCTGCCTGCGCCGTCTCTGCGTTAATCGCGTAAGAGACCTGCGTCACCGTAGCGTGTAGCTTGTCTTTCTTGTCGAGATCGTATTCAGGAGTTTCGATGGCAATGATCGAGCCCGGGGCAATATCGAAACGCAGCTTGCCGGACAGCTCGCCGTGCCGTTGGTACAGCACCTCGGTCTTGTACCAGTGCTCAGCGAATCGGGTTAGCGCCCCGCTTTTTTTCGCTTCGTAGTTCGCGCCTGAGCCGTTGAAGAACTTGTTCGGCGGGTTTTTGTCGCCGCGATCGGGAACGCAGACGTCTTTGCCTTCGGCGCCAATGCCGGTTGATCGGGCAGCGAACGCCGGGCCAGGAAAGAGGTTCGTCATCCAGGTCGGCGGTTCTTTGAGCAGCTTGTACCCGCGCCGGTTCTGTTGGTCCTGGGGCGGATACCAGCCCATCGGCGTCCGAAAAGATACGACCGGAGCGTTCGATGCGCTGGGGCCAATCTGGTAGCCCGTGGAGCTTTGCACCGGATAAAAGATGTCAACCGACTCCAGGTTCAGCATCATGCTGGCGTTGAAATTGGCGTAGTTGTATTCGTCTGACTTGATTGTTTTCCAGGGCGTGCTCAATCCGGCAAAGAAAGGAATTGGCAGGGCGTACTCGGTGCAGGGCGAAATCGCGAAATAGAACTGCGGCGCGTACTCGCCGACCAGCTTGTTCCAGAACGTGGTGTAAGCGAATGAATCCATGGCGTCTTTGCCAAGCGCCAGGCGAATGGATTCCGCCACGTTTTCCGATTGCAGCCCCTCCATATCAAGCCGCAGATTGGAGTAGTACTTGGCGCCGTCGCCGGGCATCTTTTCGAGAGCTTCCAGGACCAGCTTGTTGTTTTCTTCTCCGCCCTGCGCCATGTCCTGATAGTGAGGAAGCGGCCAGGCTGCGATCTTTTTGAAGATCGGTTTGATGACCTCGCCCCACAGGTCTTTCCTGATGTTCGCCCAGTTCACGATCTTGCGGTTAGCGTCGATTTGCGGCGTTGGATCGCCCCGCAGCCCGGCGTTTCCTTCCTGCGCTGGGCCGAGCGCCGTGTAGAGCGCGTTCTGCGCAAGGTCGTACGGCGCGCCTGGAAACCAGTTCCCGTTGACCATTGAGCCGTGGTTCAGGTAGTCGAGCCAGTGAACCAAGTGAATCGTATAGCTGGCCGCGTCGTAGCTGCGCTGATAGCCGATGCCTGCAAACCTGCCGTGAAAGATGACAAACGTGCCTTGTTCGATCTTGTCGAGCTGGCCGTCGTGGTTTGTGACCGTAAGCCGAACAGTTACTTCAGTGCCGTGCTTCAACCGACCCTTGTTCTTGTGGATGGACGCCAGCTCGTCCGTCTGCGCGTTTTTGCCGGTCGCCACGACGAGCTGCGCGACGGGGATCGAGTTCAACCCGAAAGTCGCCGCGATCGAGATCACGTCCTTGAAAATGATCACGCCGCCGGACTCTGGTTTGAATTCTGCCTCGAGCGCGAAGCTCGTAACGACATAGGGAGCGGCATCAGCCATTGGGCGTGCTCCTGACTTCGTTTGTCCGGTAGATCATGGCAAGCGTCAGGCCGCCCAGCCGATAAACGGCGTTAGGATGGTCAAACCACAAGTTCTTGAACGTGCTGTAGGGCTCGGGCGGGTTGCCGGGGCCGAACAGCTCAAGTGCCACCGGCTCGCCCATCAGCTCCAGCACCGGCAACAGCGTGGTGATTGCTGGAGTCGGGCGGGCCAGCGTGGTCACCAGCCAGCGCTCTCCGTTGACCGGATTGCCGATTTGGACGCGAAGCTGGCTTCTGGGCATGAGCACCGCCTGCGTCACGCCGCTTTCAGTGTCAAACGGGCTCGTGACGCTTTCGGCGGCCTGGCCAGGAGCGGCGCGGAGAGTGACGGTGATGGTGTCCGCGGCCGTTTCTACGAGATACTCCCGCAGACTCCGGCCGCGGCCGCTGTCCGCAGCAGGCGCGCCGGAAAAGAAAAGACGCCCCAGCTTCGGACCGCCAATGTGCGCATTAGATATCTTTGAGGCCGGGGTGAAGAACGGAGCGGTAAGCTCGGGCCAGTAGGTGACGCGCGGATCGAGCGCAGTCACATACTCCTGCAACTCGGTCTGGTGCAGGTTGTGCATCAATTCGCGACCGCGAAAGTTCAGGAAGTACCGATCCGGCGCGGCGCCGAACAGAATGCGGCGCGGCGTAACGATGTACGACGGCAGCGTGACCGGAACGAAGCTCGTCGGAATGTACTCTTCGCCAAAGTCCGCCGGTGCGCCGTTGTCGCTGGCGACGTTCAACAGAAGAGTGCGGGCGTGGTTAATCATGTTAAGGCAACCTATCGATACCGCCGCCGCGAAATTCGTTTCCGAACGCGGATCCGGGTTTGAGAATCACGTGAAAACGCATCGACCAGTACGCCACTAAAACGTCTGGCTTCGGCACCTCTATGCGCAGCCCCGTCAAAAAAGCCCAAAACGTTCCGCAGTTGCCAAGCGTGATTGTCGTGCCCTTTTTGCTCGTTCCCAGGCTTTTGTCTTTGTAGAGCTTTAGCGCGCCGCAGGCGTTCTTGCCTGCGGCGTTACCACACGCGCCAAGAAACCCCATACCGGAGAGAATCAACTCGCCGACGCGTTCGCCAAACGCGTAAACGTAAATGAACTCGTTCAGCGAATGTTGGAACTGGTAGTTTGACGACAGATCCAGTGAAAAGCCTGTGACGGGCAAGGAAAGCCCCGGGCTCGAAATCTTGAAAATGGCACCGCCGTTTGGCTGCGCGCAGTTGATCGTCACCATTGAGACGACGCCGTCGCAGACTGGAAAGACGCTTGTAGACATGGTGTTGGTCGTCCTTAGCCCATAACCATTCCCGAGCCGCGGCTCGGGAAGACGGACGGACCGTCAGGGGTATCGATTGGCCGCTCGCCGGTGACGCTGACGATTCCCTCGTACAGGTTGCGCAGTGCAATTGTCCCGTTGATGGTCAATTCGTTGCTTTGAGCTTCCGCGCCGCCGGTTGCTGGCGCCGCTTTGACGCCGCGACTCTCGGCCGCGGCTGTTTGACCGCTGGCCGCCTCGCGGGCCATGTTCACGGTGACTTTGGACGCCTCTACCGACATCGATTCGGTCCGCGTCGTTTCTGCGCCGACACCGCGTGGGCGTGCCGGTTTGTCGCCTGCCGCGGCTGCTGCACCGGCACCAGCGGGACGGGGCGTGCCGCGCTCCTCGGCTGCTGCGTCGATGCCCGTCTCGAGGTTTTCGCGTTCCTTGCGCGCGGCCTCGGCGGCGGCTTCCATTTGCTTGCGCGCGACTTCTTCGGATTTGACGTTAATCGTCTGGTTCATGAAGTCGCTGCTTAGCACGATGCCGTGCTTGGCCAGCGTGCTCGCGCTCTGCAGGCCCTCGAGCATTTTGAACTCGTCTTCGCTAAGCGTTTCCCTGAGCGCGTTGAGTTCGTCCTTGTCGCCGAGCGCGGCCTTCTCAAAACGTCCGCGCAGTTTTTCTGCATCCTCTTCCGAGAGTCGTCGTTTCAGCGCGGCGTCTTCCGCGAGGTTGTCCGAGGCAGCGGTAACCAGGTCTGCCTTATCGCCGCTCACCATCGCCTGGTAATAGTCGTTCAGGCGCTCGAGTTTCTTTTTGTTCTCGCGCCGCGCCTCTTCGGTAAAACCAGCCGCGGTGCCGACCTGCGAACGCGCGCGCTCGCGCAGTTCTGTGCGGGTAATCTGTTTGTTGGGATCAATGTCCTTCGCGTCGTCGGCGACAACCTGCATTTTTTCATCGACGCCCGCCAGAAACTTGAGCTTTTTAAGCGCGTCCGCGCCACCGGCGCCGCCCTTTTCAGCGGCATCCGCTAGCGCGAGCACGTCGGCGTCTTGCAGCACGAGGCCGCGCTCTATCTCCAGCGCGCGGCCGAATCCTTGCGCGAGTTCTGGCGCGTATGCGTCCCGCAGCCCGGCGACGTCTAGGATGTTCGTGATGCGTTCAATGCTGTCCTGAATGGTAAACGTACCGCCCTGGCCAACTCGCTCTGCCTCTTCGCCAATGCGCTGCAGCAGGCTCGACTCGCGACCGCGCTGCATTTGGCCCATCCGCTCCGCGCGGTTCTTGTTGACAACCTGTTCGCGCCGGTAGTTGGCGATGACCTCGGGAGAAGACCGCTGATCGAGCGCGGTCAGTGTTTTTCCCGTTGCATTCTGCACTGTTAAATCGACGGCCGAAATCATCCGGCCCAGCACGTCGAGTTGTTCTTTTTCGTTGGCGCCGAAAAGCAGCGGCATGAATGCCTCGGCCCGCCGCTCTGCCTCGGCCGGATCGGCGACGCCGCCTTCCATGAAGACGTTCTTCATCAGCTCGGGCAGCTTGTCGCGCAGGTACTTTTGCCGCTCTTCCGGTTCCATCCCGCCTGTTTCTTTGATGATCACTCCGGCAAGCTGATCCGAAACGGTTTTTCCAAACGCGAACCGGGCGTCTTCGGCGTCTTTTTCGGATACGCCCAACGCGCGCGCCGTATCGCGCACGCTGTTCAGGTCGAGCCGATCCATCACCATTCCGCCGAGCACGCCGTTCGTGACGTCGCGCTGCAGCTCGGCAGACTGGAGTTCGTACGTGTAACCGGCGTTCATGTACTTCTGCGTCATTTGATCGAGCGAGTACATGTTCAGCGTCGCCATCGAACCGTTCGATCGCGTGAAGATCTCGGCCAGAGCTGGCGCTCCGCCCTTGCCCGCCGTGTTCGCCAGGTTGACCGTGCGGCCGTCGAACGTGTAGGTCGTTTGGTTGTTCTTGTAAGCGTTGACGAGCGCTTCCGCCTCAGTACCGGCGTACAGCTCTGGGTTTGTTTCAACTGCTCGGCGCATTGCCGCAAGCGTCATGCCCACGCCGGACGCGTCGCCGCGCTGCATCGCCATCCCCGCGTCCTGCGCCGCCGTGGCCTGGTCTGTCTGCCCAAAACGGGGATTCGAGAACGAACCGGCTTCGCGCATGGCCTTGGTGAGCAGCGCGGTATTCAGCGTGTTCTGCATGGAGACCGGCCTGGCAATCCCCAGCGTGTCGCCGTAAGCCCCGATTTGGGCCGACATCCCCATGAGCTGTTCCATGCCGATGCCCGCCTCCCGGGCCGCCAGCCGCATCTGGCGCATTGTGCCCTCGACGCCCTTGGCGCTCATTTGGGGCAGCGCGCCCTGGGTGAGTTGCTCCAGCGCGGCCAAAAGGGCGGGCATGGGGGCGTTGGGGTTGCCGTTGTCGCCGAAAATCTCACGGACGGCGGCGACGGCACCGGCGAACTCTTTGATCTTGCCCGAGGTTTTCGACGCGTCTACATTGCGCGCCGTAACGTCGTAGCCCGCCAGTTTTTCAATGTCGCGGGCCGCCGTCTCCATTTCGGCGGGCGATTTGCCCCGGGCGAAATCTTCCTTGCGGAACTCGTCGATGCGCTCAAACGTGTCGTCCAGTCGCGACCGGAAACCAGGGCGTTCGCGCTCGAGAATGAGCTTTTGCTCCTCTTCGGTAACCTCGTTAAACCGACGGCTCAGCTTTTTACCGTCGACCTCAACGTCGAATGTCCGATCGGACTTCATCAATTCGCGGCGCCCGAACTCGTCGGCCAAACGGTCCATGGTAACGGGGTCGCGATTTGCCTCGTCGCCCAAGAGGCGCACGCGCTCGGCGGCCGATAGCGCGCCGATGCTCTGCGGCAACATGCCCCGCTGGAACAAGTTCTCGAAAATTTGCCCGGCCTGCCCGGCCATGAAGCCGCGCATGTCGTCGACGTTGGCGCCTTCGCCATAGAGATTGGCGTGAATAGCCTTGGAGAAGTCTTCCAAGGACTGCGCGTTCATCCGTTCGCTGCCAAGCGCGTCGCGGCGGAAGAAACCGACGCGGCCGACGGCTGAGGCCAGTGCCGCCGGGTCGCCCCGTCGGCCGAACATGAGCGCCTCCATGTTCTCGGGTCCCATGAGCTGCCCGAGCATCATTTTTGCGATCGGATGATTGATCATCGACGCTAAATTGTTCGCCTGCTCCCGGTTTAGCTGGCTGGCTGGCGTGCCGGTCAGCATGGAGGCGATTCCCAGCACGCGGTCGCTGACAGCCTCCTCGCCCATCCGGGACGCGGCTAGGCTGGCCGCCAAGTTCGACCGCTGATACTGAGACGCCATGAACTGGTCCATCAGGGCCTGGTTTGGCGTGAAATGCGGCAGAAACTTGTCCGACCCCATGGTGCCCTGGAGCAACGGCATTCCGAACATCATGATCATCGCCGCTGCAGGGTCCTGCATCAGCGCCGGGCCCTGGCCGGGGCCGTAGTAGGGCGTGCGGAAAGGCCCTGACTGAAACGGATTGTCGGAAGAAAAACCGGGCATGATTTCTTACTATTCTGCTTTGAAGCTGCGCTTGTATCGCTCGATCATTTCCGCGTCGGCTACACTTATTGTATCTGTTGCCCCCTCCTGGCTGGACGTTGAAAGCCACGGGTAAATGCAGTCCTGCAGCTTGATGAGCGTCGCGCTCGCGTGCTCTTTAACGTTGCGATAGCTATCCTCCGTCAAGCTGCCGTGCGAAACGTGGCTGAGCCAGTGCCGGTGCACGGAATCCATCAACTGCAGGCTCTCCCGGCGGCGCAATTCCTCGATTAGCAGCCGGTGTCGAATTCTCCATGTCTTGTCGTTGGGATCGGCCCGGGTGTAATCGACCACCCCGGACGCAGCCGCCCGCACCATGTAGGCGGCTATGCGATCCCGTTCCAAAAACTTGGTTCGAGGGCCATGGCTTCAAGGGCTTCCACGACGCGCTGAAACTGCCGCAGGTGCGTTACGGCAAGGCGTCGCAGAACTTCTTGAGCCAGAACTTTGTGATTCACGTACGCCAGCTGAGCGACGCAGGCCGTTTCCAGCGGCTTGTCCTCCGGCGGCGCATGGGGAAACTCGTCAAGCGGCACGACGACGTGAAGCTCCTTGCCGCTCTTGTCGAGAACTCGATCCAGTGATGCGGCCAGCCGGTACTCCATGAGCCGCAGAAACCACTCTTCTTGGGTCAAGGCTGCCTTGGCGTCCTGGTCGACGACGAGCTGCCGGAAGATCAACTTGCTCTCCTCCGCCAGCAGAGACCGAAAGACGAGCGTCATCCGGCCGCCAAAGATATCAAACCGGCGGTAGAACCTCGTTCCACCTAGAACCGAGGCCAAAAAGTCCTCTTTATCCAGGTCCGTAACCTCGGTATCGAACTTCTGCCGCATGTCCCAGCCGCACCGCGGGCAGAACGGCAGGATCACCATCGGCGCCTGGAGCACCGGCTCCGGCTCTTGCGCGGCCGGAGGCGGCTCGAGGGGCGCTTCAGGCGCGGTAGTCGCTTGCCCCGCTGCTGCTTCTTCCTGGCGGTCGTCCACAATCTCCGGGTCGGTCGTCTCCAGCTGCTTGTACAGCGCCGCGACTTCAGGCGTCATGGTGCTCGTCGCCGCTTCAATCTCGGCACTGCGTTGCTGCGCCGCTGCCACCTTTTTTGCAGCGGCAAGCATTTGCTGCACTTCAATCACGTGCTCCGGCGAAAGCGCCCCGGCGTCAATCAGCACGTCGATGCGCGACGAGGGAGGCAGGCTTTCCTTTAACTGCAACAACCGCGGTCCCAGGTCTGCTGGAATTGGGTCGCCGTCTTTCCATCCGAACTGCGCGAGCGTCTTTTTCACGAAGTCCGAAACGTGACTATTATCAGCGAGCTCCATCTGCTCCTCCGTATCAAGGATTCGAAACAATCGGGTACTGCCCGTTAATGATTTCTGGCGCCGATGCCTGCGCAAACTTGGGCTGTTTGTATTCGTCAGCCAGGTTTCCGTTCTCGCCGCGCTCCTTGTCGACGAGGTTGCCGCCCTTTACCTCGACCAAGTTGAAGTCTTGAGTGCGGTAGGCGGGGCGATCAATCAGCCACTTTCGTCCCGGAAATGGGTACGTTTCGCCGCCCTCGGCGACCTTGCTCTTGACGGATGTTTCTGTCCAACGGCTGGGGATTTTATTGGTCAGCCGCGCCATCTGCTGCCAGCGGTCCTCGTACAGCATGAAGTTCGGGATGTTGTAGTCGTCGTCGGTGCGCCAGGAGAACTCCATGATGTTCATGACCCGGTCGTTACCGGCGCGCTGCGCGTCGTACCACAACTTGGACAGATAGTCGTTGTGGAAATCTCTGGCCATCTTCGGCAGCTTCTTCTTGATGTACTCGACGACCTTGTCGATGGCTTTTTGAATGCTTTTGGAACAGTCGCTTTCGCAGGGGTACGCCACGGAGTCGCCGACAATCGGGCCGTCGCAGAGAAGAAAGTCTCGACAGAGCGTGCCGCCGCCCGCAATGATGTTTTTCTCTACAGCAAAATCGCCACAGAGCAGCACGTAATCTTTCGAGAAGTATTGCGCCACCTGGGGCTTGCCTGCGTCAGCGATTGAAAAGAAGTTGCATATCTCGCCGCTTTCACCGACGTAGTTAAAGATGCGGTTGCTCTTGGTAACAAGATCCTTCTCGCCCTTGCCCGCATCGATGGTAATGTTGCCTGGCTTGAAGTCGTTATTACCGCCGCCGGAGCGCAGGTAGATTTGGTGCGCCAAGCCCACGACATTTGAATTGGGCGCCCGCAACGCCACGCCGCCAAAGCGCGCCTGATCGCCCGCCTTTTCGAAATCGTAGTAGATTGCGTCGGCGCGGCTCTCGATGAGCACGCCGCCGTCTTTTTCAGACGAGTTTGCGTTGTTTCCAGCAAGAATCAGGACGTTCTTTTCGCTCTTAATGCGAATGTTTTTGCGCGTGGTGGAAATATCCACCGAACCGTTGGCGCGCTCGATGATGTCGCCTCCGGCCCAGCTCTGCGTGTGGCGTCCGGATTTCATCCACACGTCGCCCGGTGCGGAGAGGATCAAGCAGCCGCCGCTCATCTTGATCTCTGCGCCGTATCCGTCGCTCAGCACGATGCTGCCGTCCTCGAGAATCGAGATGCCCGCAGTCGTCTCGTAGAAATTCTGAGTGCCGTAGCGGTGGTCAATCTTGATTGGAACCGGGGTTGGCTCCTTCAGGTACATCGAGCCCGTCAGCTCTGAAAAATCCGGCACGCGGTGGTTGCACTCAGCATATTTCAGATCTTTCTGCTCGTAGGTTTTCCAGTCCTTGGTGTGCCAGTAAAACGGGTGCAGCCCGGCGTAGTTAAACAGGTATGCGTGTAAATCCAGCACGCCGCTGGCCCGCTGCATGTTCTTGTGCGTGTCGTTGGCCTCGACGTCGCCGGTAATTTTGTGTTCCGGCCCGTCACCCATGCCTTCTTTTCCGGCGGCGCGGTATTTGTTATCGCCCGTGGAAAGCGCGTCGTCGCCATCGCCCGCCTCGGGTCGCTTGAGGCGCACGGGCATCGGCAGCAACATTCGTTTTGCGAGAATGATGCCTTTGGCGCTGGCAATAAAACGACGACCGTCGAGGCCGACGTTATCTTCGTGCAAGCCGATCGGCGGTTTGCCCTCGATGGGGTAGTCTTTGAGCTTGTCTTCGCCGGATGTGGCCTGCGGCGGGTTTGTGTTTTCCGCCTGAATCTGGGAGTCAAACACCGTGCCCGGCGGAGTGGCCTCTCCAGGCTTGTACATCCAGCGCTCAACGGACTCCGGCGGCGCCTGAACAACGCTGCGGGAGCCTTGGCCCAAGTAACCGAAGAACTGCTGGGTGCGGTGATAGGGCTGCGCGTACTCGTGCTTGTTTTCGAAGTGCGCATAGTACGGCTTGCCCTTGCTCTGAAGGTAGGTAAGCGGGTCGTAAACGATAACGTTTGGAACGCCGGTATCCAACAACCCGGCCGCTTCCCAGGGATACGGAGAATAGCCCTGGTAATCGTTGTACTCGCCCTGGTCGACATAGGCGTCGCGCTCGTGGCCGCCAGTCCACGTCTGCATGTTGTAGCCTGCGACCCGCAACATCGAGTCATGGTAAAAGCCAAAAACGCCGGTAAACTCGTTCACCGAAAGCTTTACCAGGAAATCGTCGAGCGAGACGCTTAACCCAGTCGTCGAGATGGCGCCCCACTCGCTGGCGAGCGTCTGGTCGATCGGTCGCCAGGCGCTGCAGTCGCTCATCGAGCCGCTGTTGGGCAGCTTGAGATACTTTTTCTGGCAGTCGTCGACGCGCTTTCGCGTCGTCTGCGAGATGTAGTCGTGAAACCCGCGGTATGCAACGTCCAGAACGCTGGGAACCGCGCCCAGAATGTAGGCCAGGTCCATCTTGTCGTGGACCATCAGAATGACCGGTGTCCCCGGGGCGTACGACGTGAGTGATTTAGCTCCGACCACGCCGTGACTGTTATGCGTGCACGCCGCCGCTGCCAGGGGCGCCCGCATTTTTTCAATCTGTACCCGATAACAGTTGGCAATCGCGGTTCCGTCGACAATCCAGCCCAGGCAGAGCCGCCCGGTATCCTGAAAGCCGAGTTTGAAGCCGACGTGCTTGCAGTTAGGGTCGGCGACCGCGGCGGTTCCCGCGCCGCGAGCAGAGGTGGCGTCTCGGGAGGCGTCGACGCTGCGCGTCTTAAGGTGCCGAACAGCCGCGCCCGGGTCATAAGCCGGTGTCTGTGCGAGGCCCGGCACCCCCATCGGGGGCGTTGATTGTTTTCCTGCCATGTTGTCCACCAATTCTGGTGTGGTTGCGGGCCCGAAGGCCCCAGGCGCCTGACGACGCCTAATACCGTAAGCGGCGGCTGCGCTTTGCGCAACCGCCGCTCTTGGTGTCTTTCTTCATCTACCCTACGCCATTACTGGTAGTAGAGGTCGACGAACATGAAGCCGAGCTGCTCGTTGATGACGATCTCTTGAGCCGTCACACTGGCGCCCACCGAGTTCAGCGTAGCGCTCTTCAGCGTGTACAAGACGCCACCACCGCCACCGCCGAACAGGCCACCGATGAACCCGGCGATGCCACCACCGCCGCCACCGCAGGCAGCTTGCTTCGCGTTGATGATCAAATCTTTCGGCTTGCAGAGGTCGCCGAAAGCCGTGACCATGTTCTTGAAGGTCGCCTTGCCGCCAACGACGCGAGTGAACTGCGCCGTGCCCTGACGACGATTGCCCACGTAGTACACCGCCGTCGAGCCGATCTCGTACAGCATGTTTACCGTCCGCTGGCAGGTCCACTGGGCGCTCTGCACGAGCGCGCCCTCTCCCGCGCCACCGCCGGTCCACGTCAACTTCACATCGTCAGCGCGAAAGGCACCGTTGAAAAACTGGTCCTTACCGCCGCCAGCTGCAAATGCGCTATTAGCCATAGATTCTTTCTCCTAAGTGATCTCAGACAACAAGGTGGAGTTCGATGTTGTTGAGCGGTGCCGGGACCACCAGATCGAGGACAATCTCGATCCGATCGCGCAACAGCGGGTGAATGCGGAGGATCCGAATCGTGCCGTCGATGAGCTGCGAGCCGAGTTCCGCGGTCACGCCATTCGACTTGAAGAAGTCGATCAGCTCGGTGACTTCGTTCGCGAGCAGGTCGACCATTCCCGGCGTGGCATTGGTGCGGCCGATGTACGGACGCAACCGACGCAGGAACAGGTACGACATCGAGTCCACGTTGCGGCGGATCATCTCTTCCCGACGGTTCAGGTCGAGGTTGTCCGTCGTCAGCGCATGCCGCGAGTGCGGCGTACCGTCGCGATCTTCAGTCACAATCCACACTCCCGCCTCGGCCATCCGATTCAGCTGCGTCTCGTTGAAGTACTTGTAGCTGCGCGTGAAGTCGTCGAAACCGGCGACCTCGACGTTCGTGAGACCCTGCTGCGGGACAACGCCCGAAGCAAGACCGGCCAGCGCCGCGGCCAGGTAGTAACCCGGCATCAGCGTGCCCGCCTCGCCCACCTGATCAGGCCACACGGCGCAGACCCGGCGATTCGACAGCGATCCGGCCTGCTCGGCCAGATCGTCGGCGATCTCGTTGCGGTTGAGGTTGTGGTAAATCTCGACGCGAGCCGCCACGGTGACCGCAGCGTCGGCGCCGGAGAACAGCACGAGCGAGTTCTCGGAGACCACGCGATCCACCACGAACTCCTCGTACTGCTCCTCACCGAACGCGTCCGTCGTGTACAGATACCGGACGAGGTCGCCCGGCTGGACGTTGTTGGTGATGAAGTAGCCCGACCCCTCAAGCACCCGGAGCAGCGTGTACTGCGTGTTGGTGGCGTTGGGATCGTCCGAAAGGGTCGCGAGGACCGGGTCGGCAATCGTGTTGCCCGAGACACCGGCGATCGTGGCGCCTTCGCCGACGATCATCTTGCTCGTCACAGCCTTCAGAGCGAAGAAGCCGCTCTTCCAGTTGTTGTTGATTTCGCTGGACTCGGCGTCGATCTGGGCCGCGTACAGGTTCTGCACCCGACGGTCGAAGGTCAGCGGGACGAGGTTGTAAAGATCGTCCCGGCCCTTGACCCGCTCGAGCACCTGGACCCAGCTGTCGAGGTCTTCCGGCTCGGCAACTGCCGTGTACTTCACCACGGTCCCGTTGCTGTTGGAGAGCGCCTTGTAAACGCCCCACTTCAGCGGGTTATCGGGGTGGAGCTGGCCCTTGATCTGGTCAAGGTCGGCCACGTCGCCAATCGCGTTTACCTCGTCGGCGAGGTCGGTGAGCCACTCGCGGTACTCGACGTACAGCGTGCCCGCGCGCACTTCAAGCGGCTGCTCGACGCCGCCGCTCGTCCACTCGGGGTGGTAAGCGATGACGCCTTCATGCACGCAGATCTGCGTGGGCTCCTGCTCGTAGTTCGTCTGGGGCGCAAACCCGATCCGATTCTCCGAGACCTGGATGTTGTCCTTAATGAACAGGCGCAGATCCATGTCGGCGGCGTCGACCATGTCCACCGGGATATCATCCCGGAGGATCAATCGGCGCACCGAGCCAGCCTGGCTGGAAAGCACCGTGATGTACCACTTGTCGCCCTTGCGAAGCGCAGGGACGCTCGTGGACTCCGTGGCGCCGTGGAACTTGATCTCCACGCCCTTAGAGCCAATGCTCACGAACGTGGTCGCGCCGGTGACCTCGGTCGGGCCAGAGAAGTCGAGTCCCTTCACCGTACGGACGGTGATCTCGGGAAGCTCGGCCCACGTGCCGCCCTTGGTGCACTCAACGACGTAGATGTCGTTCTTGTCGCCCACGTAGTCGCCACCCGAAGTCGCGTTAACCTCGGTGAACGCCTGCTGCACGGTGACCTGCCACCGCTGACCCACGACAAACGCATCAGGAGCCACTTCGGCTTCATCGGCCGAGAGCGAGCAACCCGAATCGGGGTCGTAGTCGAACGTCACCGTCAGCCCGCGGGTGCCGATCGGCGTCGGGGTGCCGAAATCCTCCGGCACCACCTCGTCCTGATCGTCGTTGCCGCTGGCCGAGCGGACGCGCAGCCGGGCGGCAGCGCAGCCCGGGACAGAGCTCTTGACCACGGTGATGGTGTACTCTTCGGTCACGTCGCCCGGGACGCGGCCGTCGTAGGCTGTGCCGTCAACCGAATCGATGTCGACGCAGTTGTCCGGCCCGCCGATCTTTTCCCAGTCGGTGTCGGCCGAGATGGTTCCCTGGTTGTCGTCGTCGTTCGACGCTGCGCCGACATCCGCCGCCACGGTCTCGCTCGCGAAGCCGGTCACAATGGTGTTAAGGACCGTCTCTTCGCAATCCGAGTCGGGGCTGACAGCGCGAAGCTGAACAACGTCGCCGAGCTGCACATCGCGATCAGCGAAAACAGAGCTACGCGGGTACGCCGCGCCGTTGCTCTTGAACGCCAGATCGCTGGCCTCGATCCAGTTCGTCCGGCCCGAGACGGCGGTGATCGCGGTGTCGGTTTCGCCGAGCGTGTGCTCGTAATAAAGGAGCAGCGCATCGTCGATGTAGAGCTTGGTGTAACCCGTGTCGACGCGCGAACCGGGAAGCCGGTCCGGCCAGGCGTAGCAAACGTCGCTCAGGTAGTCATAGAGACCCAGCCTGCAGAGCGGCTTTTCGTCGACGTCGCTGTAACGATGCAGGACGCCGTGCGGGCCGGAGACGTGAGCGCGAAGCGGCTCAGTGATCTCGGTCGGGACGATCCGGAATTCTTGAAAAACAAGAACTTGTGGTTTGACGTAGCTCGACATGCGTCAGGCCTCCATGCCTAGTGTCGTGAACGGTAGTGACTGGGTTAGTATATCCAACCCGTTGTCATGAAAAAAAATACCTGTTCACGCGGGTGATTGGTTTTCCTTAGTACGACAAGAGGTCAGTCGCCTTCAGAACAATCCGCTTAAGGCGCGGCGCATACGGCTGGAGCGTCCAGGCTTCCTCGGCAACATATGCAACCGTTACAGGAACGGCGTAACCCTGTAACGCTTCTTGAACTTCTCCGATCCCGCCAACTTCGCTCACCATGAACCGGTGAAGATTCATCTGCTCGCGAATCCAGGGGGAGAATTGGTGTAAAAACTTAACGACTTCCGTGGCAAGGAACTCGGTTTCGGCACCGCTCGGACAGAGGCAGAACAACGTGTGGCTGCCCTCCCACATTCCGGCGTAGCTCAGCGAACCCTCGTATACATTGCCGCCGATTTGGTCGCCAACTCCTTGCCGCTGCCAACGCCAGGAATTTCTGCGAATTAACACAGCCGGGCGCTTGTCAGCGGTTGCGGGTTGCCAACGCGTAATACTTTCTATCAGAATGCCGCCCGCGTTCAAACCGTTATCACTCGGCCGCCACATGCCGATCTCAGCCAGCTGCCGCCGGACGCGGGGTTCTTCAATATTGTCTGGGTCCGAAAAGTGCCCGAGCAGCAGCTGCCGGATCAGGCCGGTCATAACGTGCGGCCGCATACCGTAGGAACACAGCGCACTGACCTTGTTCAGGCGCGGTTCCGGCACGCTCCCCTCGGGGAACAGCGCCTCAACTTCCGGCGGATTCGGCAGGTCGTTGCAGTCGGTCACGCGAGCCGTCCTTTGCCGCGCTTTCACCGCGCAGCTTTATTTGGGGCAGCATCCGGATTTTCGCGCCCCGGAGCTTGATCTTGGGGAGCATCGGGCTTGGTTTCTTGTCGTTATCCATACGATACACGGTTTAACAGTTGCGCGCTATTAGAAGGCCCAGAAATCGTCGTCCAGCGGCGCCCGAACCTTTTCCTCGGTCTCGGTGGTGACCGCCTCGCTCGACTCTGTGGCCAGCGTGGCGTCAGGAATCGAGCTGCCCTCCTCGGCGGCCAGGGCGATGTTCGGCACCCAGGTAAAGGAGCTTTCCGCGTCAGCGGGAACCACAGTAATCAGATCGGTGTCCGGTCCCCACTCGCCGGGCTTTTCATACAGGACGGCGTAGTCGCCCGGATTCAGGAGTAGCGACTCAGTCCAGCGGCCGTTAACGCGCGTCGTGGTTCCGGCGACGGCCAGGTTTCGGTTGGGCAAGTCCGGGTAGGCGGCGTCAAAGATATCTTTGGGAAACACATAGACGTTAGCGCCGACGATGCTGTAGCCGGTGGCATCCCGGTAAGTCAGGTTATCGACGCCGCCGTAATTGTGGTCGACCACCACGGAGCCGCAACCAATGATCGGCAGGGTCGGGCCTGGGCGCTCCGGAGGCTCGCCGCCCACTTCCAGCGCGTAGATCGCGTTGGTTAGGGGCACCAAACCCATTTCAACCTCGTAGATCAGCGGCACGCCCCGAATGGCCGCGGCGACCTTAATGCTGTGGATGATCCAACGCTCGTCGGAGGTGCCGTTAACCCAGATATCGTTGGTGTTGAGCGTCGGAAAGCCAATTACCCGGGCCCGCGTCATGTGGTCTTTGCGGGTCGTGCCCAGGGAGTTAATCTCCTGATCCTCAGTAATCGTATAGGGCGCCACGTCCCAGCATTGCAGCGGCAGAGCCGGGTGGTAGCCGACTTCGAAGCCGGTTCCCGAGCAGACCGGGCAGTTGGAATCGAGCACTTCGCCGGTGAGCTGGTCGCGGCAGCGGGTGCAGGGCCGCCCGAAACGGAACGGCTTGATCAGGTAGCCCGAGACCGAGACATACTTGTGGCGCAGCTGCTCCTTGCGGATGATCTCCCGGGCGATGTTCCAGTCGCGCTCGGCCAGCTCCCCGAAGCAGTTCACCGGGGCGCTGACATAGATATCTTTCTCGGTCGTCAGTGTTACCCGGTAATGGGTGACGATGTCCGTCCCGGCAGCGCGCCAAGCGTCGTCGTAGGCCACGTAGCCGTCGGTGACTGGGCTGCCGACGTTGCGCCAGTCCGTGGCGTCGTTGAGCGGCGTGTTGCCGTACTGGAGCTGGAAGACGTACGGGCCGGGGTCGTTAAAGTTGCGCTCCAGCTGCCACCAGACCCGGGTGACGCCGCGGACCATGTGATCCACGGCCACCTGGCGGAACGGAAATAAGCGCTTGAAGCTGGACATAGGCTTATTGTAGCTGGGCGCGCTGATAGCTAAGAAAAACGCCGCGCCCGCCCCGAAGGGCGGTGCGCGAACGCTTTTCTGAAGTTCATTCGTTTTTGGTCTCGGCCATCCGCTGCCGAGCGATGCCGACCCAGTCGATTTGGGCGACGCAGTCGTCGAAGACGGCGCGCAGGAACTGCGGCGCCACGGGCAAGAACACGGCGTTCAGGCTCATGTAAGCCAGACGAATCGACTCGCCGATCTTCTCGATGTCGCCCTCGTAGCCGAACTGTTCCGTGACCTCTCGGAGCGTGGGGCCTTCCTCGGCGTCCATGCTGCGGATCCAATCTAGGATCAGCGTGCTCATCTGATTCAGTTGCGCCGTTTGGCTCATTAGTTCAGCTCCGGCCGGATCAGAAGGTTGTCGACGATATAGTTCCAATCGACCTTGGCCATGAAGGCGTTGAGCAGCGCCACCGTGGGCGGCGGCGCCAGCATGACGAACGGCGCGTAGGCGATACGAATCGCTTGAGCCAGCGCCTCGCCCAAACCCAGGCTCTCCACGGTCTCTCCCCGCGCCTTCTCCACGGCTTTCTCGACAAGCTGACCGTTCGTCCGCTTGTTGATGTCGCGAATGGCGCGCAGAGCAATCTGGGTTTCTTTGTTGACCATCACCACTGGCATGGTCGGTCTCCTCCGCAGGTGACTGGGAAAGTGCCCAGCTCCCCGGCGCCCCAAAATAGGGCCGCCAAAGATATCTAACCCCGTTTCACAGATTGGCGTGAATCTACCGCGCCAAAATGTGCCTCGGAAGCCCCCCTGACCGCAAAACCAGGGAGCATGTAATATGCCCGCGTTTCCCGCCCGTTTTAGTAGCGCATCCTGGCGCCGCTGGTGTAGGCCGAGTACTTGTAGGTGCTCGTGACCTCGCCGTAGCAGCTCTCGAGGTTGATCGTGGCCTTGGTGGCCCGAACCCACTCCCGGTAGGCCTGCCAGCGCATCTGCCCGGCCTGCTCATAAGCCTGGGACTTGTTCTGGTCGTTGATCTGCAAACCCGCGGCGGCGTACTGGAAGTCGTTACGGCGGAACTGCTCGGCGACCATCATGAACAGGTTGGCGCAGATTCCCTCGAGCCAGTGGTAGCGGAAGGGGAAGTTCTGGGTGTTGTAGTTGTCGTCCAGGGGTGGCGGCGTCTCGTTCCAGTACATGATTGGCCGGGCGATGGCCAGAGCGATCTCGGCGTCGTCGAACATCAGGTTGTCGAGCAGGTAGCTTTCCCCGGGCGCACTGTCCCGGAGGTGCAGGCGAATCTCAGCAATCGACGGCGGGCCGCCCTCCTGGCCCTGGGGCGCGAAGGTGCCGCGGTTGATGATTACCGAGAAGATGTTCGAGAAGATGACGCAGGGCTGCCCGGCAGCCTCGGCCTGCGTGCTCACCAGGGCCATCTCGCCGTAGTAAACGCCGGGCAGGTCGGTCATGCCTTTGGTCAGCTCGGCCCGTACGCGCCCCTCGGACGCGTCCACGATGGCCGCCTCGACTTCCAGGGGGCGCTTGGCGTTGCCCAGCGCGAGCTGCTCCTTGAGCCGCAGGACGACCTTGAAATCGGCGTCAGCAACGCTCTGGGAGCCGTCCGTAAGGCCGCAGGGCTCCAAATTGACTGGGTGCCCGTCCTTGTCGTGCATCTGCCAGTCCAGAAAGCCGCATTGCCCTTGGGTGAAGTTGACGGCCCGCATGCGGCCGTAAACCGGGGCACCGTTCACCGTGGAGATCGGGGCGCTGACAATGTTCTGCCCGGCGCAGGGAACCGGATTGAGCTGCCCGTTGGAGAGTTGGGGCTCGGGATACGGCACCTGGGGGTACGGATTCGGCGTGGCGATGACGACCATGATTCACTCCATGAATGAACGAATAATCAAGGCGACCGCCGCACCGACAGCAATCTCAGGCCAGAAGACCAGGGTCGCGGCGGTTATCAGCACAAAGAAGTTGCGCATGGCGCGCTCCCGATAGCGAAGAAGGCTGGCCGCGTATGCAGCCAGCCTTCCTCTTGAACAGCTCGTCGATTGAGCGCGATCAACCGTCGTTGTCAACGAAATCCGAGGTGCCAGTACCAGCCGGATCCCACTGGGGGTCGACCGTACCGAGCACACCGGCCGCAAGCGACAGCTCGCGGGTCTCTTCGTTGTCGGCGTCGTAGAGGTAGACGGCTGGCGAGCTGACAATCTTGAGATTGCCCTCGGTCAGCGCGGTCTCGAGCGCCTTGAACTTCCGCTGGCTTCGCAGCGCGCCGAGCTTGCTGACCAGATCGCCGGGGACCGTGTAGGTCTCGTTGGCGTCAAGTCGCTTGCCGTGCGTGCCGAGGAAGCCGAACACCTTGGTAGAGCCGGAGGTGTTCTCAACCGTCGTATACAAACCAGTAGCAATGGGGGCGTAGGGCATGATTTACTCCGTTTCTCTTCACTCGGCGTGCTGCGAGGCCGCGAAGGCGGCGGCTTGCAGCGTCAGAACCGCCTTTGCAATCTCGGGCTGCTCGGCCGCAACGTCCGCAGCCCCATAGAACGCAGCCGACTTTTCAGCGACAGTGTTCGAGGAGCCGAGACCCGCAGCGTCGAGCATCTGGTCCAGCCGCTCGTTCACGGCGTCCAGATTCGTCGCGCTCGCCGCGGCCGCCTTTTCCCGCTCAGCCGTGAAGAGCACATGAAGCTTGGTGGCGGCGGTCCACATGTCCGCAGCCTCCTTCTCCGAACGCGGCGACAGGCCGTGCGCGGCGAGCTTCTCGAAAAAATACGGCGCGGCAAGTTCCGACACGATCGTGCTGTAAGCCTGCTCAGCCGCAACCTTAACGTTATCCATCTGTGCTCTCCTTGGGGGTGGTCGGGGAGGGCGGGCGTTTACGAGGCGCCCGCCCTCCCGTTCCGAGTCTCACGGCATCACTTGAAGTCCACGCGGGCCAGGCCGTTCGTGTGACCGAACGAGCCGCCCTGCGTGTTGTAGGCGAAGTACTCGAGCATGTAAGCCTCACGACGGATGTACATCGTGGTCGGCTCGAGCTCGTAATTCTTGCCAATGAACTTGGGCGACGCGAACATGTACATCGTGTCGTCGTCAACAAGGTCGCGCTTGATCGTGACGATCCAGCGGCAGTTGAGGAAGTTGGTCTCCGCCCAACCGTTCTTGATGATGTCCTGCGAGAAGTCACCACCCATCTCGTCGCGGCCAAACTTCAGCAGCTCCTTGATGGTGATGTTGTTCACCAGGCAGGTCTCGACCTCGAAGTGCGAGGGCGTCCGCGGCATGACCTTCAGCGCGTCGACAATCGTCTCACGCGTGATGCCGCCGTGGATTTCCTCGTACTGCACCGCACCCGAAGCGACGTTCGCCACACCCGGGGTCGGGAGGACGGCGTCGAGGGCCGCGATGAACTTCGAGTCCTCTTCCGCCAACATGTCCTTGATCATGTTGTCGGAAAGAACCTGCCGGATGTCGATCACGTAGGTGCGCAGCTCGTCGACGTCCTTCACAGCGCGGGGCGACACGATCCGGTCAAACATGACGCGGTAGCGCGGGCCACGGATGTAGAAGTTGATCGGGAGCGTCGCGAACGGAAGCGACACAGCCGCGGGGGAATCGGGTTCCTTGTCGACCACCTTCACCGGCTTGTCGGTATCGACCTGGCGGTCGAGCTCGTCATTGGTGATGGTGAGCGGCGGCATAATCCGCCGATAGAACCCGTCTTCACGCATCTTGGTGCGCGTGAAGTCGTTAACAGCGTCAACGGCCTGCTTCTGCATGCCGGGGGTGTCGAGCTGCTCGAAGAGGGTCTCGTTGAGCAGCTGGATTTCTTGCTGAGTAGGCATTTAAGGAACCTCCATGTTCCGGGTGTGACTAAGGATGGATTCAGGCTTCGCCCGGGAGCCACGCCGACCAGAAGGACAGCGCGTAGACCCCGTTGTGGTTCTTGGCCTTACCGGACGACACAACGCCGACCACCGGCGTCACAAACTGCGTGACCGACTGGTTCGTGATCCGACCACCGGTCGTGGCGTTCGAATCCGAAGCCGTCGCGGTGAGCAGATCGCCCGGGGTGTAGGTGCGGGACGAGTCGAACTCAGTCGACGCAATCTCGTAACCACCCGTCGCCACGAGGCCGGACATCTTGCCGGTCGGGGCGATGGCCCGGTGCATGAAGTTGCCAGAAGCCGTGGTGCCGGGGTTGCTGACGTCCGCCTCGGCCGAGCCGTTGAGCAGGAAGATCGCAACGCCGGTGTTGTGCGCACCAGGGCGGAAGTTGCCGTCCGAGTCGACGTGGACCACGCGACCGCGCGGAACGTCGAAGGAGACAGCCGAAGCGAGCTTGGCGTCGTAGTCGAGGGCGGCCATTTGGAACCAGCCCTTTTTGACGTCGAGCCCCTTCTCAGTGATCAGATTGGGAGCAGTTGCCATGTTAAGACCTCCATGTCTTTTTCGTGGTAATCACAGATCCATGTGAAATCAGGCAGTGGGCGGGTTCAGACCAAGACCCTGGAACAGTTTGATATCCGAGGCCTTGAGCTTGCCATCACGAGCGCCCACATACCCGCTCGTCAGGCTGTTCGACGGGTCATAACCGGCGGCCTTCGTCGAAGCCACCGGGGTGCCCAGGCGTGCCATCTCGGCAGCGTTCTTATGCGCCGCGAGCTTGATCACGAGTTCCACGGCGCGCACCGGATTCTCGAGGGCCTTTGCAAGCGCCTCTTTCTGGTGCGGCTCGATCCGCTCGTTCTCGAGACAGACCTTGACGGCCTCGGGGATGAGGTTGGCAAGCTTTTCGACCTGCTCCTCGCGCTCCTTGAGAACCGCCGCGGCCTTGGTCATCGCCGCATCGGAGTAACCGATGTAGTCGACGATGTTTTGGACAAGCGGGTTGGTGCAGTTGGACATGATTTCAAACCTCCGTGTGATTTACCGGTTGACGAGTTCCAGGACGTGCTGCTTCATGATGTCGCGCAGCTGACGCGACCGCTTGGTGCGGGCTTCCTTGACCTGGAACTTGCCGCTCCGCTTGAAGTTGAGCACGGCGGTGCCGATCGACTTCAGGTCATTCGCAGCAGCCATCTTGGGAGCCATCTCGGGTGCCATTTCAGGGCCAGCGCCCATCGGAGCAGCGCCAGCGCCGCCCTGGACAGCCTGGAGCAGAGCCTCGGGCGGGATGCCCAGCTCTTCCAGCGCCATGGCCAACTCCTGGACCGCTTCGTCCTCAGACGGAGCGCCAGCGCCACCGGCCATCGGATCGCCTTCGGGCATCGGGGCCTCGCCGCCCATCATGCCCTCGAGACCCGCCGGAGCACCGCCCGCTTCGCCCATCGGACTCGCGCCCGACTCGTCGTCGCCGGGAGCCGAGTGATCCTCGCCCTCAGCGGCCTCTTCGCTCGGGTCGGCCGCGGCAGCCTTCTGGCTGACAAAACCGATGAACAGGTCGGCCATTTCGTCGGCCTCGCGGAGCGTGTTGGCGCAGATCTCGCGCACGGAAGCTTCAGCCGCTTCCTTCGAAAGCCCCAGCTCCTTGGCCAGGTCGTAACCTGCCTTGAAAGCGGCTTCCTTGCCTTCGCGGAGCGCCTTGAGGTCCGAGCCCTCGATCTTGCCGTCGTTATCGACGTCCAGCTTGTGCTGGTCGCCCTTCAGCTCGCCCTTGGACTCGCTCTTGGACTCGCTCTTGGACTCTTCTTTCTTGTCCTTGAGAAAGGCGGGCATCTCGGCCGCCTTCTCGGTGCTGGCGTTAACCAGCGCGGCAAGAATGTCGTTGCCCAGGGCGGCCGCGCGGTCGCGCGCTTCCTTGAACGTCACCGAGCTGTACTTCTCGCCGTCGTTGGTCTTGGCCGGATGCGCGGTGCCCGGATCGTCCTTCGTGCCCTTGTAGTCGTGCTCGGCAGCCGGGTCTTCTCCGGTGGCCGCGACGTTGGTGCCAATGTTCTGCTGCACCTCGTCCTGGCGACCCTCGTAGGGAAGCTCGGGGGTGTTGTCCACCGCGAGCGCGCCTTGCTGCTTCTTGATGTCGGCTTCGTACTCGGCCGCGCGGGCGCCGGTGTCGGCTTTCTGCACGTCGTTGTCGACGTGAGCGCTGGGGTGCGAAGAAGCACCCATGTATCCGCCCGGGTCCGCGGGGGTGGGGCCGCCTTCCGCCTTCTTCTCAGCGGCGGACTTCACAGAGTTCTGTGAAATCTCTTCAGCCAGTGCGTTAAGCTGCGCGAAAAGCGATCGTTGCATCCGTGCCATGATTCTCTCCTTTAGGCCCCACACGCTTTAGCGCGCGGATTCCGTTCACGTGACATAATTTTGCAGAACACAATGGTTTGCTGTCAACCAGCAGTTTCCATATTTCTCGCTAAGGGACGCGTAGGCAGCAATCTTATAGAAAGCGTACTGCCGCGCAAGGCCCACCGCCGAGGTCGAACTGGCGCCCTTCTCCCTAACTAACTCACCCACCTGCGCGTTTCGTAGCGCGGCCTGATAGGCGCGCTTCTCCACCGCTTGCGGAAGAATACTGTGCGTTAACGCGACTTTCTCCGCCCACGCGCGAACCTTGCCAGAAGCAACAGCAGCCGGGAAATACGCGTTAGTTTCGAGCGCCACGACAACATCGGGGTCACTCGCTAGTTTAGTGAAGACGCCGTCCAGCGCGCTAGTAACAGCATGAACTAATTCGTCGCCCGCCGACTTTACGGTGAGCGCCAGGAACTCGCGGACCGGAAGGATTACGCCCGCGTCGGCCAGCGCCCGGAGAGCCTCGGCCAGCTTGACGTGCTCGCAGGGGACAAAGTCGACGCGCGGCTGAACCGCGGAGTTGGCAGCCAACGCAACCTGGCCCCAACCAGCGAGGTTGCTTGCCGCAGCGGCCTCCGCGGCGGCGAGCTTGTCGAGCGCGTCGAGCTGCGTTGCCAAACGAAGCGATGCGCCGGGCTCGCGATCAAAACCGCTCGGCGCCGTAACGCCCAGTTCCTCGGCCAGCGCGGCGCCAGAGAGAACTCCAGCACTGGCCGCCTTGAGTTGCCCAGAAATGTAGGCAATTCGGTCCGCGGGGCGAAACACGTGCGAGATATCAAAGAAGCTGGGATTAGGGTTGTCGGCGTGCAGGATGTGCCCGTCGTCGAGGACCCGCCCCAGGTTGTGTCTCAGGCCGCCTGCCTTGCACATGCCGCCGTTTTCAACGGAATCGCAGTACTCGGCCCGGGTGCGCGCCTTGTTGCCGCAGCCGGAGCAGACGTCGAATGGGATCTTGCAGGCCATCGAGACGCCGATATCATCGCCCCGCGCCAGCTTCTCCATTTCCTTGTCAGCGAGTAGACCGCCGTTGCGCTCGGCCGCCTCTTTGGAGCCGTTCAGCGCGCAGACCAGCTCAATCCGTTTCATCGGCTCGTTGTAGGCAGCGACCTTGATAACGCCGTAACTCTTGGCCGGGTTCTTGTTGAGGTGGTCGCGATAAAACTTCGCGTACTTCTCAAACGTGTGGTGATACTTGCGGCAGCAATCACGCGTGAACCCGTCGGCATTACGGTTCGGGCCGTAGTCCTCGGTGGCGCCAATGGCGATCAGGTGGACGGGAATCTCGTCCGCAGCAAACTTGACCTGCTCAAGCTTTTCGGCGAACTCGTGCCCAGCGCGCTTCACAAACGCGTCGCGGTCGGCGCCCAGCAAGCCGTGGCTGGAGATTTTGATCAGCGACGCCACCGGCTCGCTGAAGTCCTGCGAGTTCGGCTGGATAACTTTGATCATGCTCATGTTATTGCCCGAACGCTTTCTGCTGGAAGGCTCTGTTTGCAAAGTTTGCCTGACCTTCGCCAAGCGAGCCACCAAGAAGGCTGCCGAGATAGCCCAAGCCCATTGCGCCCAACCCACCGGCGGCGCGCTGCCGCCAGGTCGTGGGCGCAAGCCGGTTTGCTTCGGCAAGCGCTCTGTGAAGCTGGTTTGCCGACGGTGTTGCGCGGACCGGGGCGCCAGCAGCCGCTGCGCCGCTAGTTTCAGCGGCCTGGGCCGCTTCGGAAAGCGCCGCCAGCGCGCGCGTGCCGTCGGTCCCAGGGAGCCTGTTGCGGATAAAAGCGGGAAGAGACTCGCGACGTAAAAACGGAACGCCGCCAGGGCGCACCGCTTCGCTGGCGTCGCCGAGTGTCGCCAATGCCTGAAGCCGCCGCGTGTCGGGGGACGCCGACGGGCTTGCTCCAGGCGCGGTGCGGATGACTTCATCAACAAACGCCTGCTGCTGCGGCCTGGGCGCACCCGGCTGTAGCGCATTTCGCACGGGCAGCAACGCCTGGCGCGCAGCGAGAGTGTCGTTACTGACCTGCGCGGGCCGCGGCGCCCCTCGCCAGTTGCGAGCATTGGCGGCGTTCGTCTCCACGTCCAGCAGGTTTTGCAGCGCGTTACGGTTTTTCAGCAAACCGACGGTGCCGCGATAACCTGCTGAGGCGCCGGTAAGGGCGCCGATTCCAGCGCCGACAGCGCGGCGCGCCTCGGGGTCGGCGTTTGCCACCATCTCTGCCGCGGCGCCAAGATCTTTAACTTCGCGCCCGGCCGTTTGATCGGGTTTTGGTTCAGCTGCTTCAGCCGCGCCAAGTTGATTGAGCAGCGGAGTCAAACCCACGCCGCCCAGGCCGCCGACGAGACCATACGTCAGCGCGTTACGCAGCTTGCGCTTGGGCTGCAGCATTCCAACCAGGCCACCGGCACCAAGACCCAGCAGCGCATTGCGCACATAGGGATTGGCCAGGTAATCCATGGGCCCGGCCGCTTGCTTGGTGTATTCCGCAGCGACCTTGACAAGCTCCGAGCGGTTACCCGTCACGGCGCAAAGCGCAAGGGAACGCGAAATGTCGTCTAGCTTTTCGGCGTCCATGCCGTGTCCTCTCAGATCAGTTCGCGTTCTTTCTGCAACGCCTCGATGCGCGCCTTGTCCGTTTCAGCTCTCGACTTTTCCATGTCAATGAGCTGCTTCACGTCGAAGTCGGCCATCTGTCCGGCTTCGAGGCGCTTGCGCAGGAGAGCTTGCATTGTAGCAGGCGAGTTCACAAAGTTCGGGGCAACGTCGGCCAATTCGTTAAACGCGTTGGCCACCTCGGCCGGATCATAACCGGAAATAACCGGGTCGTTCATGACCAGGTCGTGGAGAATGCTTTGCGCGCGAATGTTGCGCAGTTCAGTCTCGTGCTCCGGATCGGTCAAGCTTTCAAAAGCGCCGCGCCGCAAATCCGCAGGCGTCGTCTGATTGGCGAGCATTCCGCGCACCATGCCGCCAGCAATTCGACCGGGCGCTGACATCAAACCAGGCTTTTCTGGCGTCTTGTTGTTACCGCCGCGCCGTTGGCCGCCGTCGTTACGCTGGTTGTTGCGCTGGTTGTTTTGATTTCGCGCGGCTACGTTTCGCGTGAGAAGTTGAATCGGCCCGGCCGGTGGATTGCCGCCTGCCCCGCCTCCACCTCCAGCGCCGCCTCCACCTCCAGCGCCACCGCCACCTCCAGCGCCACCGCCACCTCCAGCGCCACCGCCACCGGCACCACCCGCCACCCAAGCATTCAGCATGTCAACAAGCGAGCCGCTCCCGCCACCACCCGGGCCGCCGGGACCACCACCACCAGATCCGCCGTTGCCAGAACCTCCGCCCGCCTGTTGCTGCTGGCGCGCAGCGCGATTAGCAGCCTCGTGCGCAAGTTGCTCTGCCTTCATCCGGTCGAATGCGTCCTCAGCCATTATTTCGTTCAGATGCACCCAAATTGGGTTGCCGCGCTTTCTGTCCGGCATAACCAGGCGAAATTCTGCCGGATCACCCGGCGGCGGGCGGCGCTGTACAAAAGACGCGTGCGCCGCTGGGTCGACCTCGACACCTTTATTACCGAGTCGCGGCGCGCCCTCTTGTCCTTTACGCGGCGGATCGACCAGGCCGTAGCGATCGCCCGCGGCCATGGCGTTCTTCAACTCCAGCGGTTCGGCGACCGGGTCGTACAGAATGCTCCCGGTGACGACCGCTGGTTCAGCTTTTTTTGACGAGGCCTGCTTCGCCACAGGCACCCGCGCCTGCGCCTCGTTGTAAGCCTCGATCGCGCTGAGCACGGTCTCGGCCAGCTTGCAGGGCTGGCACTCGCCCATGAACACGTCACCGGTGGCGGCCTGCTTCGTCAAATGCGGATAGACGGCGGCGAGCTTGTTCAGCACGTTAACGCCGTCTTCGCCGTAGCGCAGCTCGGTCTCGCGCACGGCGTCCTGGAAACTCATATTGCCCGGATGACGGAAATACTCGTGAAGCTCTTCCATCGCCGCAGCAGCCTTTGTGTAGGCAACCGTGGCCTGGCGTCGCAGCTCCTGCTGGGCCAACTCTGCGGCGCGCTTCTCCGAGGCAGCCCGGCGGGCAGCAGCCTCTTCGTCACGGGGCGGAGGGGTCCACGTCTTCTCGGGCAAAGATATCTTTGCGGCCGCCTCCTTGGACTGAGTCGCCTTGCGGCGCGCCAGCATTCCGGCGGGGCTCACAGCGTATTCAGCAGAAACCACATGAGCGCGTGAAATCTCAGCGGAGGTCTTCACGGCCTTGGGATAAAGCGCGTCGAGCACAGTCTGCGCGTCAGCGAGCGGAAAGTCGGCCGCCTTTTCCAGGGTGTCGCTGCCCTGTTCGCGCTGCTTGGTGGTCCGGCCCGTGTTGTAGGCGTGGACCATGAGGTTGATATGCCCCGCCGGAATATCGGACTCGGCGGCGCTCTTCACGATGGCGTCGTTGGGCGCCAGTCCGCCGTTCACATAAGCCGCGGCGCGCTCGATGGCGCCGATTAGCTTGGTTTCCGCGGCCTTGGAAAGTGGCTGCATGGTTATTCTCCCGGGAACCGCAGGTTTTCGATGGTTTGCTGGGTAGATAGTTTACCACCCGCAGCCACGATCATGAGTTCGTCGTTGCGCAGCTCCGCCGCGCCATTGTCATACGGTAACATTTTGTCGGCTGCCGAATCCAGTTTTGTGCCGATTTTGAAGGGCAACGCGCCGAGCATGGCACCGATATTTTCGACGATCGTGGCGTGAGCCTTTCCGGCGTTCTCGCTGGTTTTCTCGATCTGCGAGTACTGCACGAAGCTGTCGATGATCGCCAGCTGGGTGTGGGTGTTAATGGGCACGGTCAAGGTGGCGATGGCCGCCTTGTGCTTCACGGTATTCACGGCAAAGTCCTGGAAGAACTGGCCAACGTCGTCCGCCCGCTCCGGCTTGGCGATCGGAGAAACCTTGGAAATCACAGCGTCCAGGACGTGGGGCCCGCCGTGATAACCGAAAAGCTTCCAAAGCAGGTCGTACTGGCGTTCGGAAACGCCGCGAACCACGGCGTCGGCCATGACCACGTTCACGATGTAAAGCTTCTCGGCAAGACGGTCTCGAACGTCGAAAAACACCTTCTCGTATGCCTCGATGATCGCCGGATTGGTTCCCAGGCGCTCAGCGATCTTCGTGGTTTCCTCACCCGCCAGAATGCAGGCTTCGACGGCCCACCGCGTGGGTTGCTTTTCGTCGAGCCACATCGAGTGCGCCCAGAACATGTCCCGGTCATACTGGATCAGCCGGTACAGCGCGTCGGGGCGGTTGCCTGCTTTTTCGTAACGCCGCTTCATTCGCGACGCTCGGCGGATCCAGGCAAAACCCTCTTCGCCGTCCATGGCGCGAGTCGCCTTGGGGCCGCCGCCGTCGATCTGAACAGCCCGCAGCCAGCGCCAGTTCGGTGCGCGGCGCGGGTTATCGCGGAGTGCTTGAAGCATTAGCCCATCTTCGGGACTTCAATCGTCACCGAGAACACAAAGTTCTTGGCGCCCGACCCCGCCGGAGTGATCTTCAAGTAAAGATATCTTTGCGGGTTCGTGGGCGTGCCATCTCGGTTGATGTACGCAACTTCGGCGCTGTGGTCGTCGACCTTGGCCGCCGTGGGTAGCGTGATGTCGAGAATGTGAAACGCCTCGGCGGGAAGCGTGTTGTTTGGCGCGGTGTCCTGCTTGCTGGTGTACAAAGCCGCGGCGGCACCGGCGTTGGCGCCGCTGGTCTGCGTGAGGCTGTAGCCGCGGAGAATACCGCGGTGCGGCACCCGAATCGGGACTACAGTCTGTGAACCGCTGGTTGCTTCAAACGTCGTCTCGCCGGACCAAATCGTACTTGCCATGTTTCACCTTTAAGCGCTTGCGACATTAGAGAGATCGGCGTCTGAGCCAACCTCTTCCGGATACGGCTCGATAGTCTTCTGCTTGAGGAAGAGAATCACGTCGCCGAGCATCTCGAAGGCGTTGCGCAGCGAGTCCTCCAGCTCCGGCATGTCAGACTTGCCGTACCGATCAGCAAACCGGTCGCCGTGCCAGTAGAACATGAACAGGATGCGGCCGAGCTTGTCGAGCCCGTTGGTCAGGTCGCCCATGTAGCGATCAACCATCGAGTCGTCGCGGACGGCGCGGAGCATGCTGCCGATCATCGCCGTGTCGAACACTTCCTTCTGGCCGGACTGGGCCGCCTGCAGCACGCTGCGGACGTCCTTCTTGTCGAGCCGCGTGTTCGGGTTGTAGATCTGCCGGTCCGTGAGACTGGCCGACATGTCCGCCACCGGCATGCCGATGTCGATGCCCATCTGGGTCGGCACGTCGGCGCCCATGATCGTCTCGCCGCCCATCACCGGGCCCGGATCGCTCGGGGCGGTCGGGCCTTGGTTGACCATCATCGGCGCGCCATAAGGGTTGGCGTACTTCACATGGCAGGAGAACTTCCGCTTGGCGGCCGCCTGCTTGAGAATCTCGCGCGCGGCGTCCTCGCGCAGGCCGTGATGCTCGACGAGCGTCACCAGCGCGGCGATCGGGCTGCGGGCCGCCTCCTTGTTGATCGTGACCTCGGTGCCGTTGTGGTAGACCTCAAGGCTGGCCGTTTTGCCCATCAGTTCGAGCTGGGCATCCGCCAGGTTGCCCGGCATCAGCGGCGGCATCTCGCTTTGACCGCAGCCGCAGGCGCCCTGGTCCTCGGCTGTCTCGGCGTCGTCCTCGCCAGGGGCGCACTTGAGAAGCTTGAAGCCCTCGGGCACGAAGATGTCGCCCATGCTCGCGCGGAGCTGGCTGCCCTTCTTGCCGTTGAGGTGCAGCCGCACGCCGTCGCGGTACTTGTCGTAATTCAGCGGGTCGATGTAGCCGCACGGGCCGATTGATCCCTTGGGCGGGAACTTCGAGTGGTCCTCCATGTGGACCTCGTAGCTCGTCGTGCCGTACGCGCTCTCGCCGTACTCGCGGATCACGCGGACCGGGACGGTGGCGTCACCGCGCTTGCTGATGAGCATGTACCGGCCCCCAGAAGGCAGGCTATCGGCGTCGGGCAAGCCGTCAAACCACGCTTCCTCCTCTTTCTGAGAAGGGCACGCGATGCAGAAGACCTGGTCGCTACGAGTGTTGATCCACTCGGGCTTGCCCTCGGTCCGAACAATCGTGCAGAAGTTTGAACGCTTTGCGGCGCCCATCGGGAACATGGCGATGTAAACCCGTTCGATGTTGCCCGGCTTAACGAGGATGTCGTACAGCCCGCTCTTTGTCGGGTTCCAAAGCTTCTTTTCAACCTGGATGTGGTAGGGAATCGAGACGTTGTCACGGTCGCGCTGGTCGAGGATAAGCACGCCGTCGCGCAGCAGCTTCTCCTGGTCTTCCTCAGTCGTTTCCGGCGGCAGCATCGTCTGCACGGTCTTCGAGTAGGAAATGATCTTGAGCCCGGCGACAGCCGGGCTCTTTTCCGGGGCTTCCGACAGCACGCTGGCGATCTTCGGGCGGCTTTCGCGGTCCTTTGCGACCGCGATGGCCTCCTTGATCACGTCCAGGCCGTGAAAGTCGTTAAACGCCTTGGCGAGCGCCGGGGCGTCCTGAAACGTCTTGACGAGCATGTCGATCGTCGTGACGCGAGCTTCCTTGAGAAACTTCGGCAGATCGAGCACGCGGCCAATTTCTTGGAACGCCAGCGCCGTGTTCATCGTGGCCGTCTTGGCCAGGGTCGGCATAACGGCCGTCATCATCTCCTTGAGCGTCGGCCGCGCGGAGCCGAACTTGGCCGGGCTGCGCGAGAGCTGCGTGAAGTCGGGCTGCCGCATGCCCAGCTGGGACATGTTGCGGTCCACCGAATTGCCCAGGATGTTGGGCTTGCGGTTGACAAGGTAGTTAATCCAGTTTTCCTTGAGCGGCACGAACATGTCCTGGTTCTTGATGTACAGGAGTTCGTGGCCCTTGAGGTCGCCGTTCAGGAAAAAAACCGGGGCGTACAGCCAGTTAGAGCCGACTTTGAAAGCAAAAACGCCAATCGCCTTGGTGTTTTCGCGGTCCCGGTCGAGCAGCTGAAAGCCGATCTCGTGATCAAGCAGCTTCGGCGCCGAGTCGCGGAGGTAGGCGTGCGCCAGATTGCTAAAGGCCTGCTCGAACGAGGCCGAGTCGCCCTTCCCGCCGAAATTGGCCTGCTTGGTCTGGGTCCGACTATGCGAACGGACCACATTCAGCCAGTGCGCCGTCGACGACGCAGTCTTCTTCCGGTTGTACACAGTAGCCACCTCCGTGCGGCACAATCTTAAGACACGTGTAAGCAACAATTTACCGTGTCGCAGCTCTTACATCCTACAGAATCACGTTTGCGGGCGCCATCCGCTCGTCGCGCCGGTCACGCCGAACGTTTCGCCGCGGGCCAGCGCGGGAACGAAGCTGCTTCCAGCCGCGTCGCTGGTCGAACCGCGGTGCACGCTGCTGAGCAGGCCCTTTTGCTGGTAAGAACCGAGCATTCGGGTCATCCAGTCTGGGTCGTTCGAGATGTTCGACATGCCGCGCACCATTTCAGGCTGGAAGGGCGGCGGTTCCCGGTGCGCTTCGACATTGTTAATGCCGTACTTTTGAAGCGTGCTGGCGACATTCTTGCCGATCTTCGTGCCGACCGAGTAGTGGAGCACGGGCCGCTCCAGGTAATGCCCCTGCAGGCTTTTGGGCACGCCCGTCACGCTTCCTTGACGCGGCTGCCAAGCACGCTCGAGCATCGAGTACGGCACCACGTCGTCGGGGTTGTAATCACCGTATTCGTCGGTCATGCGAACGTGGTTGACCAGCCCGCGCGAGAGCAGTTCAATGTTACGGCGGTGAGGCGACACGCCGGAGTTCTGGAGAACCTGGCGCATGGCCTGCACAAAGTACCTGCGCCCCTCGCCGATGCCCTTGTGCCGGACGACTTCGGCCGGATTGGGCATGCCATTGGTGATCGAGTCGCCCGCCTCGACCTCTTGCCCCTTCTTGACCGTCAGCTCCTGGTCGACCGGCACGTAATGATCTTCGCCGCCGATTTGAACGTAATGGCCGCCCTGGGGCGCTTCGCGGATTTCCTGCACGAATCCGTCAAGCTGAGAATGCGCGGCGCCGCCGGGATACTTTTTCGGGACCTGGACTAGCGCGTTAATCGCCTTGAAGCCCGAGATTGAGGCCGCGCCGCCCACGCCGCCGGAGTGCTTCGAGCTGATCTGCGCCTGAGTCACCGGCTCGGAGAGGGCCTGGGCGGCGGCGATACCGACATAGTCGCCGATTGGAGGCAGCTTGCCCTTCTCGCGGTAGCCGACGTCTTTGGCGTAGACGCCGCCGTCGTCCGGGCCGCCGGTGAGCGGGCTGCGCACCAGGATGTCCTGAATGCCCATCTCCTTGATGTCTTTAAGAATCTTTGGCGTCAGGACGGTGTTGCGCTTGTACGGCCCCACCGGTCGCGCCAGAAGCGCGCCCTCGTTGTCGACGTCGTCCACGTCGGTCGGAAAGCCGCGGTCTTGCGCAGTGGCATTGCGCTCTTGATCGTCGTCATCGTCGGCCGTGACGAGCAGCCGGTGCGTCATCTGGGCGAGCTGTTTGCCGAAAAAGCCCGCGTCGGCCGTCGCCGTTTTTAGGTCCATCAACCCCTTGCGGGTGCCGAAGGCGCCCGCAAAATATTCCACGGGTCGAAGCCCCTGGCCGTAACTCCGCATCACCGGAATCGGAATTGGGTCGTTCTTGTGGTCGACATACTGCATGTCGGCGCCGATCAGCGAATTCAGGCTGAACTTGTTGCCGACGGCAGACCCGGTTACCTGATGCGCGAGCGGGTTGTCGTTGCCGCGCGCCTCATCGTAAACGCGCTCGACAAGCTCTTTCTGCGCGCCAGCGGCCAGCTTGAGAATGGCCAGCGAGCGGGTCTTATCGTCCAGGTCGCGGTTTGCCAGAATGCCGCGGAGCTGCCGCTGCACCCGCAGTTGTACGTCGCGGGCGGCCACCGTCGGTTTGATATCTTTCAGCCCAAACGACAGGCCGTTCGTGGTGTACGCAGCGTCGCGGCCCACGTCGTGCAGGCGCTTCATGACGTCCCGGTATTTGTCCGGGTACTTCTGCGCCAGCTCCGTGGCCAGCTTGCCCATTTCCTTTTTGGTCAGGACGCGCTCGTAGTTGCGCATGTCCTCGGGCAGCGCCTCGTTTACGAGAATTTGACCGAGCGTCGTCTTGAGCATGTTACGGCGTCCAGATCACGTTCTTGTTCAGCGGTTTAGGCGCGACCTCGTTAACGGAAACCACTTTGTCGATGCCGAGCTGGCGTATAAGCGCGTGAAAATCTGCATCCCGCGCATCAGCAAAAATGATCGAGTCGGTGAGCTGAGACGCCACGAAGAGCGGGTTTCCCAGGTCGTCCTCGATCACCACGCTGTCCGCGGGTGCGACGGTCGGCTGCAACTTGCTCTGAAATCTAACGCGCACGCCCCATGTTCCTCAGCAGGATGCCCGCCGCCGCCGCCAGATTCTGGATCGACGTCGGCTCGTCAGGTTGTTCTTCAGCAAACTTCGCCAACGGCTTATCCCACCAGTTCGCCTGCTTGGCAGCGGCGGGGTCCATCGGAGGCTGGCTGGGATCCATCGGGCCGCCCGGGGGCACCGGGCCGCCTGGAGGCATCGGACCACCAGCGGCGTTAGGGTCCTGGGGCGGCGGAGCCATCGGTCCGCCGGGCAGCGCGGTCTCGGCTGGAGGCGCGCCGGTCGTGCCGGGCGGCAGGACGAGCGACTCGGGGGGAACCTGAACGCCCATGGCGTTCATGATCGCCGTGAGCTGCTGCTGCATGTTGTAAAGCCGGTAGTCGAGCATCTGCATCATCTGCTCGGGCTTGAGCTTCTGCTGGCCAGGTGCGCCGCCAGTCGGCGTGGCCGGTGGCATCGGAGCCGGGGCCGCCGCGGCAGGGGGCGCCGCAGCGGTGGCCGCGCCAGTCGGGTCAGCGCCCGGAGGCGGCGCGGCGCCCATGGCAGCAGTCGCTGGGTCAACCGGTTGGGCGGCGCCCTGAACGCCAAGCATGGAAGGATCGGGCGGTTCGCCGCCCATTGGGGGCGCGCCGCCTGCCGCCATCATCGCCGCGTCGGATGGCACCACCGCCGACTTTTCGAGGGCATGGCGCGCCATCTTCAGCAGTTCGGGATTGACCGTGAAACTCATGGAAACCTCCGTGTTAACTCTCGACGATATGCACCGGGGTGTCGACGTCAATCTCCCCGCGGCGATAGGCGTTCATGGCGTCCTGCCGTGACTTGTATACCCTCGGCTTCTGTTTCTTGTCGACCCGGCTCGAAGCCAGGTAAACCCCGGTCTGATAGTCCCTGTTCGGAACAAAGTGGGCCTTGAAGCTTGCCGTCGAAAAGAGATTTTTGCTTGGAAGCATTTTTTCGACGGCTTCCTTGGCGGCGTCCTCGGTGCTGGGAACGTGATACTGCATCGCGTCCCCGTCAAAGTCGGCGCCAAAACCCTTGGTAATGACCGGGTTAACCTCCATAACCTTGTTCTTGGTGAGCTTCGGATAAAACGCCATCATACCGTATCGATGGAGCACCGGCGCACGGTTAATGACGATCGGCCGGGACGACATCTGCGTGTTCAGCTCGTCGTACGCCGCCTTGTTGCGGTTTTCGACGGCGTCCAGCGCATTCATCCGGGGCATTCCGCGGCGCACCAGGCCCCGCACCACGAACGGCTTGTAGACCTCCCAGGCCTTGTCCTCGGGAAGCGCGACCTGGTCCATGTCGAGGTCCGGGTTCGGCGTAATAACTGCCCGCCCCACCAAGTCGACCGTGGTCGAGAGAAGCTTGCGCTGCACGGTGCCGTACTTGGGCGAACTGCCGAAGACGTGCTGCAAAAAGCCCTTCACACGGCGTTCCTGATTCTTGGGCTGCGTCGGATCGCCCAACCCGGAGACGGCCTTCATGGCGTCGTACAGGCCCAGCCGTTCGTCGCTGTATTCGCTCAGGGCGCCGGAGGCTTCCTTGAGCGTGTCGTTCGCGTCGAGCAGTTCCTTGTAGAGGTAATTCGCGTCGGCCACGAGCGGTAACTTTTTGGCGCCCATCGTGGAGACGGGCCGAAAAATCGGCGGGAGCACGCCGACCTTGCTCATCATCCAGTCCTTGGGATGGACGCCGGTCGATTCAGCGTTCTTGAGGTATCCCAGCTTCCGCACGGCGGCGTCGCGCAAAGTCTTGCGTCCCGATTTGATATCTAACCTGGCCTGCTCGATCGCCTTGGGCAGGTTGATCCGCCCCAGGGCGCCCTGGATGGCCTCCGGGCCGGTCTTGTCGAACAGCTGCACCTGCCCGGCGAGCACTCCGCGGAACTCTTTCTCGGTAAGCCCGAGCACCCGGCGGATTGGCTCCTCCATGACCGGGTTGGGCATCGGTTCGTGAAGCGTGATCTTGCTCCAGCGGTTGCCGCCGTGGCCGCCGGTGAGCGTTTCATCGAACAGGCCGCCCTTGATCGGCTTGAGCCGCCCCTTCCAGTCGACTGTCTCGGAGTTGGTGACCTCGCGGGCCCCGGCCAGCTCATCGATGTCGCGGTCGGTCACCGCCATGATGTGCGTCTTTGTCCCTTCGCGCACGGTGTTAATTCCAGCGCCCTTGAGCTGGTTAACAAACTTCTCGTAGACGTGCGGCACCTTGGGCAGCGGCGGAGTGTAGCCCGCCATGAACTGCGACCAGTACTCGGGGTTCGCCTGCCCGCGGACCATCTTGGCGTCACGAATGACTTTGCCCGCGCCGTGGGAGAGCAGCGCGCCCAGGTCCAGCATGCCGACGCGCTTGGCGCCCTCGCTGCCGCCCTTGGCCGGAGTGCCCTCCGCCGTGTAGCTGCTCATCGCGCGGCCTTGGCCCTTGGACTCCGCGGTGTGATGGAGCTTCATGAAGAACCGGTTGCCGGTCAGCACGCTTTTGATCTTACGACCGGTTTCCGGATCCGTGACGTCCTCAGTATCGGAGAGGCCGTGCTTCCCAAGCTCGTTCTGGGCAAACTCTACGAGGTCCTGCGCGCTGTCGAAGTCTTTGAGTTTGAACGGCTGCCCGGTCTTCGCCGCAATCTTGCCGAGCGCCGCTTCGACGACCTGCGCCGGGTTCACGCGGGAGATCAGACCCAGCGGCGAAACAAGCACCTCGTACGGACTGCCGTCCTTGTCTTGTGGCATGCGGTGGTCTGGAACAATGTCGGCTACCACGCCCTTGTCGCCGTAGCGCCCCGTAAGTTTGTCGCCCACCTGCATTTCGGCCTGGCTCTTCACAACGACCGAGACGCCCTTGTCGGTGTGCTCAACGTCGGTAACCACGCCCGGCGAGTGGTGCTCCCAAGTCAGCGTCTCGTTCATGAAGTTTCCCGCCCGGCCGCGATGCACCTTGCCGTAGGTTGTCTCCTTGGCCTTGGCCTGGAGGATCAGCGGGTCGCCGTAGTTCACGACCGTGCCCTTCTTGATCGCGCCCTTGTCGTCGAAGTTCTCGAGCTGCTTCTTGTCGTACTCGCCCGGAAACAGCGCAACGAACGCCTTCTTCCCGACGTGGCTGTTCTCGGTCCACTCAGCCTCGTGCTGGTACATGTGCTCGCTGGTGAGCTTCTTGGCCGCCGATTCCGAGATCACCACGGCGTCTTCGTAGTTTTTCCCCTGGTACGGCAAATAGGCGACACGTAAGTTCTTGCCCATCGCCGCTGTGCCGCTAGGGTCCGTGAAGTTCGAGTGGGCCAGAAGCTGCCCCGGCTTAATCACGTCGCCTGGCTTCACGACCGGCGTCTGGTGCCAGAATGTCTTCCGGTTAAAGGGCATGTCGTTGTACAGGTCGATCTCGTGCTTCTTGCCCTCACGATCGCGCAGCACGATCATGCCCGGCTCGGCCGAAACGACCTGGCCGTGAAACTGGGCCTTCACGGCGCCGAGCTTCTCGCCCATCTCGTCCTCGTGGGACACGCCGTCCTTGTCGACGACGGCCGACTGCACGAGCGGCGCCTCGGCTCCCGAGAGCGGCAGCGCCTGGGTAAACATGCGGCTGGCCATCACCGCGCGCTGGCCCTTCATCATGCTCTTCAGCGGAACCATGTTCGAAAGCGCGGAGAACGTGCTGTCCATGTTGGGCAGCGAGAACTGGACTTCCTCACGCGGCACGTACTGCATCTTGCCGCCAACGAGTGCCGCGACCATCGGCATGTCGGTCTTTTCCTCGCCCGGAAAAGCGAGCGGCGTCTCGGCCAGCTCGCCTGGCGTCTTCATCTCTGTCTCGCCGGTCTGTATGTTCACGACCGGCGTGTAGATCTTGCCGTCGGTGCCCTTCATGGCGCCGCGGGCAAAACGCATGTCGACGCCCACCTTGCCAGACTCTGGCGTGCGCAGGAAGTCCACAAAGCCCAGGTGGCTGGGCTGCACAGAGCGCGACTCTTGGGGCACGGCGTCAAGCGAGCCGATGCCGCCCTCGCCCATGCGAGTCACGCGGCCCTGGTGGTCGAAAATCTCGGCCGGGTTGATTTCCTCGAGCGAACTGCCCAACCCAGAGCCAATCAGCGCGGCCTGGATGGCCTTGTTGAACACGCCGGTCGGGACGTGGTCAAGGTTCTTCTTAGCCGTCGCCTTCCAGAGCAACTTGCGCAGCGCCTGCTTGTCTTTGGTGAACCGTTCGGAGATCAGATCCTCGGGCCCAACGATGCTTTGATACGCCATTGCGTCACGGTCATCGGGGTCGGCCTCTTTGCGATTGAGGGCGATGAGCTTTTTCGTAATGTCGAGAATTGCTTCGGGGGTAAGGTTCTTGTATTCCTTGCCAAGAGTGCGCCGCGTAACGTCGGGGTCGAGTTCCATGCGGGCAAACTCGTCCGCAATTGCCTTTTGCTTGGCAGCTGCGTCGATGCCGGGAGTCTGCCGGTAGACCAAACGCTGGTAGAGCTTGTCGAGCGTTCCCGCATCGCCCTTCTCCATGTTGACGGCGGTGATCTCGTTGCCCCAAGCGGCGCGGATGTCGGAGTCCTTGGCGCCCATCGCCTTGAGCAGCGGCATCAGCGGAATCTTCGCCTGGCCGATGTTGATGTTCATCACGCCGGTCTTCGGGTCGAGGAAGTACCGGTGCATGCGCCCCTTGCCGGGCAGCACGTTGACGTGGGCCTCCAGCTCGCCGTTGTCCTTCTCGCGGGTGTAGACGCCCGCCTTGAGCCGCATCTGGTGGGCCAGGGTGTACTCGACACCCCGGTTCACGAACGTGCCAGAGTCGGTGAGATACGGCACGTGGGCGATCGTCTGCTGCCGGGTGGCGATCGGCGCACCGGTGGTGTTGTCGATCAGGTTCCAGGTGCCCGTGAGCCGCCGATGGAGCGAGTTGCCCGTGAGCACGGCCTTCTTTTGATCGGCCTTGGTGAACCTTTCCGGCCCGGTGTATGCGACGTTCGCAAGCTGCAGCGTGTAGAGGTCGTTCTTGATCGGCTCGAGAGAAGAAGCGCTCTGCAGCGCCCGATCAAAGATGTTGGTGCGCAGCGCGCCGATGTCACCGAACGAGCGCGTCTGCAGCGGCGCTTGTGGTTGCGGCGTCGGCGTGATGGGCGCAGGCGGACCGGAGAGGATCGAGTCTGGCATTGCGCTCACTCATCGCTGCTTTGTTCTGCCAGCTGCTTAACCTTCACAAGTTCTTCCGGGTCAACCCACATCGTCGGCAGGCCCTTCATGCGCGCGCGCGATGCCTGGGCCTTGGCCAGGTTTTCGCCGCGGGTCTTCGCTGCCGTCTGGTCGTACATGTACTTCGCGCCAATGCCGCCCGCGCCGAGTCCGGCCAGCAGCATGGACGTCAAAGCCACGCGGGGCGCCGAATCCGTGCCAATTTCCAACAAACCGTCCAGCCAGCCCTCGGCGCGCTTTTCCTGATAACGGGCATACAGCTTGTCGAGCGCGGCGGCTTCCTTGCCCGCGAGAATGGCGTGATACCGGGCGCGGGCCTCTTCGACTTCGTCGGTCGCGTCGTCCTTCTGCTTCTTTGCCATGATCGAGTTGATCAGCTTGCCGCCGCCGTACAGGGCGCCCAGGCCCAGGCCGGTGCCGAGCGTCGTGGCGACCGCACCGCGCAGCATGTTGGGATCTTTGGGCGCGGCGCCAGCTTCACCCAGCGACTTGAACAGCCTGGGGAAAGAGTCAACAATCGCGCCCGGCACGGATCCGACACCGCTGACGATTTGGTCGAGAACAGCCGCCTTCTCCTGCGGCGCCTCAAGCGGCGACTTGGCCATGACCGGCGAACCCGCGGCAATGTTTTGGTACTTCCGCTCCTTCTTGCCGGTCGGCTTCAGGCCGCGGAGCAGGTGGTAGAGCGCCAGGCCGCCCATGCCGACGCCGCCCGTGAGCGCCATCGTGTTGAGCAGGGTCTGGCCGTGCTGCTGATTCCACTTGGCTGTATCCGCAGCGGTTACAGCCTCCCGCGCCTTGTTAAACATCTGCGTGGCCGGGCTGGTGGACTCGCCGAGAAAATAGCTGGTCCAGTTCGAAGCGCTTTGTTTGGTTTCTGCCATGGTTTACTGCCTCGGTGGAATCATTCCGTAAACCTGGAACCATTCCATCCACACGCGAAAGTGTTTTTTCTCGTCGTCCCAGTTGTCGGACCGTTTCACGAGCCGGTACCAACCGTTCACTATCTTATCATTTACGTCGTCAAAATCGGCCTTCTGATCCGGCTCCCACAGCTCAAACATCCGCGATTTGAAGTCGAATCGGAGATCGAGGTTGTCGAGCTCTTCTTTCTTGAGATCGTTGACCTGGCCGCGCGGCCCAAGCACCGGAAAGCCGTCCATCGTGCCCGGCCAGTTAAGCACGGAATCTCCGTGCTGCGGCCCAGCCATTTCGCCGTGATACTTGCGCATGCTCACGCAACAATCCTCACATGCCGGGGCGATATTGCTTCATCCGTCGACGCGCCTTTAACCGATCGCCCATCACGCGATAGGTGTGGGCGAGTTCCTGCGCCTTGATTTCGTCATCGGAGAGTTTCGGCTCCATCAGCTTGGCCGTGCCGTAACCGAGCGCGCCGCCGCCAAGAAGTCCAAGGCCGATCGGCACGCCGTACAGCGCAGTCAGTGCGCCCGTAAGTTTGCCCTCAGCGGCTTTTTCAGCCAGGTCGAGCCGCGAGGCGAGCTTTTCGCCCGTCAGGCCCTCTTCGGCGCAACGGGTCAAAAAGCCGAGTTTGAACGCGTCCTTGTTTTCGTCGGACATCAGAAATCTCCTGGCAAGATCAGTTTCTTGGGGTTGGTCTGCCCGGCCGAGAAGTCTGGTGTGACGTACTTTCCGGTGTCTTTGCCCAGCGGCAAAGCGCCCGGCAGCGCCGTGGTGAAATTCGCCGCGGTTGCCATCGACACCCGACCTCGCTTGTGCGGCCGGTGACGCGAAAACCAGGCGGCGACCTCCGGATCGTTCCGGTCGCCCTGCTCCTTCGCATCCTTGCAACACTCCACCATGTTCTCAATTGCCTGCTGTAACTCCAAACGATCGGCCAGGATCCAGGCCTTTCCAGGGTTTTTTACGGCTTGCTCGCGAAGCCGCTTGGTTTCGTCCGAGAGCGCCTGGGCGCGCTGGAGAAACTCCTTGCGGGTGAGGACGATGAACGAGCCGTCTTCCTCGTCGTGAAGGCAGATAAAGCCGTTTTTGGCGTAAAACTTCAGGTCGCGCCAGGAGTAGCACTTACCGACTGTGTTCTCGACAGGCATTACTTACCTTCTCCGAAAGACGCGCCTAGACGGCACTGGCGCCGTGACGAACGGAACTCCCATGAGCGGCGCCGCAGGCGCCGCTTTTTCTACGGGACAGGCTCCAGTCGCGCAAGGCGCGTGCGGCACAATAACTGGCGCGGCTGCAGCAGTCTTAGGCGCTGGCGCAGGCGGAACAACCGACGTTTGTTGCGGCTTAGCAAACGGGCCCGGCGGCAACGTCGACTTCGCGCGGGGCAGCGCGGCAGGCGCCGCTAGCGGCTGACAGGTCGGGCACTTCGTCCACTCGTGGCCGTCGCCGGAGCGGACTCGGCCGGTGCCTTTGCAGGTCGGACAATTCGGATCAATGGGCTGCGGTTCGGGCTTGTCGGGCTGGGGCGCCGCAGGAAGCAGAGCAGCATAAGCAGCCTCTGCAGCGACCATGCCGATATAGTCGGGGGTTGGTGCGGGGTCGGCATAGGACACCACCGGCGCGAACAGCATGATGTAAAGCCACTCGATCATGTTACCGTCTCCCGTGCGAGGAGTTAAATGTTGCCCAGCGCGCCCCAGTTGCGCAGCGGTTTGCGCTTCCAGCCGTTAAAGCTCGAGAAGGCGATCGCGTCGCGGTTCTTCAGGTCGCTCCAGCGCGCCCAGAAGGCGCCGATGGGGATCAGGAGGTTCGTATCCATGATCTTGCGACTTCCGTCATTCCAATTTCCCCAACTGTTTTGGACGCAAATCAGGGGCTCTTTGTAAACCTCGATAATCTCGGGGCGCTCATCAACCGCAATGTAGGCCATCGCGTGCGCCCAGCCCTTTGCCGTGCGTCGCGACACGCCATTTGCGTCACGCTCCGACGAGAACGACTCGCCGCCGCAGGAGCTAATTCCGTAACCGTTCGCGAGCATGTCGCGAACCTCTTCGTAACTCTCGAGCACCGTGGTCGAGCGGATCAGGTGCTGCTGACCGATCTTGAGCCAGGACTCCGGCGGCGTGCGCGAACCGTAAAGCCCGGCGTTGCGCGAAGAGTACGTTTCGAAGTCGACGTTAATCTCGGGATACGCCCTGCGAATCCAGAGACCCGATTCCTTCATGACGACCCGAGCGGCGTCCGAGCAGAACCAGCCGTCCCCGCCATGACGGCGCCAGTTGTAAATCGCCTCGGTGCTGAGCACGCCGTTCAGTCGGGCCTTGTCGGAGATCTCCGGCGCGCCTTCGACGTTACCAGTCTCCTCGTCGGCCAGTCCGCTGGTAATGTCGGTGCACATCGTGACCAGCCCGGCGTTGCGGGTCGACCACGAAACGCAGTCGCCGCGTCCCTGGGCGCCACCCGGGAGGCAGTCCGGGTAGAGCGACAGAACGTCCAGGAACGGGGCGCTGAGCTTTCCCTTGCCGGTTTCCTGAAGACCGTAGGCCGCGCAGGCCATCGCGCCTTCAGGAAGGCCGCCTGCCTCCGCAATGGCGGCCTTGAGCATGTCCGTATGCTCAGGGTCGCACATCGCGCCGACGAAACCCTCTTCGTAGGCCTTCTGTACGTCGAAAACCGATTCAAAGAAAACTTCGCCGTCCATGGCAACCTCCGGTTACTTCGTTCAGGCGTTGTCCGACGGAGTCTCAGGTTCTTCGCCCTCGTCCTCCTCGACCTCAACCTCTTCCTCCTCGGCCACGAGCGTCACACCGAACGCGCCGGGCTGCGCCGGGGGCAGCGTGTCGCTGGCCACGAACTCAAGCACCGCGGGCTCCGAGCGGTTGCCCGCGTCGTCGACGTCGACGAGCGTGAGAAGGACCTTGTCGTTCTGCTTCGCCCGGATTTCACCGAGATCCGTGGAATCAGCCGAGAAGACCACGAATTCGTCCGGCGAGCCGACGCCATTCACGGCGACGACCAGCTGGCGCTCCACCACGTCCTTGTCGACCACCGGGCCGACGGAAACCTTGTACACAAGCACATCTGCCATAACATCTCTCCCGATTTGACTGGTTTTCAACTCTACCGGCGTTGGAACAGTTTTAACGTCTGTTAACCACCACGCGATGATTAACGCCAACGCGTAAACAACAAGTATGGTGACAAACGCTGTGTTCATCGGGGCCCCTTAACGGGCCGAATCCGCGATCAGCGTACAGGCCTCGATCAACTTGGCGCGCACCGCGTCGTCGACCGACTGCACGTCCTTGGGGTCGCGCTTTCCTTCGGGATCCAGCTCGCGCATCTTCTTGTCAAAGACCGCCTCGATGGCGACGTCGAGTCCGGGGTACTTGCCCCGCATCGAGTCGTCCACGGCGGCCTTGAGCGTGTTCGCCTGCCACAGCGCCGCCTGCTCCGTCGTCTTGATGAGCCCCGTCTTGCTGTCGCGCTGCAAGACCGTCGCCATGGCCGAGTAAATGCCTCGGATGCGCCCCTTGTCCGCGGGCGACGCGCTGGCGAGCAGCTCCGCGGTCTTGGCGTCCTTGACCACCGGCTCCGGCACCACGGGCGTGACCGGGTTCACCGGCGCCACGGGCGTCACGGGGCCGCTGGGCAGCTTGATAGAGATGCCGTTGGGAAACAGCATGGCAACGGCGAGCAGGATCCCGGCAGGCCAAATGAGCTTCTTCATGATATTCACCCCGCGTGCGGATGCTTGTGGTCGATCAGGATCTTGAGCAGGAGCGAACAGGCCTCGACACCCTCGGCGCAACCCTCGGCCTCGAAGCGGTCGCGCATCGCAGCGACGTCGAGCAGGTCGTCAACGAGCAGGTCGCCCGTGGGGACGTCCGGGGCGCCTGGCGTGACCGGCGCGGCGGGGTTTACCACCGGCTCGGGAAGCTTGGGCAGGCGGGCCTTGACCCAGCCATAGATATCTTTGCCGTAGGCCGCGAGGACCACACCGGCAAACAGAAGCAGGGCGAGGAGCTGAAACGTGGTCATGGTACCTCCGTGCGCAAAACTGGCATAACCTGACAGAGTCTAGCAGAACTCAAGTTTTTGGGACGAGGACGTAAGGCTTGCCGTTGATGATGATCGTGCCGCCCAGCTCGATCGACGCGTCCTTGAGCTTGGAGTACGGCACCTTGCGCTTGCCGTACAGGTCCTGGATCTCACGGATGTCGCCTTCCTGGGGCTCGGTGACGTTCGGGTCGTAGTAGGGCGCCATCAGGTTGCCGTTGGCCAGGTGGGGCAGGCCCAGGGCGTGCCCCAGCTCGTGGCACATCACGGCGACGGCCATGTTAAAGCTCCAGGCCTCCGCCTCGTCGTACATCTGGTCGAGCTGGATGTTCTCGTGAACGCCGCAGGGCAGCTCACTCCAGGCCAGTGTTCCGCCGCGGGCGTCCAGGCCGCTCTTCTTGCCCTTGCCCGAACGCGCCAGGATGTTGGCTTTTTTCGGATCCTCCACGTACTCCGGCTCAATGTTGCAAACACGAGCCCACTGACTGAAAGCGATGTCGAACGCCTGCTTGGCCTGCTCGGCGTTGATGCCTGGCAGCACAAGCTTGGGGTGGTAGGTGATCGCCTTGTGCGGCCACTTGCACTCCGTGTCGCCCGCCGAAAAGTTGAAGTCGGGCAGCCCGCAGCGGCGCCGTTCAAGTACGTGCGCCGTGGTTTCGTCGACGCGGCCATCCGGATCCAGGCCGTGAAAACGCTGGTACTCGCGGATGGCGCGCGTCAGCTCTGCGCCTTTGATCTGCCGAACCTTGGCCCAGGTCTTTGAGCCAAAGTATCCGAACGCAAAAAGCTTGCGCAGGATTTCTCCGGTCGGCAGAACGTGATTTGATGGCGTCCTTGCCATGATAAGTCGCGTCCCTGCGAGAAATACGGTTATTCGCCGGGCGGCTTATACCTGTCTCCCAGCCACAGCAACTCGTCGAGCGCCTCGTCGTCGGCGCTGTCGCTGAGGTCGTAAACAGCCTCCAGCAGTGGATTCTCTGATTGTAACAAGTCAGGCGGGCAATGGTCTTGCCACAGCCGGTTCAACTTGCGCTGCAGCCGCACAGTCTGAATGGGACCCAGGTTTCGCAGGTCGCGCATGTCGAGGCGCACGTCGCTGGCGGTGCGCTTCTCACGGCAGTGGATCACGATCTGGACGATGATCGAGATGACCGAGATCACCAGGAGCGGACTGAACTCGTAGCCCTGCGGAGAGCGAAACGCGATTTCATCCTGAAGTCGGTTGCGCAGCTTCTTCAGTGCCGGGGAGTTCTCGATCCGCTCCTGGAGATCATCGGGAGTCATGTCATTCCTTCTCGGCGCGAATGCGCTCGACAGCAATGGCTTCCATGTAACGGTACCGGGCGTCGATCATGGCTTCCTTCACGGCCACGCGGGCCGAGATGTACTTCCAGACGATCGCCGCGTTGACGATGATCACCTGCGCAGCGCCGAGCAGCGCCGCAAGGCTCTTGTTGATCGTCTCGGCGTCGCTGCCGCTGATCCAACCCAGCACCACGCCCACCGCGACTAGGTTGGTGATGGCCGAAACGACCATCGTCCAAAACTCGGGGGTGAACCAATCATTCGAGCCGGACGGCGCCACTTCATCAGCGGCTTCTCCCAGCTCACGCAACTCAGCACGAATCGTCGAAATCGGCTTCTTAGTCGCCATAGCGGTTTTTCTCCTTTTGCTACAAGGCGCGGCTATTCTGCCAAGACAGGCCACTTTGCGCAACTCCTAGCGCCGCCCAAAAAGGGGAGGAACTACCGCGTGCATCATTCCGGCCCAAAGTCCCATATCCTGCAGTTTGTTTTGGGCCTCGGGGGTTAACCCGGCCAGGGCGGCCAAGGTTTTCCCGGCAATATTGGCCGTCGCCAGCCCCACGCCCGCCGAGACGAAGCCCTTGACCACGTCGGAGGGGCGGATGATCGGCGAGTTCATTCCCGCGCTGATTCCGCTCATCATGCCAGTGGTCACGGCGGCGAACTGCGGCGGGCTGTGCATCCCCATGGGGTTGTAGAACCCTTTGTTGACGTCGTTCCAGGCCGCCTGGTTGAACTGGGGAACGTTGATTCCCTGGTAGTAAAAGCCCGGCCCGGCGGGCGTGTAATACGACTTCTTCTCTTCCAGATAGGGCGGAATCGCGCGATTGTCGGTGACCAGGCCTTTGAGAAAGCCGGTGTTCATCGCACGACTGTTGGCGTAGGCGTTCATGGCGCCCAGGCCCAGGCCGGAAAGCGCGCCCACGGTTCCGAGCGACCGGCGCAGTTTCCCGCGCTCGAGGTATCGCTCAGGAAACAGGTTCTCGGCCAGGGCGCCGCCACCGTAACCCAGGCCGCCCAACAGCAACGCCGAGACGATGCCGTTGGACAGGGGCGTAGGTCCGCCCAAAGCCTTGTTACCGTACTGCCAGACCTTATCAAGGCCCGGAATTAAAACTGCGCTGCCACACTTGATAAGAATCTCATCAGCGGGCAACTCTGCAGTCAGAATGCGGCGCGTGCAGCCGTAATCGCCCAGGTGCTCGCGATACGCGGCGGCCTGTTTCTCGGCGAGCGGCTTGTGCGACCAAAGAGTGACGACGTTTGCCTCGGGCATCCACGTCGCCACGGCAAGCGGCAAGATGTGCGACGCCAGAGCGGCCTTCTCGTGGGCTACGCGGATCTTCGCCGCCTCGGGAAGCAATGCTGCCACCCGCTCGGGAACCCGCTGCCACTCAAAGATATCTTTGGCTGTCGTCATCGCTGTTACTGTCGGATAAATACCACTAAGCCCCCTGCGAGAAGCGCAGCCAGGGCGATCATGGTGTAGATGAATCGCGCGATCGGGTCGGCGGGTCGCTTACGGATCTTCATCGGAAGGCGGCCCTTACCAGGCGAACCAGGCCGCGAATTGCGACATAGCCCCAGAGTACCACGCCCGACAGGGCCAGGAACACCATTACGGGAACGGTGAACACCGCCGCGCCGAGCTTCTGCTTGTCGATCTGCCGCAGGAGCAGCCAGGCTTTTAACCAGGCAGCGCGGGCCGGATTGGCCACGTCGTCCGGGTTGACCGGCGCGGGGGCCGGTTCCGGCGGCGGTTCTGGATTGTCGGGCTTCTTGGGTTTCCACGGAAAGATTGGCATAGTTATCTCCCAAGTCCGGTACGAGCTAGCGCCTGGTCGCCGTACATCTCGATGAGCTGGTCAGTGACGCTCGGCTGGGGCATCTCGCCGCGGATCGCCTGCATCGCCAGCTGGTAACGGTACTGCGGGTCGAGCGCCGATTGCCAAGCCCGTTGGTTGCGCTGCGTCTGCAGAATGAAGTCGCCGCGGCGCTTGGCCTCGCCGAGCTGATTCCTGAGATTCTCAAAAACTGGCTTGTTGGGATCGTACGCAATCGGCGCGTTGATCGCGGCGGGATTAAACGCCTGCAGCGCCTGGTTGAAGTAAACGCTGTTTGACAGCTTCTCTAGGATTTCGGCTTTTTCGTAGTAGGCCGGGTCTTCGGACAGGTGATCCTTGGCAATTTCTTTGGCGACTTCTGCATTGTCTGTGTGCTCGCGCTCATGCTTCTTGCCTTCTGCCAAGGCCTCCTGGGGAAACTCGCTATCGGGCTTGTGGTCCGCCTCGCCGCCGGACAACAGTTCTTGGGCGTCTTTTGTGCCGTTCCAGCCGGGCGTCAGCTGATAGTTGTAAACCGGCTCGCCGCTAAAGAGCTGTTTGTGCGCCAGATCAGGCACGGCGCCGCGAAGATTGCCGCGGGCGTCAGGTTGCAGACGGTAACGCTCGCCGAGCCACTGCTTCTGATAGTCCTCGTTCTCCGCTGCCAGCTGGTTGAAACCTTGCGCGCGGACGAACTTCTGCACATCGGCGGGGCGCATGGTAACTTTGCGCAGCTTCTCTTTTTCCTGGGGCAGCGGCGTGATCTTGTAGTCCACGCCTTCCTGAAGCGGCCCTTTGCGGCCGCTGCGCGTCGACAGATAGAAACGCAACAGATCTAACACCTCTTCGCGCTGCATCTTAGAACCTGGAATCACCGCGCGGGCCTCACTGGTTCGCGCGTTGTTGTACATCACGCCGGGGCGATTCAAATCGTCGAGCACCCGGTGCAAGGTTTTGCGGAGGCTGACGCCCTGGACGTCGCCTTCAAAGTTGTAGACTGCTGCCGCCTTCAGCTCGCCGCGGCTGCCGTCGACTTTGGCAACCTCGTTGGCGCCCAGGACGTTCTTCCTGCGTACAGCCACCGTGATGTGGAACGGGTGGTCGCCGTTGGGCAGGGCCGACAGGCCGTAGCTCTTGCGCAGGGCGGCCAGCTCGGGGCTGGCGACCTGGATCGCCCAGACGCGGCTGATGCCGTCAATGTTCTTGGGCGTGATCTCTTTGACTGGGCCCAAAGCGTAGTGAAAGTTGTGCCCTCGCTCGTTGATTTTGTCGCCGCCGATTTTGCTGACCTCCTCGGCGGTCATCACCGAGATGTGGGCGTTGAGCAGGTCGGGTTTAACGTCCGGAACGTTAAGCGCGCCCGCGAGCGGTAATTCGGCGCCCGGAGCGGTCATGGCGTCGAATACGCCGCGCACCAGGGCGTTGGGCACCGACAAGAGCAGCCAGCCGCTCTTGGAGACGTACAGCCGCCCGGCCAGATAGTGGTTAGTGCCGTTGGCGGCGCCGGTCTTCGACAGGCAAGCCGCCGTGTTGCCAGCGACGTAGGCGGGGTGCAGCTTGATAGCCGCCGGGTCCCACGCCAAAGGATCGAGAATAGAAAAGCCGTCCATGGCCAGCGCCTCAATTCAGATCCGAGGGCGGAATGACTGACAGATCAGCCGAGTTTGCGGGCTTTTTTTCTTCTTCTTCCGGCAGGTTGGCGATCGGCGTGATAAACGCAAAAAACTGCGGCCCGCCGAAATGAAGCACGCTGCCTACGCTTACCAGGCACATGACTGGGGAACCTTGCTTGCGCAGCACCGGATAGACGGCGCGGTAATGAATGCCTTCAACGCCGCGGTCGCTTTTCGTCCTGGCGCGATCCAGGCCCTGGAGATGCCGGTCGCGCAGGTAATCTGGAATGAGTTGTGATAAGCCGTGGTCTACCAAATCCCGCTCGGTATAGCCGGTGATCGCCCAAACGGCGTCATTGGCGAACAACACTTTGCCGGAGCGGTCGCAGACGATCACGGCGTCCGCTGAGTAGTTAATGATCTTGACCAGCTCGCTCTCGCGAGCGTTCAGGGCGGCGGCGTACCGCCAGAGCAGGAGGGCGCAAAGAATCGACGCGGCTACGGCCCACCAGGCCGCAAAGCTGCGCCGCTTTCCAGAAGGCGATTCAAGCATCATGGCGGCAAAAAAAGTCATGGTTGCGGTCGTGTTTCGGTCTGCGCGCCCGCAATCGCCCGCGCGTGGCTCGAAACAGCCATGGCAGACGACAGCAGAGCAAGCGACCACAACAGCGTGCAGGCCCAGGCAGCGGCGGAGAGCGTGTGTCGAAGTTTACGGTCAGTCATCTTCGTTACTCCTGTTGTGCTCGTGCGTGATTTTTACCTTGATTCCGGCGCCCGACAAAATCGACCACAGAACGTCGGTCACCGCTGAGCCGCTCATTCCAGCGAACACGCAGATGCCGATCAGTCCGTAAATGTTCTCCGAATCCCGGTAGTGTTCATACCAGAACAGCGCAATGGCCAGGCCCAGGCAGCCCGCGTTTAACATGGCGCTAAATAACCCAAGCCGCGTCATTTTACGCGAAAAGCGCAAGTACGTGGCCAGACCCGCAAAAGACGACACTCCAAAGGCGCTGAGAAATACCCAGATTGGATGAGTCAGGTCCATAAACATCCCGCTGGCTCCCGGCGCGATAAGAGTGCTGTTGGTATACCGCAAGCTCCTGGGATCCCCTACCCACAGGTCCGACCCCGGCGAACCGGGGTTAAGCGGTGACTTACAAAGGCATATTTTCGCCCCGTGTGGCATTCACCGCGCCTCCGACCGTGTTCACGTCATGCTCTGACCACGGATCCAGCTACCCCGGGTGCATCCATGCAGCCCGAAATAGCACCTAACCAGTCGGCCACCACGACCAACTCGCGGTATTTACGGACTTTCGCCCGTAAACACCAATTTATCACGTCTTAACAGACGAGCGCAAAACCAGGTTGTCAAAGGACGCAGCGAGCGGGCAGCATTACAAATAGCGCAAGATGCTGCGCGTGCCTAGCCCCATAAGGATTGTTTCAACGACAAAATCGTTGACGCTGTTCGCGCCAAAACTCAAGCTGCGCCGTACGGGGAATGTCGGAGTCGTCTCCCTGTTGAAACGCGAGGGCATGTTCTTGCCGGGTGGCGTACACCTGCCCGCCCCGCTGATCCAGGTATTCACTCAAGCGGTAGTCCGCCGGTACGTCGTCAGGCAGCGCTAGCGCCCTTTCGCAGCCGCGGCGGCGGATTAGATAGCCGTGCGTGCCCCAAAGCTTGTTGCGCGCGCGCACGAGGTACTTGCCTGCGCCCGACTGCGGCACTTTTGACGAGTGGAGGTGCCAAACGTCCCAATCTTCCGGTAGTTCGGCCGCGGCCAGTGGAAACACGGCGGCAAAATCACTTGAAAAGACGACGTCGTCCTCAAAAACAGCAATCATATCTAGGTTTTCATTGAGACAATGCCGCCAGAGCGCCTTGTGGCTGTCTAGACACCCGGCGGCGCCAGTAGAAAGACCCGGATAAGGCGACTGCGCATAATGCGCCGCAAACCACCGCGTAACCGGATACGCAATACGCGCAAATTCGATTTGTGCTTGACTCCAGCGGTCAGCGCGCGCCGCCAAATTGACACAAAACGCCGGAATCTGACTGTAGTCCACACTCAATCCTTTGATTGAATAAATGGATGATGCGCCTGGTGTTGTTTAAGCAACTCTCGCGGCGCATGACGGCGGACATGCCGGAACAACATGTCCATTAACTCATTGCTTGGCGCTCCGGGCGAACGAAAAATGTGCTTCAAAAGGCAGTCCACTGCGGCGTGGCTTGCCTGCACTATTTTCTTATCGTATTCCAGCGCCGCACGCACAGGCTGCCCATCAAACACGTCAATTACCCGCCCTTGAACATCGTAATTGAAGACTTCTAACTCAGTGCCGATAAAGTTCAATCGATACAATGCTGGCGTAAAAGCGGCCAGCGTGCTGGGTATGGCGCAAAACAGGTACGGCAAGGCAATTTGGGTTTTGTTGATAAATTCAGCCGCGCTTTTGCCGGTGCCCTGAAGGTCTACAAACAACGGGCGTGGTTTGTTGATTGCGGCGCGCGCATAGGTAATAAAAGATTCCGACGAGTGCGTATACGTCTGGCGACTAGCGTAGAACGTCTCCGCGGGAACCTCGGGGTACAGCGCCATAAAAACGCGCTGCAGCAGGCATGTATCGCGCGACAAAAACCAAACATGCTGGTGATTGTTATCGGCAACATATTGCCGTAATTTTGCTGCGCACAACAACAGGAACGGAATATTGTACTGCGCCTGTTTGTTCCACGCGCCCCACAACAAGCTTGGAGACCGGTGCGGGTTTTGGAGTCGCACGGCTCTCGCTAAGCCTGCAACGTCCCAATGCCCCGCCATAATCAAAGTTTTTTCAAGCCCCGTAAAACTACCTGCGCGATAGTTTATTGCCGTAAAACCGTGTTTGCGCGCTTGGTCATAGTCTGCGTGGCGATTATCGCCTGTGTGTGTTGCAATTTTGCGCGACGACCGGCGCAAATTTTTCCAAACTGTGCCGTGATGTTTTCCGCCGTACGTTGCAATGATGTCTACAGCGGGCAACTGAATGCAGTCTGCCAACTCGCGAACCTGCTGCGCGTCAAAATAAGTGTCAGTGATGATCAAATCACCCGATTTGACGTCGCGTACATTTTCAAAGATCGGAAAGGAAAGCCGCCGCTCCCACTCCCACTCTTCTGCCTGCAGTGTGTCTACGCGCTCCCGCGGCCAATTTGTAATTTGCCGAAGTTCCCGATAAATCCCCGCAAACGTCTTGTCGCTTTTTTGCTCAGCCTGTTGGCGAAAATGCTTAAACTCTTCGCCGCCCATGAGCTCAAACACGCGCCACGGCTCGCCGCAAGCCCGCCCAAAAAGCGTGTCAAAAAAATCCCAGCTGCGCATAAAAAACCCTGCGTTGACCGCGGCAGGCCTATTTTAACATACGCAACCGTTACGACGACGCACCGGGCCGCAAAACACGTTGAACGTCAGCCAGGCGGACCTCGGCCAGCCAGCTGGACGTGTCATGGTGCCCGAAGGAAACAATCAGTTTGCCGTCTTTGTAGGCGAGACCTGCGGCAAACTCGGTGCTGCACTGCGTCAAAAAATGGAAGGGCGGAGAGAGCGCCGCAACGCAAAACGGCTCGCGCCGATACAGAACAAACCGGTGTACGTAGGCGCGCCGCCACCCGTGCTCGCGCGTCTCGGCATCCGGGACGTTCATAATCGTTTCATGAATAATGCCGATCAAGTAGTCCTGATTAATGGCGACGATCTGTGTTCCGCCTCGGGCGAACTGCAAGTCGGGCGGGGTGGCAAGCGGCGGCGAGTAGACCAGTTTTTGATCTTCGTGTTGAACGCGACACTTTAACGTATTAAACGGACTGTAGAGCCACGATAACTCGCCCTCAATCGGCATCCAGTTCTTTTCAGATTGCGGTACGCGGCCTGGAAGAATCGAAAGCTGAGTCCAATTAAAGTTATTGTCAAAAGACATCAACCCCATGCAGTAGTAGAACTGCGGCGTTGCGGCACACTCCGGCACGTCACGAAACGAGGCCGTAGCAAACCAGCGGTCGTACACCCGAAACAACCGCGCGTCTTCTGGTCCGAAAGCCGCAAAAACAGGCACTATAGTTTCGCGCGCGAGCGGGTAAACGTACTGAACGCTGGTAAGCTCTAACAAATCATTCAGCGTCGCCACCGCCAACTCGGAGTGTGACGCAAAGCCGCGAATCAGCGGCCACGACGAGTACCGGAGCGCACAGTAGTAGCCGCCCGCCGGATTCCGTGCAATGCTCGGATTTTTGAACGTCCAACCCGGATGGCGCGGCGGAATCACGAGCGGCGCGAAATTGCAGCCGACCAGCCTGTCCAGACTGTCTGCATTTTGCGCCAACGCCAAATGCAGCTCACCGGTTTCAGGCGCGCCGTACGGAAGCGCGCGCAACCGCTGTTCAATATCGTCGACAGCCGGGTTGCTCATTGCTCACAGGATTTTGGCGGCTACCAGGCACCCGCGGGCTACCGCGTGCAGCGGATCCTTGGCGTGTCGTACTTCCTTCAGCGCCAGCGGAAAGCCGTTCTCCGCGAGCTTTTCGTGAAACCGCGGCACAAAACCGTTCGCCTGGCTGGTTCCGCCTGCGATAACAACCGGCAGCGGATTCTTGAACTTGGGAAGCAGCCTGTGCCCAGTCATAGCGGCAGCGAGCTGCTTGGTCGTGTAGTCGATAAGTCGCTCATAGTAGCTCGAAACGGCCGCCAGGATCGGGTTCTCGTTGGGCTGGCCGATCGTGAACTCCCCGTGCTCCTTCTCGGCCTGAACAACCGAGTCGGGCTCACCGGTGGCCACGGCGGTCATCCGGTCGATCCAGTCGCCGCTTTTGGTGGTGCTGAACATGACCGTGGGCTCGCCGTTGAGCATCACGCAGCAGTTCACCATCCCGGCGCCGCAAGACAAAGCCACGCCGGTGTAGTCGTCGTTTTCGAGCTCCGAGTAGCACAAGGCCTCGGCTTCGTTGATCGCCCGGGCCTCGTAGCCGCACTCGGCGAGGATGGTTTTGACAACGTCCTCGTGGTAGCCGACGTCGAAATCCTCGTCCTCCTGGTCCACCGGCTGGGCGGGAATGCAAAACACCAGCTTCTCGCCCGGCTCGCTGGCCTGGCCCGCGACTTCCTTCAGGATGTAGGCCAGGATCCGCTTGGCGTCCTTCTCCTTGGCGGAGACCACGCCGCGGTGCATGGGTCGTTTGGCCGAGTCGTTGCGCTCGACGGCCTTCTCGATGGCGTCCTGACCGAGCAGGATAAACGTCCCGTCGGCGTCCTTGACGAACACCCGCCCGGCGAGGCCCTTCTCAATCATCTTCAGCGCCACGGGACTCGAGGGCTTGATCGTGTAGAACGCGTCCCGAAAATCCTTGTAAACCACCGCGCCGTCAGCGGCGTCGCTGGCCAGGACCACGAAAGAAGTACCGACGTCGAGCCCCTTGGCCATGATTATCTCCCTTTGAGTTGCGCCAGCTTGCTCACCGACGCGTCGATGTTATCAGACTGTACCGTTTTCGTCCCAAGCTCGCTGGCGGCGGCGTCGGACTTGGCGATGCCCGCCGTGCTGATCTCTGAGACGACCTTGCGCTCGTCAATAGATATCTTTGGCGCGGGCTGGCCATTGTGCTGCGGCCGCGGCGGTTGAGTCTGCTCGGCGAAGAACCCGGTTTTCGGCGAAGAGCCAAACTTGTCCCACAGCGCGCGGTACAGGGAATCCGCCCGGCCGGTCAGGTAGCCCAGCGCAAAGGCCAGCAGGAGATAAACAGTTTCACTCTGCATCGGGCTGCCACACTGCGTCAGGGTCAACGGCGCCGATCTGCACCACGGGCAGCGTTTCGTGGATGGACTGCTGGCTCTTGATCACCTCCAGCAGTTCCAGGCTGGCGTTACCAACAAACTCGGGCAAGTCGTCGATCCAGATATCAATTTGAAATCCGCGCTCAGTCGCATGCGGCCGCTTGGGTCCGCGGCTCGTAAACACCACGCCCGCCAGCTGCAAGAGCGTCGGCCCCCCAATCACATCGCGCACCAATGCGTGATTCTCGGGCGTGTCGTGTCGCGCCGTAACAAGCACGACCTGGTGCCCGCGTTTGACGCAAAGTTGCACGAATAGCCGCCAGAACTCGATGTCTGAGGTAAACGTGCAGTCAAAATCCAACCCAATTGTCGTCGAGCGGCGCGGCGTCATGCGTGCAGGTCTCCCATGTACTTCACGGCAACGTACGTGCCTAGGAAAGCGCCGCACGCAAGAGGAATCAGGTACCAGGGGTTATGCAGGTAGTTCATTACCCCGTAGGCGCCGAGGCTGTACAGCACAGAGCTGATCAAGCTAGCAGACATCGCTTGTTTGCGGCTGACGCACAAAACGTAAAGAGCGTAGAGGATGTCAAAGAACACGTACACGACGAACACCGTCAGGGCGGTCGTCCAGCTGAAATCATTCACGATATTGGTTCGTACTCGAGGTTGGTCATGTACTTCTCAATAACCCGGGCCACGTCATCCACGCTAATCATTTCCATGCAACGACCAATCCACTGGCCGCTGCCAAGCATCACCGGCGATACGCACAGACTGTTGTCTTTCCCGTCGCCGTCGCCAAGCGGCACCACGCGACTCTTCCAACAACCGCCCATGTCGCAGCAGGGCAGCATACCGCAGGTGTGCAGATAGTGGTGGTTCGGGCCCTCCTCCCAGTGTGCAGGCTCACGACCCCCGGCGATCGTGATATTGGCGCGGCTTTTGCGATTAAAACGCGGATGCGGCGGCACAGCATAGGCGAGGTGCATCGGGAAGCTGACGCCAGAAATAACGCCGAAGGAGTGCCACACGAGCCGAATGAGCTGTCGCGTGTCGGTTTTCCCCACGAAGTTAAGTACGTTAGGGCCTGTCAGCGGCGGATGCGTGTGCTCCGGCGAACCAACCTGCACAAACCAGATCTCAGGAAAGCGGTCGACGAGCGCCTGGTAGCGCTCGAAGTCCCAGGCCTTCGCCGTGAAATCGCTTTTGTGCCCCGCGTTGATGATCCAGTACGGCACGTCGCGCTTGAGAACCTCATGCACCGCGGAAACCCAGCGTTCTTCTTCTGCCGTAATGTGCACCACGCTATGAAACGGCCCCGGTCGAATTCGCACGCCGAGGCGCTGTTCCATGTGCTCGGCAAAGGCGGTAACGAAGCGCACCGGGTGCGTGTTGCTACGGTGAATTGAGGGGTACTCGGCCTTGATGACCATTACGCCCTCTTCGTTATCGTCAAGCGGCGTAATAAATGGACTGCCGTGGAAGATCTCGCGCGCCGTGCAGCGCACGTCGGTGATAAACACATCCGGATAGCTACGATGCAGGCTGTCGAGCGCGAACAGCAGCATCACGATGTCGCCCGGGCTTTGCCAGTTTTGAAAAATGATTTTGCGGGGCGCCACGGTCATTTTTTCACCCACCACACCGAGTGCTTATTTGACGCGTGCGGAAACCGTTCTTTGACTGCAGCCGCTACTGTACGCCAACTGTAATCATCGCCAGCCAGCACGCCCCCGAGCGCAACTTTTGGCCACCACACTGCAATATCGCGCAGGACGGCAGCCGTTGAGTGGTCACCGTCAATAAATACCATGTCCAAAGAATTGTCTTCGAACATGTCGGCCGCTAATTGCCCCGGCAGAGCTACCGTATCAATGTTTAGGTACGGCCATACCTGCTTTACATTGCGCACATATTCTGTAATTGCGGGAAGCGGTAACCCATCTACAGTATTGTCAAGATTGCCCGTGAACGATTCGACCGAGATGACACGCACGTTGTTATGACGCGTGGCAGCGGCAACTGTTACTGCAGAGCCGCCGTAAAAAGAACCCACTTCAACTAACGTGCCGCCAGCCGAAAGCTCACGCGCCAACTCTACATAGACGTTCATCGAACCATTTCCGTCGGCGTGCAAAGACATGGCGCGCCGAACCTTTTCGGAAGAAATGGCGCGATCTAGCCACTGCGAGCTCAATGCGGCCCACTTCTTCCGCACGTCGGGCGCCATAGCAAAAATCAACTGATGGTAGTTTAAAACGTCTGAAAAAAGATGCAGATGCTCGGCAGGAATCACCATCAACGGATCGATGTCCCATACCGACAACGGGCCAAAGTGGAAGAAACGTAAAAAGTGCGCGTAGCTCCACCGCTGACTTTGTCCGCCGTTTAGTCGGCGCGCCGAATGCGCTGGTGTCCAAAATTTATCACTGCCGCCGCAATGCAACGCTCGCATTGGCTGTTTGCTTGCCGTGTAGTTAACAAGATGCTGCCCGTCCCATTCAACAACATCTGTTTCGTAGCGCCAGTGCTGACTCCACAGCGCATTTGGTAAAAGCACGACATTAACGGCGCGCGTGTGTGCCGCAATTACGGCATTCAGCACGCCCTGATCACCGTGCCCGGCATAGACCTTAGTTGTTTGCGGCCCATATTTTGCCGTATTCGTTTTTTCCGCCCACTCGTGCAGGATGTGTTTATTGGTATCGGTGAGCGGACAAAAGTAGCACGACGTCGACATGTACGGAGCAGACAACCCAGCCGGAATTCCGTACGCGGCGTATTCTGCGGTGTAAGTCGCGCCTTTTCCGTCTTCGCCGCCACAAAAGTTGCCGTCCGCGTGACACTGAGTCACAACGTCGCGCACGTCTGATGCGAACAAAAGATCCGAATCAAACCCGATAATAACGGCGTGTTGATTGCGTTGCGCGAGATCATTTGCTGCGTACGCTTTTAGCTGCCAGGCGCCTAGAACGCGGCCAGGCGCTGTAAAGTCCGTGTGTTTGTAGACCTGCACGCCGCCGCGAGTCAGCATGTTTATTTGCGGCGCGGTCAGCGCTTCGTTGTATTCGCCACTTGAAACAACAGCGATATCCAACACCCAATCAGCAGGCCAGTTCGCAGAATAGTGCAACAGCGAGTTAACTGCGGCCAGCGTGCCGGAAAAGAAAACGCGATCCGACACTGTTAAAGCAAGCACGCGCATGTGCGCTCCCTCTATCAGCAACATTTAGTCTTTGGGAATATACCGATACTGGCGGATATGCGCCTCGCCAACCTCGCCGTTGAGCATGCGCAGAATGCGTTCGCAATCCTCGAAGCTGTCCTGGAGATGATCCTCGTAAAACACCTTCAGGTACGCCGCCGCAGGATGCTCGAGCAGTTCGAGCTGTTTGAGCCGCTCGGTGTAGTTCACGACGACTTCGTTTTCCAGCTTGGCCGCGTATGCCAGGATGTCGGCGGGCAGGAGGAGCCGCGGAAAATCGTGCGAGCTCTGCGCTGGGCGCTGATAGCTCAAGCCAAACAGCCGGTCCAGAAACTGTTGAACGTGCTCCAGCTCGCCCTTGGCTGCGCTGGTGAGCCACTCGCGAAACTCAACGGCATGCAGGCCGGTCACGGCGCTGGCGTGGTAAAGATAAAACTTCAGATGCGTCCACTCGCGCATCAGGTCTTCGTTCATCAATTCCAGAAACTGTTCAATCTTCATTGCGTGACTCCAAGAAAACGGGCTGGGCGCTGGCAGCAGGACCGCTCGCGTCCTGCTTGTGCTCGTGTGTCGTTGGGGCGAAGGAGGCGCTCGGACGGCGTTGGAAACCCAGCAACCAGCGTTAAGCGCGAAAAGATATCTTTCCGCAGCATCCCGGCACCCCGGCTGCCCGATGGGGTACAGACACGGCCCGGTTCGGAAGGCCGCTCCCGCAAGTACTCTTTCCGTCGCGGCGCGATCGCTTGTGACGACCGCGGCCAGCTCGGGACCGCCTCCCTGCGCCTCTCCCGCATATGTCCTCCGTGTGGGGCAGAACCGTCACGAAAAGTCTATGCCGTCTCGATAACGGGCGCAACGGGCAGCTTGGCCTGCAAACAGCCCTGCAGCGTGTGCATCTTGCGGAGCGAACGCCCCTCGGCCGACCACCCTTTAAGAAACGCGCGGTCCTCCCGACCATGCAGCTCGTGGCCGTAAAGCCAGCCCACCAGGAGCACGACGTAGGGCGCCAGGCACTCTTCGCCGTGGGCCCGCTCGGTCAGACCAAACACGTAGACGATGTCGCGCATCTTTTCGAGCGGCATGTCGCGCTCGTGGGTCAGGCACAGCTTCATCGCCGTGTCCTCGTCAAAGACCCAGCCCTTGGGCGGCTCGGAGCCCTTGGTGTCGACCGGAACCTTGCCGTCGAGCAGATAACAGTCCACGCCGTTGTCACCGGCGAACTTGTTCTGGTTGCGCAGCTCGCGACGCGTTACGAAAGCGTTGAAACCGCCCGCGCCCAGGAAGTCGCCCCACTTCGAAAGCGCCGCCTCGACGCCCATGCCGACGTACTGGTTTTCGCCGCGCTCCTGCTCGCGCAGGGCAAGCTGGTCGGGGCTGCCTGTGAAGATCTTCGAGCGACCCACGGGCAGCCTGGCCTGCTCTGCGTGATGCGCCACCAGCTTTCGTTCTTCCTGCGTAAACTCAACCGCAATTGTCTCGTACCGGCACGCCGTTGCCGACATAACGCCTCCTGCGGCCGCGCGACGAATTCACGCGGTGGCACGAGTGTAGCGCGACCCGTGTATAGGTCAAGCGAAACTACAACCGTTCCAGAATGGTCGAGACGATCGGATGCCGTACGACGTCGCTGTTGGCAAACTGTATCGCCGTAATGTTCTTGGCCTTCTCCAGCTTACCAACGACTTCTTTGAGCGGAGGCGGTGAGAACGGCAGGTCGGACTGCTGCGGGTCGCCTGTGATAATCATCTTGCTGCTCTCGCCGAAGCGCGACAGAAACAGCTTGAGCTGGCCGTAGGTCGCGTTCTGGGCCTCGTCAAAGACGCAGATGGCGTTGTTGAACGTGCGACCCCGCATGTAGCACAAGGGCGCCAGCACCACGGCCTTGTTGATCAGCTCCCGCTTGGCCGACTGCTTGCCGACCAGGGCGTCCATGGCGTCGTACAGCGGCTGCATGTACGGGTTGACCTTCTCGCCAAAGGTGCCCGGGAGATAGCCCAGCTTCTCGCCCGCCTCGACGATCGGCCGGGTGAGCACGATCTTTTCGACCTGGTTGGTCAGTACGGCATTCAGCGCGTACGCCATTGCGAGAAACGTCTTGCCGGAACCGGCAGAGCCGAGAAGAAACGTGACGAGGTTATTTTCCAACGCTTCCCAGGCCGACTTCTGGGCTGGCGTGCGCCAGGTGATTTCAAGCGGCTGGCGCACCTGCTGTTCGCGGGTTTGCTGGCGCTCTTGTCGGCGGCGGGCTTTCTCAGCGGTTTTCTTTTCCGCGGCCCGCGCTGGTTGTTTCCGCATGACGCCAGGATTCCTTTCCGTGGCAGGCGGGAAAGATATCTATTACGACTTGCTCGGCTGCACTTCCTCGGGCCGAAGGTCTTCGCTTTTGCTGGGCTCGGGGCGCTTCACCTCGACCTGCTTCGAGCACTCGTGCGACGGCTTCGCGCCGTTAACCACGGGCTCATCTTTCTTCTCGGTGAGCTTGTAGACGGTCGTGGCCGCCCACTTCACGGCGGCGCGCACCGACGAACCTTTGACCACCGTGTTGACCGGAGCGGGCATATTCTGCCCGCGCTTCTTTGCGGCAGCGTCCGCTGCCGCTTGGCCTTCCGAGTGGTACTTGTAGTTCGTGGGGAAAACACGCTTGGCTACCGGCGCACCGGCAGGCTTCGGCGCCATCTGCGTCATCGTCGGGCGACCGGAGGCCGGGAAAGCCGAGTTGGCGGCCTTCTTTTCTTTAGTCTTTTCCTTCTTCTTCTTGCTGCCGACCGGGCGGCAGGAGTCTTCGCTGTAAGGCGCCTTACCCGGCACCGGCTCGTAACCGGACCAGCAGCGCGCAGCCTTCATGGCGAGCTCAACGGCCGCCTGCTTCTCAGCCCACTGCGTGTAAAGTTCGCGAAAGTTCGACATGTTATCCTCCAAATGCGCCTACAACCTTGTTCCAACCATCGCTGGCCCAGCTTTTGGCCTTGTCGACACCGGCGGCGAGTTGCTTCTTAGAGTCTACCAGTTGCCGCCCCTGATTAATCATCTGCGCCAGTTGCGATTTCGGGTCGTCGAGCTGCTGACGAAGTTTCATGGCGTTGTTGTACGCCAGCTGCGCCTGCTCGGCCGTCTGGATGTTTTTGGGGTCGAGCGAGCGCAACATCGGAATGGCAATGAAGCTCGGCAGACTGGTGAGCTGCTTGAGCTGATCGACCTGCTTCAGCTTGCCCTCGACGTCGGCGTTGCCCGAGGCCAGGTTCCAGAGAGCGTTAAGTTTGCCGCCGACGCCGCCTCCGCCTGCCTGCGCGGTGATGTCCCCCACGACGTCCTTGGACAGAAGCGCCGAGAGGTCCACGCCGTCCTTGGGAATGTTCGCGCCAAAAAGCTTGGCCAGGCCGCCGATTCCGCTGCCGACCATTTGCTGTGCGCCGTCGCCAAGCATGCCTGAACCGGCAGCGCCCAAACCGGCAGCGCCCAGGCCGAGGACCGTAAATAACATGCCGTCCAGCCCGCCGCCCTCGCCGGAAGCATTCATGAGCATTCCCACCAGCGCCAGCGGCAGGCCGATGCCGATCGCCGCCTTGGCCTCAGTGGGCAGATTGTTGAACTGGTCCATGATCCCGCCCATGTACTGACCGAACGCGTTGGGATCATTTTGCGCTGCACCTGCAGCAGGCGCGGCCTTCGCCGCCTGCGCAGCAAAGCTCTTGCGGGCGGCCTCATCGGTGGCCACGGCCGCAGGATTATCGACCGGCTCGCCGCGTTGCTGCGCATCGAGCCACTGGGTGTACTGCTTAACCTGCTCCGCGTTTTGCGGGTCAGAGCGCACCAGATGCTGCATCGTCTTCTGCGCCTGCGTCTGAATCTGCTCGGGCGGTGCGTTGTCGCCAAACAGCTTCTCAAGCTGCTGCGCGCTGGTCTCATACTGCGCGGACTGATCTTTGCGATACGCGCCGGTGTACGTCTGCGCGTAAGCCACCTGCTGCGCCTCGAGCGCCTGTTGCTTGCTGCCTGTCTTCTGGAAAACGTCGTTGTACGCTGCCTGGCCCGCGCCAAGCGCCTGCGTCTCGATCGCGCCCGGCTTGCCGTCAGGCGTGCGATAAGCGTCGCTGCTCTGCATCCAGTTGTAAAAATCCGAATCTTCTTCGGTCCGAACGACGCCCTGCTGCCCAAGATCAGGTCGCCCCATCACCGGCGTTCCGACCTGGCCAGTTCCCTTACCTGCATTGACCCTGGAAGCAGCGCCCGCAAACGCAGGCGAAATGCGATCCATGTCCAGAGTGCTGGCTGCGCCTGGCTGTTGCTGCTGCTCGGCAATCGCTTGCGCGTTAGGCTCTACCTCGCTCGCCTGGTCGTCGGCCTGCATTTGCGCGTCTCTGCGCGCGCCGTCGGCATACCCGGCCGCCGCACCCACGGCAACAGGCGGCGCGGCCGTGGCAACCGCCCGATTCAGCAGGCTGCTCGCGGGCGCCGCTGCGGTAGTCGCCTGCGTCGCGGCCGCGGTGGCAGGATAGACGCGATTAGCAAGCGCGGCGGGCGCGAGCGACCCGGCGGCGGTCCCCAAAAATCCGCCTGTCAAGCTATTGTTAAACAGTCCCGCGCCTGCATCCATTTGTTGCTGCGCGTCGTTCGAGCCAAAGGCTTCCGCAAGACCAGGCGCCGCGGTTGCCCCGCCAATCATCGCGCCGCCGTACCCCAACGCGCCAGGCAGCGTTGTGACGTTCAACGGATTCAACGTCACCGCCGGGTTGAACATGTTGGCGCTGTTTGCAGCCGTATTCAGTCCGGCCATGGCGCCACCTGCCCGCGCAGCATTGAGCGCTCTGACCGTGTTAGCTGCAGTGCCCACACCACTGAGCGCCATCATGCCCGGCGCCGCTTGCGAGGCCGCGTCGCCTACGCCATACGTGACGTTGCTGAGCGCGCCCAGCGTCGAGGGCGACTCGTTGTAGCCCGCCTGCTCGTTCAGCCGCTGCTTCTCCCGGAGAATCGGGTCTACGGGAACAGTGGCGACCTGTTGCTGGCCGCCTGGACTCTTGACGATCTCGGCCTTGACGCCGTCGAAGCTGTCGCCCCGATCGAGCATATCGGTGACTTCTTTCGCCGTAGCAAACGCCTTGTCGGAATCGTTCACAGCCTGCGTCGAATAGGTATCCCAGTAGTCCTGGCGAACTCTTTCCTGATTCAACGCGCGTTGCCGCTCATCGTAGGCCGACGCCCGCGACAACTCTTCAGGCGTCATCCGGCGTTCGCCCAGCGTATTCGCCGCCTGCAGCGCGCGGTAATCCTTGAGCTCGGCGTCTGTAAACGGCTTGGGCGCGCTCCACGGCGACGTGAGCCACTTGCCCCACTGGCCAATGCCAGAGTTGATCGTGTTGCTAAGACCGGCGCCGCGAACGCCCTGGTTTTTCAAAGTCTGAGAAACAGCGCCCACGCCCTGCCCAACCGCCTGCCGCGCGGGATACGCCACGTTCTCGCCAAAGGAACGCGCACCACCGTCCGTCAGGTAGTCGGTGGCGGATAGCTGGTTGGCCCACCAGTCGCCCGATTCGGCGCGGGCCGCCGCTTCACTTCGCGCGCGGGCTTCCGCGAGCGCTGTCTGCCGAGCGCGCAGCTCCTGCTGAATCGGCGTAGGCGGCGCCGCGGGTGGCGGCGGCGCTGTTGCCTGCGCAAGCGCCTGGTTCTCCAGGTCGCGACCTGCCGCGCCATACGTGTTGTACGCATTCAAGGCGCTGGTTTGCGGATTGATGGGCGGCCTCGGAATCAAAGGCCGCGGGTCCGCCAGTCGCCGAGCCAAATCTACGGCGCGAGTCGCGTTCGCCGGTGGCTTGGGCGCACTAGGCGCGGCCTGCGCAAGCGCCTGGTTCTCCAGGTCGCGACCTGCCGCGCCATACGTGTTGTACGCTGTTAGCGCGTTGGTCCGCGGCTGCGGTTTTGGACTGCTTGCCGGACCTGGAATCAACGGCGTAGGGTCGGCCAGTCGCCGCGCGAAATTTACAGCGGGCGTTCTCGCGGGCGGCGCAGGAGGCGGAGTGGTCAGCGCACTGCTCGTGCCGCCAAAGCCCTGAATGTTGTACGGCAGCAGGGCATTGGACGGCGGCGTGGCGGCCGGTTTTAGCGTCGCCGGACCCTGGGCGAACTTGATGCCGAATTCCAGGGGAGAATTACCTAACGGCGCCTGCTTCTTCCGCTTCTTCATCGTCGGCGGCCTCCATGCCGTCTTTGCCCGCGCGCACCACGTCCTTGTCGTTGTGGTGCGTGCTGAACTCCGTGATTACTGACTCTTCCAGGCCTTGGAACTTGTGCCACATTCCGGGCGGAATATGGAACGCCATGTCCGGCGTCAGGGTAATCTGCGCCGCATGGCTCAGGTCCTCGTCCCAGCCGTACGTAAGCAGGATTTTACCAGACTCGAGGTACATCACCTCGTCCTTGACCCGGTGGTAGTGGAACGAGCATTCCTTGCCCTTCCGGACGTGCAGCTTTTTGCCGCAATACCGGCCGTTGTAGATCCAATCCTCATGGCCCCAGGATTTCTCCACGTAGACGCGCTGCTCGACGTTGAGAATGAATCTTTTGGCGGGTTCAGCCATTGCTTTTTTCCTTTTTTTCCTGCGCCGTATCAAGCCGCACTAAAAAATGCTTAAACGTTTTTTCGTCTGCAACCAAAGCTTCAGCAAGTGTGTCTAAGCCGAGCAACTGCAACATACGCCGATACTGTTCCGCGGATGTTGCATTTGAGCTGCGCAAATCGTTAAACCGGCCAAGAAACACCCAAGCTCGATCGAGCGCCGCAATTTCGTCTTTCGTTATTGTGGTTGTGATTTCGTGCGGCATGTGTTTACTCCTTCACAAATACGCCGTTGGGCATGAGCGTGCCCTTGCGGTCCTTGATCGTGTTGTAGGCGCTCTCGAGCGACGCACGCAAACTCAGGCCAGAGAGCCGCGCGTAGATAATCAACGTGACCAGCACGTCGCCCAAGCCATCGATTCTTTCGGGCATGTCGTTCTTGAGCGTTGCGTCGGCCAGCTCGCCCAGCTCGCTCATGCACTTAAGCAGCTGCGCCTCGGGCGTGCTATTCGGAACGATCTTCCGCGCTTCCGCCCAGTCTTCCACTTTCAAAATCAGCTCGTCCAGCGTCATGCGCCGCTTCTCCAGGAGAATAGCTACAAGGGCCACCCTCGCAGCAAGTCTCCAAGATCATATCGCAATTCTGGCAAACGCGCTTGCCGCGAATCTCCACGGTCTTGGAGTCGCAGGCGTAGCAGAGTCCCAGGATCATGCCAGCCTCAAAGATATCTTTCAAATCCGGGACACGGCTGGAATGAACTGCTGTTCGTACACGCAGTAGACCTCGGCATAGGCCACGCCCCAGGCGGCGTCGTGGGCCAGCTTGTTGAACGCCTCGTCGTCCTTGGCGGCATCCAGCATGTGGTTCCAGGCCTTGGCGTGCGCCCACTCGTGAAGTAGTACGTCCATGGTTCGGTATTCGTCGATCGACTTATCGATCTCGATGAAGAACCGCTTGCCGTCCTTCCAGCACCGACCTTCAAGCTTTTTGGGCAGCTTTTTGCGCTTCACCGAAATCGGATAAGCGGGAGGACAGTGCTTCTTCAACATGCGCACCAGGGCCTGGTACTTCGAAAAACGAGCCGCCATGCTCAGGGTCCCTTATGAGGGGCGCCCGGCTTCCCTGCCGAGCGGAGCCCCAGTATACCTGGCTGGCGGAGACCGGCTCTTACAGCTGGTTTCCTTCGATAAACGCCTGGTCGACGTCCTCGGCGGTCATGCCCAAACCGGCGGCAATCGGCATGACCATGGGGTGCGACCGCTCCACGTAGGGGGCGTATTCCCACTCAATGCGGACGATGTCGCGCTGCAGGGGGTCGGGAATAGCTTCAATCGCTGCCTCGACAGTCGCCAGACTGTATCCGTGCTGCACGAGCCACAGCCGGATCTGCCGGGCCGTCACACTCTCCGGAATGACCGGCGGCGGAATAAGCCACGCGCCCTGCCCCCAGACGGCATTCTCGGCAGGTTTCTCGGGCACCGGCAGGTAACCCGCAGCCTTGGGATTGTTCGTCTCCGCCCACGTCGCGAGCAACGACTCGGGAATGTCGACCTGTTCGTATGTTTCGATGTTGTAGTAGAGCATTATGAATAGACTCGCGTGTGGTCGGAGACGGTGGCTGCGCCGTTGTTGGTGATTGTAACCACGCCGCCCACGTCGATAAGCTCGCGCAGCAACGGCGCGTAAACCGTCAGGCTCTCTGGCCGAATCAACCGCGGTGATACACCGGTCGCGAGCGAAGCTACTTCGGCGGCGGTAAGCGCCGCGTTCCATACGCCCACTTCGGCGAGGTGGCCGTTCAAATAGCCCGAAAACGCGGACGCGGCACGGGTGGCGCCCATAAACAAACGATTCTCGCCGGTGGCTGACGAACTTGCGGTATTTGTATTCGCGTTTCCGCCGTTGATGTACACCGTGCGGCTGGTCGTGCTCGCAAAAACGCCGCAGGCATGCGTCCATGTGTTCGCTGTAAAACCGGCTGTTGTATCAACGGCTGTTGTCGCAGTGCCAACCGCCAAAATACGAATGGGGTCTCCGGCAACAGCGCCCTGCGCATTCATGCGAATGCCTTGCCCGCCTGTCGCGGCGTCGCAGATGTTGAGCAATCCCTGATTTGTTGTGTTTGATGCGGTCTTAAACCAGCAGGCCAGAGTAATTGGCAGGTCGGCGAAAAGGTCGCCTGTCGGGCAACTAAGATATTGCGAACTTCCATTAAAGGAGTAAGCCATTATGGTATCTCCACCGCCACGGAGATCAGCTCCGCGTCGCCCGCCATGGTGTCACCTGCCGCGTCGGCGTCTCGAGTAATCCTAAGCCGGAAGAACTCTCCGGCCGCCAGCGAGTCGATCGTCGTGATCGTGATCTCGGTGACGTTGGGAACGCCGCTGGTGCCGTTGGTCGTCGTGGTACCGGTAGCAGCCGTCGCAAACGAGTCAGCGTCGATGTCGGTGTTCATCCGCTCAAACTCAACACTCCAGATGCACGCGCCGGACGTGGCCGTGCTGGCCGTCCAGTTGATGCGCACCTTGAGGCCGCTGGTAAGCGTGGCGTTGGTTGGCACGCAGCCAATAAACACAATCGACTCGTCCGCGAGCGGATCAAAATCGAGCACGAGCACCGAATTACGCGTGTCAAACGTGGCGAAGCTGCTCGCCGGGGGCTGCCCTTGGTCTGGTGTGAATATCAGCAGCGTCTTCGTGACGTAGCTCAGGTAGTTGCCCGCATGCAGCGCAACATTGCCGCCAATTTTGAGCGCATTAACAAACGTCGTGTCGGCAGCGTCGGCCGTGATGTTTGAGCCAATGATGTGTGCGTTGCTAAACGACGCTGTGTTATTAGACTGCCCGCCAAGAATACTCGAATACGTGCCGCTGGTAGTGTTGTTTTTGCCGCCGCAAATAGTGCTTACGTTTGCTGTTGCGCTGTTTCCATAACCACTGAGCGCGGCGCTCCAATTACCAGTCGCGCGACTGCTAAACCCGCCACCCGTTGTACTGTCATAGCCGCTGGCCGTGTTATATCGACCTGCGCCGACAAATCCATTAGCGCCGCTCGCAATGCAACCGCGGCCGCCTGCAACAACTGCACCAAGCGCGCTGGCCGTATTGCGACGACCACCGCCTACGACAGAGACTACGCCAGACGCAGTGTTCTTCTGCCCGCCGCTGATCACTGCTGAGTTACCAGAAGCGAGCTGAAAGACAGAAAAACTATACAGCGTATGCGTTCCGCTTTGCGTGCCGCTCGTGTTGATCGCCGTGCCGCCCTGTGTTGCGGCCACGCGAAACGCGCTTTCAGTCAGGCCCGTGCTGAGCACGTGATACGTCGTGCCCGGCGTTAAGCCGGTGGGCAACGCGCCGGTGGTTTGAAACACGACTGTGTCATTGGCTACCAGGCCGTGAAGCGACATGGTGATCACAGCCGGGCTGGCGATCGTGACAGTAAATGTGCCAGAAATACCGCCGCCAGAGATAACGCTTGAGCCGCCGCTGGCTGTGTTTTTAAGTCCGCCAGAAAGTGAATTAACACCAGACGCCGTGTTGTACCCGCCGCCAGAAACCGTGGCCCAGCGACCAGACGCGACATTTACTTGACCGCCGCCAACCACTGCGCCCCAAGCAGAAACGATGTGACCACTACCGCCACAAATAGTCGAAAATATTCCAGACGCCGTGTTCGATTCGCCGCCGCCGACCGTCGCGCTTGTGTTAGCCGCGTAGTTACGATAACCGCCGCTAACGGTACCGTACACGCTGCCCGAAGTGTTGTATCGGCCGCCACTTACCGTCGTCCAGTCGGCTGTCGCCAGGTTGTACTGCCCGCCGCCGACTGCGGCATAAAAGCCGCTCGCGGTGTTGTATCGGCCGCCGAGCACGGCTGAGTAGTCGCCTGTTGCGGTGTTTTCCGCTCCGCCGCCGACCATAGCGAGCGCGCCTAAAGCGGCGGTGCCGCTTCCGCCAACAATCTTGGCTGGCGTAATTGTCTGCCCAGAAATGCTTGTAACTGGCAGATTAATGACCGTACCAGCAGAATTCTTGGCGAACAGACGTCCATCAGCTGTGTTGATGGCCAGTTCACCGGCATCGAGCTGCCCGGCAGTGGGCGCGGCGCTAGCTGTCGCGCTGCGCCTGATCTGAATCTTGTTTGGCATGAGAAAACAGCTGCGCTAGAGGTCAAAAACCGCTCCCGATCGTAGCGCCTGGCGAAACAGCCGACAACCAGCCGGGGCTCAAAGATATCTTTGGGCCCCGGCCGCGTCAGTTTAGAACGTGCCGCCGTCCAGCGTGCAGTTAGCAATGGCCGAGCAGACCGTATCGGCGTACACCACTGTTCCGCCAGCTCCAAAAGCCACCGAAGAGCTGTCGGTTCCCGTAAACGTGAGCGTATTGCTTACGGTGAGCGTCTTGCCGTTCGCAATGGTCAAAGTCGCGCTGGTGGCAGGCGCTGTAATCGCGACCTTGTTAATGCTCGTGGCCGAAGCGACGCCGAGCGTCGGCGTGACCAGAGTAGGACTCGTGTCGAACACGACCTTCCCCGAACCCGTCTCGTCGGTGAGCGCCGCGGCCAGGTTCGCGGAACTGGGCGTAGCCAGGAACGTCGCTACGTTAGTGCCCAAGCCCGAAACGCCCGTGCTGACCGGAAGACCCGTGCAGTTGGTCAAAGTGCCGCTGGTAGGTGTGCCCAGGACGGGCGTCACGAGCGTCGGCGTGTTCGCAAACACCAGCGCCCCGGTGCCAGTTTCGTCGCTCACCGCGGAGATCAGGTTCGCCGAGCTGGGAGTGGCCAAGAACGTCGCCACGCCCGCGCCCAGGCCCGAGATGCCCGTCGAGACAGGCAGTCCCGTGCAGCTGGTCAGGGTACCCGAGCTGGGCGTACCCAAGGCAGGCGTGACCAGCGTCGGACTGGTGGCCAGGACGATGGTGCCCGAGCCGGTGGTGCCGTTGCTCAGGTTGCTGGCGGCGATCTGCGAGCCGTTGATGTGCACGGCGCCCACGTCGATCGTGCCCAGCGTGCCCGAGAACACCTCGCTGGTGTTCGTGGCGTCGGGGATAAACGTGAACTTGCCGGTGCTGTCGTCGAAGCCAAAGAAGCCAACCTTGGCCGAGCCGCTGTACCACCGAAACTCGATGCCGCGGTCCTTGTTGTCGTCAGAGCCGGGCGCCGTGTCTCCACCGAGTGTGAAGATCGGGTCGTCGATCGTGACTACCGTGCTGTTCACCGTGGTCGTAGTGCCGTTGATCGTCAGGTTGCCAGTGACGGTCAGATTGTTGTTAATCGTCGTCGTGCCAGACCCGGCTCCCATACTGAGCGTCGTCGCGGCGCCAAAGGCGTTCACCGTGGTGGCCGTGGTGTTGAACACAGCCAGCGTGGCGCTACCAGAAAGAATACTCGTGGTAATCGTTGGACCCGTGCCAAACACCAGAGCGCCCGAACCAGTCTCATCGGTCACGGCGCTGGCGAGATTGGCGCTCGAGGGAGTCGCCAGGAACGTGGCCACGCCAGTAGCCAGGCCGGAGATGCCAGTGCTCACCGGCAGGCCGGTGCAGTTGGTCAGGGTGCCCGAGGTCGGCGTGCCGAGCACTGGAGTGACCAGGGTCGGCGTGTTCGCGAACACCAGCGCCCCGGTGCCTGTCTCATCCGTCACGGCCGACGCGAGGTTGGCCGAGCTAGGCGTCGCCAAAAACGTAGCCACGCCAGTAGCCAGGCCGGAGATACCCGTGCTCACCGGCAGGCCAGTGCAGTTCGTGAGAGTTCCCGAGGTCGGCGTACCGAGCACTGGGGTAACCAGCGTCGGGGTGTTGGCAAACACCAGGGCGCCAGTACCCGTCTCGTCAGAGATCACGCCCGCCAGCTCACTGGAGCTGGTCGCCGCGAACACGGAGAGCTTGTTGCCGGTGTAGGCCACCGTGCCGCCCGCACCGAAAGCCACCGAGCTGGCGTCGGTGCCGGTGAAGGTCAGCGTGTTGCTCACGGTGAGCGTCTTGCTGTCAGCAATGGTCAGCGTGCTGCCGGTCGCCGGAGCCGTGAGCGTCACTTTGTTGACGGTCGTCGCCGTCGCCACGCCGATATTGGGCGTCACGAGCGTCGGCGTGTTGGCAAACACCAGGGCGCCCGAACCAGTCTCATCGGTCACGGCGCTGGCCAGGTTCGCACTAGACGGCGTCGCCAAAAACGTAGCCACGCCAGTAGCCAGGCCGGAGATACCCGTCGCGACAGGCAGCCCGGTGCAGTTCGTCAACGTGCCCGACGTGGGAGTGCCCAGCACGGGCGTCACCAGAGTCGGCGTGTTCGCAAACACCAGCGCGCCAGTGCCCGTTTCGTCAGAGATCACGCCAGCAAGCTGCGATGACGTGGTGGCCGCAAACACCGCCAGCGTGTTGCTCGTGTAGGTCACCGTGCCGCCCGCACCAAAAGCCACGCTAGAGCTGTCCGTGCCAGTGAACGTCAGCGTGTTGCTGATCGAGACCGTCTTGCCCGAACCCAGCGTCAGCGTCGCGGCACTCGCGGGCGACGTAAACGTGACGTTGTTGACCTTGCCCACGATCAGGTCGCCCGCTGTGCCCGAGACAACTTCGCTCGAGATCGTAGCGTCCGGAATAAACGTAAACGCAGCCGCGCTGTCGTCGTAGCCAAAAAAGCCAATTCTGGCCGCGCTGCCGGTGTGCCACTGGAAGGCGATGCCGCGGTCCTTGTTGTCGTCGGCTGCGGCTGCCACGTCGCCGCCGAGGGTGAAGATCGGGTCGTCGATCGTGACTACCGTGCTGTTCACGGTGGTCGTGGTGCCGTTCACGGTGAGGTTGCCGCCCACCGTCACGTTGCCGGTCGTATCCAGCGTCGCCGCGGCAATCTGGCCCGCGGAGCCGTAGATCACCGCCTTGCTGTTGACGACCGTGTTAGCCTGTGCGTTATCGAGCAGATTCAGCTCGTCAGCGCTGGTGGAGACCGTGACGTTGTCGATCTTGAACGTACCTTCCAGGTTCACCGTGCCGTTGAAGGTGTTGGTCTTTGTGGCGTCCCAGGTGTTGTCCTGCGCCAAATAAGCCACGCCCGTGGGCGCCGCGCCGGAGACGGCGCTGTCGACGTAGCTCTTCGTGGCAAACGTGCCGTCGCCGCCGATGGCGATGATGCTGGTGGCCGCGCCTTCGCTGTCGCCCTTGCCGTAATACAGCGTGTTGTTGACCTCGTTAAACGCCAGCTCGGCGTTAGCGAGGCTCGAAGGGGCGCCAGACGCGCCAGTGGTGCGGCGCTTGATGCGAAGCGTATTAGCCATGAGTGCACTCCGTTGTTACGTAAACCCTGCTCAAAATGTTGTTAAAACGCGCCCCCATCCGTGAGGCGGTCGAGTTTGGCGGGGCGCCACTGGTTTGTGTCCGGGTCGTACACAAGGGCGGCGCGATCAGTCGGTATTGTATCAGCTACGTCGGTTAACCCGACAAGCGTCTGCGAGGTCACGGCCAAGAGCGCCCAGTTATCAAGCACCGTGGCGTTCTGGCCCTGCAAAATGTATGTCTGGCCGAGATCTTCGCGAATCGCCACGTCGCCCATCTGTGCCGGAAGCGCCAGCATGGCCGCTTCTGAGCTGACGGTGAACGTCTCGGTGACGGCCAGGGCCGGGAGCTGCGCTGTATTCAGCCGGGCGTTCGAGTCCAGCGTCGCCACGCCGCCTGCTGCGCCCTTTTCGGGCTGCGTGACGGCGTTGACCTCGTTAATCAGGTCCTGAACCGTGGTGCGCTTGGTTTTGCGCCGGTTGAGCTCCGTGTCGACGATCGGAATGATGTCCGTCGGCGCCAGATTGCCCTTCGGGTCAAGGTCGGAGATCTTCTTGCGAACCATGGCGCAACCCGAGAATTTCTGGAGTTTTCACGTCTCAATGATATCAAACCAGGGCCCGATCGACCTGCGCCAGGACCATCGCGGGCGTAATCGTTCGGTGGCACTCGTGCTCCCGCGGCGTGCCCTGAAAAAGCGGGCAGGCGCGCTGAATGTTGGGAAACACGTTAAAGCAACCTGAGCAGGCGTACGGATTCTCGACCCGGTAGCAGGGAAACTCGTTCTGCGGCTTGGTGAAACCCGCGATCATGACTACTGGAATTACATGTGCCCAGGCCAGCCAGGCAAGTCCCGAGCTCAGGCCAATGAACAGGCGCGCTTCGCAGAGATGCTGCACCGCGGACTGAATGTCTGCGTCACCGCCGTGCTTCGTGACGCCGCGGAGCATCAGCGTGTGCTCGTAGGAAATATCGTGCACCTCGTAACCGCGCTGAACTAAGTTGTCCACGACCGCCTGCCAGCCATAGATATCTATGCCCAGATAGTCCCAACGCGCAATTTGCTTGGTGCTCTCCGGCGCGATCACGATCTTGTTGGGCTGGTAAGTCCCGCTTATGGGCCGCCGGAGAAGCGGCCGGGTGGGCGCCGCGCCAGGCGGAGCTTCCGGAAGCCCCATCGAGTCCCGGGCGGCGTAAAACATGCCGCGGGTCGTGTGCGTCAGGCTCTGCTTGCGATACCCCGCCAGGACGAGCTTATCGCACTCGAGCGGCTCGGCGCTCGCAGAGACAGCGTCCAGGATCTCGAACTCGGCGGCCTGGTCGAACAGTTCGGGCCAGAACGTGGTGACCCAGAGTTTCTTGGGCCGGTGGTGGCGCACAAAGTCCGGCAGGCACGAAGCCAGGCAGACTGTGTCGCCCAGGCAGAACGAGTCCAGGTGAAGCAAGACCTCCAACCCGGCGAGGTTCTGCGCGCCCGGTTGCCGTTCGATGTATTTGCGGCGCGGAATGTGAGAGTAGTTGCGCGGATGCACGGGAAACCCAGCGTTCTCAGCCTAGTCGTTCCAGTAGGCCACCCAACGCAGCCTCTAGCCGCGTGTCATGCATCTCTCGCGCCATTGCCGCCGCCCTTCGGATCGCCTTCAACTCCTCGTCTTCCAGCATCGGCTTGCGATACAGCGGAACAATGTCGTCCACGCCGTACCCATTCATCACGCACATTTCGATTGCAAGTTCGTTCCGCTTGAAGATTGCCGCATCGCCAAACGGGTAGCCAAAGGCAGGCGACCAGACCGCCCAAGCCACCGGCCGAGAACCACGCGATGCAGCGGACATCTCATCTACCTCGTTTGCCATGGTCGCTCCTGTGTTCGATGCCGCTGATCGCTGGCGTTACGCAGCCGTAGCGCCGTTGTCGTCTTTGTGTTTGCTGTTCTTCCGTTCCTGGCGCCGGAAGTGCGTGCGCGCCCGGTGGCAGTTCGCGCAGACCAGCTCGCACTTGGCGATCTCTTCCCAGACCTGCTTACGAGAATGATTCGTGCGTGTCAGGTCGGCGACGTTGGCGAGCTTTTCACCGGTGACGTGATCAAAGTCCATAACGTAGTGCGGATAGCACTGCTTGCAGTCGGCGCAGGGCGTGGCGCTCTTGTACTGCTGGATCTCTGTGCGGTTGCGCCGAGACTGGCTGCGCACCCGTTTAATTTGCTTGTGCTTGTTGTTCTGATACCAGCGCCGCCAGGTTGCGCGGCGTACGTCAGGGTCTTTTGCGGGCATCCTTGCCTCATGTGACCGGGAAACGATACCAATGCCGGAGGCGCGACTCGAACGCGCAAACTCTGCCTTATGAGGGCAGCGAGATACCGATTTCTCCACTCCGGGTCAGGCGGCGCGACTGGCCGCTCAGTCGTCATTATCGTCATCGCGGCGGCTTTTGAAGTAGTCAGCGATGATCTGCCGATCTTGCTCGTGAACGAGCTCCAGCACGCCGTCGCTGTTTCTTGTCGTTTCAATTCCTGCGTGCATCATTTTATCTACACGATCGTAATACTGGCGGTTCTTGTGCGTGCCGTGCGGCATGTGCCCCATCGAACAGGCCATGGTGAACCCGACGCGCGCCGGATGCGCTTTTGCGTGCTCAACATATTTCGCAAAACCGGGGCATTTGTTTAACCAGCGCTCGCTTTCGTGCCCGGGATAGCCGCACGTTTGCCACCCGGAATTATCTTTAAGCGCGCTCCCGATGGCGTGCCACATACAGGCATCGCCCGAGCCGGTCATCGCCAACTCGAAAAAACCGCCCAGCTTCGCGAGCCACTCACGCCGAACGCCCAGCGCAAATCCCGGATGCGCCTGCATTGGGTCACAGGCGAGTCTTCGAGACACGCGCACAGCCATCGCCTGGCGGTTGTACGACTCTGACCAGTAACACCAGTCCATTGGCTGCATCAGGTCGCAACGGTCCAGGACGCGCGACGCCCGGTCGAGCCAGTCGGCGCAGTTGAAACGCACATCGCTGTCGAGGTAGACCAGCTTCGTGTACTGGGCTGGAATGTGCGGCGTGACAAGATTGAACAGGTTTTCCTTGTGAAACATCCACGACTGCGCCCGGACGCGCATCGTAGGTTCCGGCATCACGCCGAGCTGATCGCCGTAGCACAGCTCGATGAGGTACAGCGGGATGTTCGCCTGGCGCAAGTCGTTGACGACGGCAAGGGCGTTCGCCAAAGGCGCCTTGTACTCGCAGGCGTTGAAGTAGCACAGCACCGCCGCGGTGTCTGTATGCGCTGGCGGAAAGTACCCGCGGAAATGCTCCACGAAATCGACGGGAATGGTCTCAGCCGCTCTGCCCATTAGATATCTTTCCTCATAACCGCGACTTAGCGCGCGCGCCACAACTCCAGGTTACTGTATTTCTGGAGCAGTTCCGGCCCGAGCACCTCCAGCGCGCGCCGGGGGACGGGCTGCACATGCGGCCGAATGGTGTGAAGCCCCGGAATCCGGTGAACGTTGACGTCGTCTTCTCGCGTGACCTGCTCGACGCGCATGACGTCGTGCGTAAACGGCTCTTCGCCCAGAAACGCGTAGATGCGCTCGAGCGTCGCCCGCGGTCGCTGCGTTAAGTCATCGAACTCGACGAACAACAAGCGGTCGTGATAGCCGCGCGCCAGCGCATCCTTCACGCGGTTATAGGCCAGGCCGACCGGCTGACTGGCGCCCGCCCAGATGTCGCAACGCCCCTCGACTGTCTGAGCCTTGAAGTACTCCGACTGCTCGAACGACCATTGCGTCTGGCCGGACGTCTTGCGCCACAAAAGTTCAAAGCTGGCGAATATCTCGGCCAGGTCTCGGACGGGCACGAGAATCTTGACCGGCACGCCCGTGGTGAACTCTGCCAGCTCGATCAGGCTCAGCCAGCCGCGGCCCTTGTCGATAACAGTGGTTTTGTCCGTCGTGTGATAAGCGTTCAGCGCCGCCGCCAGCACCCGCCGAAGCTGGTCGTAATCCACGCCCTCGGCCTGATGTTCCGTGAGCTTGTCCCACTGATTGCGGATGTTGAACAGAATGTCGTGGCACGCCGACGTTGCGGGCGACACGTAAAACTTCGGATTCTGCGCCAGAATGTTGCACAGCAGGGTCGAGCCCGCTCGGGGCAGACCCGAGATGAAATAATGCGTTTTCATAGCGGCCAAGATAGCGTAGCGCAGTATCTTGTCAAGAAAAACCCTGAACAAGAACCGGCCAGCGCCGGTG